TTAAAACTTCATTTTTAATTTAAAAGGATCTAGGTGAAGATCCTTTTTGATAATCTCATGACCAAAATCCCTTAACGTGAGTTTTCGTTCCACTGAGCGTCAGACCCCTATCACTGATGTCACATCGAAAAGTCTCTCAGGAGACACGCCAGTGAAAGACCAGCACACCAAAATCAAAGGCTATCGCGATCTGTCGGCCGGAGAGATCGCGCTAATGAACGAGGGCAAGGAGCTGTCGCAGAAAGTGGGCGAGTTTGTCGCGAAGCTGGGAGCCGCTGAGTTTGCCCAATCCAATCTCCAGGTGCCGGACAAGCGTTGGCTGGCCATCGGCAAAACCGACCTGCAGAAAGGCTTTATGGCCGTGATCCGCAGCATCGCGAAACCAACCACTTTTTAAGGGATTAAAGTGAAAATTACCATCTATGGAAAGGATAATTGTTCTTTCTGCAAACGTGCTGTTGAGCTTTCTAAGCAGTTGAAATCACAGGGACATGGCGATTATGAGTATATCGACATTGTTGCTTCTGGTATCGATGCAACAGCGCTGGGAGAGCTTGTAGGAAAGCCAGTGCGAACAGTCCCGCAAATCTTCGTCGACGGTGAGCCGATTGGCGGATACACTGAGTTGGCGGCTTTCACCTCAATCATCTAAACCAAAGAGGCTCGACAATATCGAGCCTCTTTCCGACTAATCCTCTTCTTTTTATTTATTCTGTAGCCACGGATATAAAAAGAGATTAATCACGAAAAATAGGCTCTCACTTCAGCACAATTGCTACAAGATTAAGTTAAAAAATAACGGTGTTTTTTTATTCACAGGGCATGAGATTACGACGTCTGGCGACAGAATCACAAGACGATCGTTTATCTTCTATCTAAAAATCTTGAAAATCACCCTCGATTAATATTGAATGAAGCTAAATAAATTTCAATACTCCTATTTAAATTACCAGAAATGCTCTCTAGCAATATATGGTCTTTAGCTCTTTCAGAATAATTAATAGATCTATTTAAAAAATCAGGAATCCATATTAAATTATTAATGTCAATTTTTCCGCCCCCCTCACGCATTATGGTTGCCGCAGCCAAAAAATTCATGCAATAAAGGCGGTATAGCAAGGCAGTTTGCGCATCATTACTCAACGCGCCTCCCGCTAGAGAAATCATATTAGAGAATGTTTTCAACATTACCCCTTCATCAGGGGCATTTGATATTGAGAAGCCAAAGTCTTTTTTAAAATTTTCTTTAGCTTTTTCCAAACCATTTTTTTTTCGCCAAAAACCAAACATACCCCCGCTCCATTCCAAAAAATAAAATCACAACATTTACCATAACATCTGTAATTAAAGTCTACTGTTGGCACAGAATTGCCTGTTGGGTTAGGTTTAGCTCTGTGCCATAGCTGTGTCATGTCAAATCTGAGCTAATACATTTAATTTAGGCTTCAGACAGAAGCTTTTCTTTACCTTTTCTCTGGAAAAAGTCATGAGTTTCTTTCATACGAGCCGCTTTCAACCGAAGAGCCTCTTCCAGTGTCAGAGGTTCTTTACGAGTTTTCTTTGGTTTTAAATTCAATGACATACCCTCTTCCTCCTGGTTCTAAATGAGTGTGGATCTTATCGATTCTGTCGCTAAATTCATGTCTTAACTTCATTAGCGTTCGCATGTAAAGCCGTGACAGAGCTGGCGAGTACGCCAAAAACGTATAACAATATGGCCTATGCCTATTGTAGTGGTAGATGATAGCACGGTCAATTATTGTACCAAGCTTGTTCGGGTCGTAAGACTTCGGTGGTTCGAACGAGGTGCCTTTTTTGATGTTGCTGACGAGGTCGAAGGCGATTTCGTAACATCCACCCATTTGATTCAGGAGTGTCGGCCGGACTCCAGTGAGAATGCCGTCCGGGATCTCTAAAAGAGAGTCATCATAATCAACAATTTCGTTGAAGTGTACTTCATATACTTCAGGTGGAGTACCTACGGTATACAACATGCGATGCCGACCGTCAGGCATTAAGGCCTGCAACTTGCTGAACATATGCATAATGATTGCTTATAAGTCTTATGAAACATGTGCAGGAAGGGATACCATTTCCGCAGAGAATCATTGCTTCGGAAGAAGCATGCGCTTGGTCTTGATAAATGGTAAACAAAAGGCTCCCATTGGGAGCCCTTTTCGTTTAGCTGATTGAATCAGACAGCAATCGGCTTAGTCACAACCTGCCCGTTCTGCTCAGCTTTCTTCTTAGCCTGCAGGAAACGCTGGATCATATCGTTCTTCTGAGCGCGGATTGCGTCGTAATTGATGTTCTTGTTCATTTTCTCAGTTACTCGTCCGTATAACATAGCAAGCCCCCTCAATGTGTACTATCAGGTTCTTGTCCTGTGCATACTTCCTAACCAGTCGGTTATAGACTCGGTTCAGTTCTGCTGAGTATGCTTCAAATGTCAAAACTTGGATGCGTTCAGTTTCGGATATTCGAAGAATAATGTCAATTAGTGTTCTGTAAAGGTACTGCATCTCCGAAGGGTTCAGATCTGGCGCACCAGGTGGTTTCTCAAACATTGAATCACAAGCTTCATTGCTTTCGGCCTCGATGTTGTAAAAACTCACTACACTTATCGATAGTGTAGCAAGTTCTGCGCCAAAAAGTTGATTCAAGGTGCCATTTTCAGATTGGTCTTCGGCACAGAAAACTAACCTGAATGTAATCTGCCTGGTTTCATCGCCTGAAAAAGTGAAGCAAACATCCGTATACTTAAAAACCTCAAAACCTTGCAATTCATCGTGCAAGATTTCGTGAAAATGCTTCATATCTTTCTCTCTAAGATTAAGACTAATTGCCGAGAGGGTGGAAAAGTTGTAGTCATTCTACAGCAAAATTAAAGGGATGGGAGTAGTTCCGCACAGTTTTGCAAATCAATAAAGATATACGCAAAAAAATCTAGTTTCCATTAAAACGCCCTTTTGTGATTCCATACTATATAAGTATGGAATCACAGTGAAAAAGAGGGTACATTGCCGTTGACCGATACAGTTAAATACAGTTAAATACTGTTTATTCATACAGCATTACGGAGGCGCAAGTGTATAATTCTTTTGATATTGACCGTGCATCAGAAAATTGCTCCGCCGAAACTGTTGAGTATTTGAAACAATGCCAGACGTTGACCGGGAAACAGATTGTCTCACTCAGAGGCGATTCGTCGTTCGATGAGGCATTTATGCTTTTTACACGGCTGTCGTTGCTGGTAACTCGCCGCCGCCCGGAGCTTGGCGTTCACTGCATACTGATCCACGCTATGCCGGTGATTGGCGAAATGAAAGTTGAAGACATGAACCGCCTTGCAATCAATCGTCTGATCAACGCACTCGTTCTGGATGGTAAGCTAGTCCAGAGCCGCCGTGTATTTTCTGTTATTAAACAGTTTCTTGGTTGGTGTGAGTTCCAGGGCATTATCGAGTCGTCGCCACTCGCCACGATGTCTCTAAACAAAGTGGCTGGCGGAGCAAAACCAAAACCGCGGGAACGAGTGCTTACCGACGATGAGCTGGAGAAGTTTTGGCATATGTGGGATTTTGCTGAAGTGTCAGAAAGTACGCGCTGGGCGGCTCGCTTTATTCTTTGCTCAGCCAGAAGACCTGATGAAGTCCTCCGGGCCAGGCGAGACGAGTTCGACCTTCATAGAGATGTATGGAATCAAGGTGAGCGCAACAAATCTGGCCGCGATCACTCTCTTCCTATCAGTCCAATAATGAGGATCTGCATCGACAAAATGATAGACGCCGCTGGTGACAGTGAGTGGCTCGTACCGTCCCCAAAGACTGCCGCGAAGCCAGCGTCAAAGGTGATGGTCGCACAAGCCTCGCGACGGATAATGGCGAAAAAATATCTATCAGACGCTCTACCGGAACCGTTTGAAATCAGGGATTTAAGAAGGACAGCAAGAAGCTCGCTGTCCAGACTTAACGTAGATCAGGATGTGGCCCGTAAGATAATGAACCACAGCCTTGAGGGGATAGATCGCGTCTACAACCGACACGACTATATGGATAGGATGATCGAGGCAATGTTAGCTTACTCTGATTTTTTGATGGAAAAATGTAAAATCAATCAGTAATGCCTAGTTTTTTCTTCATCTCATCATTCTCTTGCTTCAGTTTTTGGATGAATTGGTAAACCTCTGGCTGACGTTCAGCAAGGTACATCATCATAAACTCGTCAGGTGGTGCGCCAACCGATTTAGCAAAAGGAATGACCTTATCGATAGAAAGATGAGCGCGGCCAGATTTGATAAGAGAGATGTTATTGGCATTTTCAAAACCAATCTCTTTGGCCACCTGGACTTGTGTCTTGCCACAGGTCAGCATAGCTGCGGTCATAAATGGACGATAACGACCTTTTGACTCTTGCATGAAATTCACTCCGCCTTGTATTTAAATTATATATTAGTATTTACATACTTACCGTGAACAGTAAGTAATTACATATTTATGTATTGCTCAAGACTAAACCACCAGATGAAAAATGTAAATACAAGCCGTAATTTTTGGTACTTAGCTGCTTTCCTACACTACAAAACCTAACATGTCAATAGGCTAACAACGTAGTTTTTGTGCAAAATTGTTGTAATTCTAAGGAAATAATAGTAATTTTGATCCGCGTCAAAATTAGGACACATTAGTAAACAATAACCTATTAGATGGTATCAATATGAATACAGTTTTGAATTGGATGTACTCGGCATGTGAACAATCTGCAACCACTGTAACAGATCAGATTGGTGCAGACTTGATTTGCGAGCTGGGTGCTGAAGACCATCAAATTTCGGGGATGAATGATGTTTTTTTTCATATTAATCACTTGCATAAGGAGTTTATTTTAATGCAAAGCATGTCATGTTTCATCCTCATTTGTTCCCGAATTAAGTAAGATTTCGCCCCTTCTTTTTTGTCTTTTTATTTACATTGATTATGTTTATTATGCCCATAAAAGTAAGTAACCATTTATGGGCTAGGTATGGAAAAAACATCTGTTAAAGACGTCATTAAGTTCCGCGAGGCAATAAAGAACATTGTATCAATGCTGGTCGACCGAGACATCCCTGTCATCGAGCGAGGCGCCAAAGCGTATGTCGAGTACAACGTCAAAGGCGAACCAGTTCTAATCTGCATACCATCCATTCCCGATGACGCCAGCGATAAATTTCTCATGGCAATACGTGGATTTATCGACCATGAGGTTGCACACGTGCTGTTTACCGATGGCGTCGTTGGGAAGGGTTATGTATGGAATGCTGTAGAAGACACCTTCATCGAACGCAAAATGGGCGAGATGTTTAAAGGCTCAAAAGCGAACCTTCTTAACACTCAGCGCCATGTCATCGACACGGTATTCACCCCTAAAGAAAGCGAAGCGATCGCCGACAAATCAGGCGATCCTACGCGCATGTTTCTTGAGTTTTACCTTGTTCCAGTGCTTCGTGCGTGGAGTGGCCAGTTGCCGTTTTCTGACTATATGGCCGACCGCTGGGAGCACGTCAAAGAGCCTGTTTCTCTCTTGCTGAAACACGGCGTTGATAAAATGATACCCAATATCCAGTCCACCAACGACAGCTTGGCCGTGGCCGCTAAAATCGTTCAGCTGCTGGTCGATAAGCCAATGGAGGATAAGAGCGACCCGTCAGAAAGCGAAGAAACCCCACCTGAAAAGAAAAAACCTGACAGCTCGACGCCGACTCCAGAGCCAAGCGAAGACGAATGTGACGGTGAAGACGATGCCCCGAGGCCTGATGACGGAGAGTGTGAGCCGAGTGAAGACGATAAAGCTGAAGGTGGTGATGGCGAGTCTGAGAGCGACGGCGAGTCGGAAGACGACGAATCGGAGAGCGGCGGTGGCGGTGGGTCGACTGGAACCGGTGATATACCAAAGCCATCCAAAGAAGATTTAGACCGTCTGGGGTCGATGGAGCTGCCTGAAGGCTCCGATGACATGTCAATGGAAGGCGCGATGAAAAGCGTAATAGCCAGTGAGTCCGAGTTTTTGACCGGTTATCGCCCGTATGAAAGAACCTATGATTTCATGGGTAAAATGGAAGATGCTTTCGGTTTTTTCGAAAACATAATATCCAGTGGCGTGAAAGAGTTCGATATGTACGGCTACCCAGGCAATTATCGCGTTTTACCTGCGCACGAATCGATGTTTGAGAAACATATAAAGCCTTTGATAGCCGGCGATATTGTCGCGACGCTGGCTAAGGATCTTGAGCGAGCGATAGCCAGTCAGAACCGTACTCAGTTTATCCCTGGGCAGAGGAAAGGCAGACTACATGGGCCGAGTCTTCATCGCCTCACACTTAACGATGACCGGGTTTTCCGTAAAAAGGACATTCGCCGCGCGGTTAACTCGTGTGTCCAGATTGTGATTGATATGTCAGGCTCAATGAATGGCACAAAGATAAAAACAGCGTGCGCTGCCGCTTACACACTAGCTGACGCTCTGTCACGTATCAACGTTAAGACAATGATTACAGGCTTCACCACTTCCACACGACCAGTTCCAGGCAAAGGAGAGTTTAACCGCTCCGAGGCTCTTTTCCTGCCGATTATCAAGACGTGGGAAGCACCAGTGTCAGGTAAGCAAACCATGATTAATATGGGCGCAACCGCCAAAACAATGGTTCTGGCCGAGAATATCGATGGTGAAAGTATTTTAGCCTTATTGCAGCACTTCTCTGGCCGTCAGGAGGATCGGAAAATCATGCTCGTACTCAGTGACGGAATGCCACAAGCACAGGGTCGCGGATTGTCTGAGCACCTGAAGCAAGTTACCAAGCAGATAGAGGAAGAGTCGGATATTCACCTAATGGGGATAGGCATAATGACGTCTGCGCCACGCCACTACTATCGTGACAACATCTGCCTGAGCAGTGTAGGTGAGCTGTCTGAGACGCTGATTAAGCAAATGCAACGCCTGCTTTCGTAGCATTTCTTTGGTCAAAAAAGATAAGTAAATACTTATTTCATTGCCTATTACATATAAGTATTATTAGCACACCAAAACAATTCAAAAGGAAAACACATGACGGTCAAATCGCAAAACCAAGAGTCAGCGCCAGACTCGCCGGATGAAAAGCCAATTTTGTGCAAGTGGTGTGAGGGTGACACGCATCATGTAGGCTCTCACTTCATTCGTAAGAAGTGCAGCGCCATTCCGACTGAGCATAAGGGGAAAACACCGGAAGAGCTGATCCGCGCTTATGTGGCGCAGTTCCCCGAAGCCCCAACGATGTCAGCTGCCGCAGCTAAAAAACTGAAAGAGAAAGAGGCAGAGAAGAAGAGTGTAAAAGAAGCGGCGGTTGTGGGTTATGCCGGTTTCGAGGATTACATGGTCGAAAAGGTAGCTGTGCATGAGGTTATGGGTCTTGACCCGGAACTGCTTGTGTCAGCGTCTGGCGAACCTCTTCGCATTACCGTCAACATCAACAAGCCATTCCCGGAGTTCGTGCCAAAGGCGAAACCAGACTATGTATTCGGTGACATCGATCTGCTGAAAGATGTCCTGATGATGATCGAAATGGGTATGCCTGGCTATTTATGGGGTCACGCTGGAACCGGTAAGAGTACGCTTCCAACTCAGATTTGCGCACGTCTGAATCGCCCCATCATTCGCTCCCAGCACACCGCCTCGACTGAAGAGTCGCATATTTGCGGTCAGATTCTGGTTAAGAACGGGGCGACTTACTTCGAGCCGGGATTACTGGCAAGTGCTATGCGTAACGGCTGGGTATATCTGGCTGATGAGTACGACTTTGCCTATCCGCAAATCCTCGGCGTGTACCAGCCAGTGCTGGAAGGTGAGCCACTGATCATCAAAGAAGCGACACCGGAATGGCGTTACGTTGAGCCTCACAAACGATTCGCCTTTATCGGAACTGGTAACACTAACGGCTCTGGTGACGAGACTGGTCTGTATCAAGGCACCAACATTCAGAATGCGGCGAACTTCTCACGCTTCGGCATCGTCTCCCATGTTAAGTACATGAGCGTAGAGCAGGAGCGGTTGATGCTGGAGCAGATGGGCCTACCAAAAGCTCACGCGACTATGCTTGTCGATTTTGCCACTCGTATTCGTAACGGCTATGAAGCGGGGAGTATTAGCCAGCCAATCGGACCTCGTGAACTGCGCAATGCAGCGATGCTCGGCATGGCTCATCACAACTTCAGGAAAGGCGTTACCAAGTCATTCATTAACAAACTGCCATCCACCAGCGCTCTCGCGGCGACAGAAATGGCTCAGCGTGTATTCGGTGATGGATAAAGGTTGTTTTGGTTCGGCGCTAACAGCGTCAGAAAAAAGCGAGGTCTGCGCCCGTTGTGGTGACAGGCCTCGCTGTCATGATGAAGCTCGTAAAAACATTGAGTCCATGTTTGGAAAGTTCGCTGGTTTCCCGGTCGACAGCATCAAAAATAAAAAGAAAACAAAGAAGGAAAGCACATGAAAGCATTAATGGTACGCACTGACTTTTCCCTCGGGGAGTCGGCGTTAAAAGCCGGTCGTGTCGTGCAAGTGGCAAAAGAGCTAGGTTACTCAGCCGTCATTAGCGCTGACACAATGAACCTGGCATCAATCATCCCGCTGCAGCAATCAGCCGGCGACGACATGGCCGTCGTCTGCGGCGTTCGTCTTATCGTTAGTGATAACCCATTCCATGAAGGACTGGTGAAAAAAGCAAAAGAGTCAGGTGAGGAAGTACCCGTTTACAAAATGGGTCGCCAGTACAGCTTTACTGCGCTGATCAAAAACAACGAAGGGTATAAAGACCTTTGCGAGCTGATGACGCTGGGCAACCGCCGCGAGCAGTTTTACTTTATACCGCGGATCTCACTGAGGCAGCTGGTTGAGACATATGCCAAAGGTAACATCTTACTTCTGACTTCTGACCGTGACAGCATCTTCCACCGGCCTGATTTCGTCAGTATTTTATCCGCCCTACTTTCTGCGGGTGGTCGCGACAACTTCTATAGCGTCGTGTACCCCATTTCCACGCCTTTGTATGATCAGCTGAACAAGAAGGCAATGAGCGTCGCCCAGGCTCTTAAAATCGCTCCTGTGGCGTTCTATCCTGCATATTACGAAAAGGAAGAGGATGCTGACCTGCGCGACATTGCGCACATGGTTATCAATAACATCAAAACAGATCAGCCTTATCGCTTCCATATCCCTCACCAACGCGATAACTCAATTCAGGACCGCAAGCATTTGCTGGTTCGTCTGATGGAGTTCGCCAAGCGCATGAACGTCGAGGGCGTCAGTTCCGCCATGGTTAACGACACTCAGGATGAGATCATCTCGGCGTGCAGCTGGCGATGGCATGAAATGCCGGTGAGTCTTCCAGTAATGGCAGAAGACGAAGGCGAACAGCTAACTCGCATGGCAGCTGAAGGCCTGAAACGACGCTTAACGACGCTTGAGTTTGGATGGAAGCCACCGACCGAACAGTACCCAATGTATATCAACCGTCTCCGCTATGAGTTATCTGTGCTGAAGCGCCTGGGTTTCTGCGGTTACTTCCTGATGGTGGAGAACTTACTTACGTGGGCGCGAGAAGAAGATATTCCCGTTGGCCCTGGTCGTGGCTCATCTGCAGGCTCATTGGTTGCGTGGGCTATTGGGATCACCAATATTGACCCTCTACGTCATGGATTGCTGTTTGAGCGTTTCATCAACCCGGAGCGTCTCGACTTACCCGATGCGGATCTGGACTTCAGCCAGGCTCTGCGCCAGCGTGTTCTTGAATATCTTGAAGAGCATTACGGTGAAGACTATGTCGCCGGCATTCCAAACTTCTCATATCTGGGCATGGCTTCGGCACTGCGTGACACGGCGCGAATTTATGGCGTGTCGTCTGAAGATATGGCCGTATCAAAGCAGCTGAAGCCATTCGATGACGAGGGCTTATCTCTCGAAGAAACACGCGAGCAGTTGGGGGCGCTGGACAAATACGCCAAAGCCAATCCAGAAGCGTTCGAGGCGGCTTGTAAACTCCAGTCACTGATGCGCAGCTACAGCAAACACGCTGCAGGGGTAATTGTGTCTGGCGTTCCGTTAACAGAACGTACACCAGTGGAATTACGCAACGGTGTGCGCTGTATCGCGTTTGACAAGCGTTTCTGTGAATCCATGGGGCTTATCAAACTGGACGTGTTAGGGCTGGCTACTCTCGATTTGCTGGCGCTGGCTAAGCGCTACATCAAAGAGAACGAGGGTATAGACGTCAACCTCGATGCGATCCCACTGGACGACAAGCGCGTACTCGACGGCATGGCGCTGGGCGAAACAACCGGCGTATTTCAGTTCGAGTCTGGCGGCATGAGAAACCTGCTTAAAAATTTGGGAAGCGGCATAAAGCCAATGTCGTTTGAGATGGCCGTTGCCACGACAGCGCTCTACCGACCTGGCCCGATGCAGTCAGGCATGATGGATACCTACGTCAGTGTTGCGCGTGGTTACGAAGATGCCTCATCGCTTCACCCAAGTCTTGACGATCTGACAAGAGAAACAAACGGCGTATTGGTCTATCAGGAACAGATCATGAAGGCATCGCAGATTCTGGCTGGATTCTCACTTGCCGAGGCTGACATGGTCAGGAAAGCGATCGGTAAAAAAGACATCGAGAAGATGAAAAAGATCGGTGCTGACTTCTCAGAACGTGCGCAGCTGGGTTGGCTGGAGGTTCAAACTGATGATGGCCAGACTGTCATTGTTCACCGCGCAGCGCTTCACCAATGCACTGACGGCAAAAAGCGAACTGCCATCCAGGCGATGGAAGACGATGCCGACATTATTGAATTTGACACCTCAAAATAATAAGTAACATGTGAAAACAAGTTGTTTTCTAAACACGTAAACAGCTTGTTTTTCTAACAAAGGAAAACACATGAAGATCACTAAAATCGTTTCAGAGCGCCCAGGACTCGGTGAGCTGAAAGCTAAAGAAGTATGGGACGCCTTCGAGAAGTTCGGATCGTATGGTTTTAACAAATCCCACGCAGTGGCGTACACCGCGATCAGCTATCAGTCGATGTATCTGAAGACACATCACCCAGCGGCGTTCTTTGCGGCCGCATTGACCATTCAAGACGATGAGAAGCATCGCGCAGTGGTTAAAGATGCGCTGGCGCGTGGGGTCATCGTCATGCCGCCCGACATTAACATCTCAACTGAGCGTATCGAGATAAAGGAGCTGTCAGACGGCCGTACTGCTCTTTACGCCCCCTTCTCCGCTGTTAAAGGTTGTTCTGAGAAAGGCTGTTTCGCCATCGTTCGTGCTCGCGAACGTGTCGGCGGAGCTTTCGAGTCCAGAGCGCAATTCAAAGAGGCGATCGAAGCTAGGCTGTGCAATATCCGTGTACAGGAAGCGCTGGACGCCGTTGGCGCATTTGCCAGTATTGAACCGGGGAGCGAGCCAGCGCTGGCTGAGTCACGACGCAAGACTCAATCTGAGCTGATGGGTAGTCTTATTATCGACGCTGTGAAAATTGACCGTCCGTTCGAGATGAACCCGAAGCGCCAGGCGGAAGTTTCTATGCTGATGGAAGAGCTTCGCAGAGAGGTTGGTATAGGTGAAGATCTAGTGACTCCGCACATCGGCGTCTCTCCTAAATTGATGATTATCCTCGATACGGCCAATGGCAACGATATCAGGACGGGGATCTTCATGGAGAACGGCTACGACGACCTGAAGGCCAAGATGCTTGTTAACGGTGATCTGCGTATGAGCGAGGTGTATGTCACCGGCGTCATCAAGCAGGACAAAAAGCTACCGCTGTCCCGCGATGCAGAAAACACCTATATCGAGTTCATGAAGAAAGAGTTGGAGCTGATCAAGCCAACCTACGTCCTGACGTGTGGCCGAATCTCGTCAGCGCTTTTTAACGACAAAACGAAACCGACGGATCTGGTCGGGCGTAAAGAGTATTTCTCAGCAATGGATTTGACCGTCTTCTACGGGTTTAATCCGGGCATTCTTCACTTCCGCCCAGAGGAAGGTGAAAAGCTGGAGCTGATTATGGAAGACATCAAAGAGGCATTAGCATGACAGAAGTTACCGTGTCACAAGAGTTTATCGACAAGGCCAGCGTTGCTGTAAACAAATCTGCTTTCTGGGAGATAGCCGATAGCCCTGTCACTGTTCGCCTCGCGATGAAAGTTGCCGTTCTTGGCGGCGAACGCGCGAATAAGGCGGCACGTAGTTGCGCCAGAGTGATGTTGAAACGGGTAAATAACTCCGAGGTGCGCGGGCGTCTAGTCAAACTGGCAAAAGCAACGGATGTCGAGAAGGAACTGACTGAGTTCGAAGCATTCAGGGATTCTCTAATCATGAAGGTGGCCAGAGAGTTTATGGAAGTCGAAAAGTCCAGCAGCGTGAGCGACTATCGCGAGCGTAGAGCACAGCGTATAGCGATTACTGGTCGGACTGTCGGCAAAAAAACACTGATCGGCGCACTCCTTCAGTAACAAAATACATTAGCTCAGTTCTGAGTTAACTCACCTATGGCACAGAGTAAAGTCTAACAGACGACTCTGTGCCAGAAGTCAATACTGTTACATCAGAATGTTTTAAAAAACAGATATTAGTAGCACACATGAATCAATTCCCTATAGCCAAGATATAAAGCCAGATATGTTTTTCAAGGCTAATCTTCTAAGCAAGCTGCGGCCAGGCCATCCAACACTTGCATATCAATGTTGCTGATAAACACAACAATCATCTCTCTAAGCGCCTGAATATCATTAATATTAACACTGACAGCATTTCCCTTTTTGTCCTTCCCATTTCGATGAACAATATCATTTCTAGTACCAACTGCCTTGCAAAGTTTTCCAAATATGTTTATATCAAACTCTACGAGTAATACATTACGGAATATTTCCTTAGCTTTACCCAAATTGTGGAATGCAATGCCATCTAGAGTATCACGAACCCGGTTTTCTAATTTACGAAGCTGAACGTGAATCTGACTAAGTGGAAATTTCATTTCACTATATTCTTCGTAGCTCGCAACAAAACGCTCCTTCAAAGCAGGTCGCGTCATGATTTCACGTTTAATAATGTCACCAATATAGGTTTCCATTGAGGTAATCATGCTGGCATAGCACATCCTCAGGAGAGTTGGATTTGATAGATCTACCCCTGCCAACAGTTCCAACTCTGCAAGCGATTCGCGACAAGCTTTACAAGGTGAAGTTTCAGATAAGGCTATTTCAGCAAGATCCGTAAAATCATCTAGATAACCTGCACGAACAAGCTCTGTCAGGTTAAGCTCGCAAACGGCATCATCCTGCACCGTCATTAGCAGCGCCAGAGAAAAGAAATCAGGGTTTGACGCCGGGAAATTAAAGTCAGCACTTAAATAGTTATCTGAATAAATCATCGGCGTACTTAGCATTGCATTAAGTAATGCTGGGGCGCTGTCGCATATAACCCATTTAGGGGCGCCATTAGAAAAAGCCAAATCGCCCTGTCGTCTCACATATTCCTTTCGCGCCACCGGCAATAATTCAAGCCATTCGTCAAGCGATGTACCCCGAATGGCTTGAATTATATGATTCTGGGTATCAATTATTTCAAGATACATGGAAGCACTACGGCCATCAGAAAGATTATCGTGTAATGCGCCGAGTCCTCTCTCAAGCTCATCGATAAAGTTTTCAAGACTGGTTTCAAAATCCTGCTCCAACGTCTGACGGCTAAAGCCGCTCAGTTCCAAGCGTTTTCGTATTGATTTTGCGTTAGTCCTGTATCCTATAAAACAGCTCACCTCATCCGAATCCTCTTCAGACGCTGTTTCAGTGACGTCTCTAACCCGCTCAGAGTTTTTGAAGTACCAATAATGACAGCCATGATGAGTAAATTCGTCAATCACAAACCCGTCAATTTTTATTTCAGCCCAAGATGACAAGCACCAACTCCTTATATTAAACAACTATATATAGCCGTAAGTGACACGAGTATGAGTTTTAAAGCAGGCAATCAGATATACCTAACATTTATAGACGGCTACTAATCTCCTTGTGATAAGTATTGATGCAGTTCTTCGAGTGTATCAAAGGAGGCAACAATCACCTGTTCTTCATCTGGTCGTTGCGAGTCTCTTATCAGTTCAAAAGGCGGATTGGTGGAGTACCTAAAGATAGGCTGCTCACGAGTTTTCACCCAATTACGTTGCTCCTTCTCTGCCAACTCGCACGCCTCATCATGATTTTCCGCAACACCGAGTAAAGAAGGACGATCCCAGGAACCACCATTCAAACACAAAACCATGATAGAACCATCCTCCTGAATCAACCCATAAGGGTGATCCCACCACTCATCAAGCTGTTTCTTTGAGCGATTTCCGTTGGGAGTGTTATGGAAATTAACAGGCAATTTTGGGTCGAGAGGGATTCTATTAGCCATCGTACCGTCCTTAAGCGACTGTAATGTTGGATTATTGTACACCCTATATCAAACATCTACAGATAACCATATTTGCATCAACACCCTGCTTTTTCGTGCTATTATCAAATACCAAATGATAAGTAATGGTTTACTATGAATTTATTTGTAATTCTAGCACTTCTCCTGTACCTAATCGCCGGAATTGGTTTTGCTAAAATGTGGTCTGAAGCAGCGAATAGCGACGAGGTGGAAATGAAGATTACCTGCTGCATCTTCTGGCCGGTCGGGCTGTTCATTAGTGCGTTTTGGAGCTGGTAATGGATAAGGCAATCATCAAAGAAGTGATGGCCGACATCAGGCTTGATACGAACGATCTCGATACCGTCTGGCGTCGTCAACCTGAACTTGTTGCCATTTATGGATTCAAGCAAGCTGAGGCTGAAAGCGACGCCAATACTGCAAAGCGTGATTTGGAATCAGTCGAGGCGCGACTCTATTCGACGACGCGAGCAGGTCTTAGTTTTGACGGCGTTCGTCTCAGTGAATCGACCATTGAATCCAAGGTTAAGTCGAATCCTGCGTATCTTGCAGCCCGTCAAAAACACGACGATGCGAAGTACAAAGCAGATTTTTACAAGCACGTTGTAAACGCCCTCGGCCATCGTCGAGACATGATTGTCCAGGCCTCAAAAAAGGCAATTTCAGAGTACGAGAAAACAGGCGTCGATCGGTTTCACGCCCCTAAAAATGTATCTTGATAATAAGTGATTGCTTATCTATCATAACCAAAAATTAATAAAGCTATTAACAACAAAGGAAATCACATGTCCGCCTTAATGAAGCTCCTGAAGAAAAGCCAAGACGTTGCGAAAAGTGCTCGCAACAACCGCGGCAGCGATCTGCAAAAGATGCAGACAGGCGAAAACTACGTGCGCATCATCCTGAACAAAGATGACCCGGAAAACGCGCCATTCTCCCATAAATACGGTATCCACTACGCCAAGACCAAAGGCGAAGACGGAAAGGACGTGTACAGCGCACACCTGTGCTTCCAGCATACTCACGACAAGCCGTGTGAAATGTGTGAAATGGTCATGGAAGCCAAAGCGAAGTACAAAGGCAACAAAGCCATGGAGAAAGTCATCGACGACATGCGCGCCTCTCCGCGTATGGCTGTTGTCGGCATGTACTCCCAGAAAGAAGACTTCAGCGACACTGAAAAAACGTCTCTTATCGACATGCCTATTTCCGTCTTTGATGACCTGATGGATGCCATCATGCAGGACATGAACGACGAAATTGGTGAGCCGCTTGATCGCGAGAAAGGTTACGCATATCAGATCCTGCGAACTGGTTCCGGTATGGATACTGATTACAAAGTTAAGCCAATGCGTAAAAACAAAATGGCGGTTCCGTCTAAGTTCTGGGACAACCAGCCTTCACTGGAAAACTTCGCCAATCAGTCCGATCCGACAAAACTGATGGCGACCTCGAAAATGATCGCTCGTGCAACCGGTGTAGCTCTGCCAGCTTCCATGGGGTCTACTGCGGGTGCTCTGCCAGCAGCAGCTGGTACAGCCGCACTTCTCCCAGGCATGGGAAGTGCGTCGATTACCGGCGTGGATGACTCAACCCCAGAGGCTTCACTGTTGGATAAGGAAGTGGAGTACGCGAAAGACGCGGTATTCGAGCCAACCGCTGAAGAGAAAGCAGTTACCCCAGCGGCTGAAGAACCAGCAGCCATCCCGCCAGCAGACGAAGACCTGGACGACATCTACGCGCAGCTTTCCGCGCTCGCTATGTAACCCAGCCGTTGATTCAAGAGGCGTCTTCGGACGCCTTATTTATTCGTGGAGAATAATGCCGTGAACATCTTAATAATCGACGGAAACAGCCTCGGTTACTACCACCAGCAGCAGCCTAAAAAGCTGCATAGCGGTGACATGGAGACTCAAGCAGTCTTCGGTTTCATTACCAACATGCGTCGCTATGCGTCCCTGTTAAAAGCACGTCCAGTCGTGCTGTGGGACGGGTTTAGCGATGCACGTCGCAGCTACTACCCGGAATATAAAGCGAATCGCGACGACAACCCAGAGATGACGAAAATGAAAGAAGGCTTCGCCACTCAGAAGCCATTCATCAAAAAAGCGATCACTTCGCTGGGTGTCGACCAAATTACAGCGTTAGATGGTGAGGCTGATGATTTGGCCGGCATTCTGAAAAAGCGCTATATGGCAAATAAAGAGGTTGAGCACGTTTACCTGCTAACAGCTGACTCTGACTGGATTCAGCTTGTTGACGAAAAGGTTACGTGGGTCAGTCTGCGGGAAGATGCGAAGCACAAGCGTATCACCATTGAAGCGTTCTCAGAGCTTACCGGCTACCCACACCAGCGCGGCTTTTTGGAAGGTAAAGCGCTGCAGGGCGATAAGTCAGACAACATTCAGCAAGTCGGTGGCATTGGCGAGAAAGGCGCGATGGATCTGATTAATGAGTATGGCTCGATGGTCACGCTCGTTAAGGGCATTTGCGATGGCTCTATCGTCATAGACAAGGGGCGTAACAAGACGGCAGTTAACAACCTGGCCAAGAATGCGTTCAATGAAAAAACCGGTTGTCGGATGCTTGAGGCGTTCATGCGGAATATCAAACTGATGGACCTGATTGACACGAAGTTCCCGCCTCAGAAGCTGGAAGTAATCCGCGGCGAGCAAAGTCTGGAAACCTTTAAGCAGATCTGTATGCAATTGAGCTTCCAGTCAATCACTGGCGACCTTGAGGTATTCATCGTGCCGTTCGTTAAGCGCTGTGGTCTGGTGCCTGAATGATTACGTCAATCGTTAACGGGAAATCGACCACCCCGACCGCACTGGCGAAGGAACTGGTGTTCACGTATGGCGAGTACGCCTTATCTGATTTTAAAGCCTGCATCTCCGGCCACAAAATCGCACTGACCGCTCGTGAAGTGGACATCGTGAAAAACCACGTTGTCACCATTATCGAGCGTTCGGCCAAGATGATGAATTGTGACACCGTCACTTTTAATCGCGAACTGGCCGAAAAAGAAATTGGCTTAACCAAATAATAAACAAAGGAAAACACATGAAAAAGTCACCACTAACAGCAGCACTGATTAAAAGCATCGGCGGAAATGATGAAATTCAAAAGGTTGAGCAATGGCTAGACACTGGATACCCGCCACTGAATGAGGCGGTTTCTGGTGATTTGGAAGGAGGTCTTCCATGCGGTCGCATCGTAGAAATCTTCGGGCCTCCTTCGGCGGGAAAAACCTTTTTGGCTACTCGTGCAATGGTCGCGGCACAAAAGAAAGGCGGTCTCGCTGTGTTTCTTGATCACGAGAACAGTTTCGACGTTGGCCTGGCTGAAATTAACGGTCTGCAATCTGACGATGGTTGGGTTTATAAACAGCCAGATACCTTTGAGGATGCAATTGAGATAACTGGACGAATTTTGTCGACCGTTCGCAATAATAGCCTTGTCCCCGAAGACGCGCCTATCGTCATTGTTTATGACTCGCTGGCATCCATGGTTCCGCGCCAGAAGTTCGAGAAGTTCGAGAAGATGGCTGACGGCACAGCTAAGGATAAAGACGAGCTGAACATGAACGACAACACGGCGCTGGCGCGTGCTACTTCTGCGAATCTGCCGACGTTGGCTAAGTGGGCGCAGAAGTACAACGCCTGCCTTATCTTCCTGAACCAAGTCAGGACAAAAATGGGCGTTATGTTTGGTGATCCGACGACTTCGCCAGGCGGCGATTCTCCAAAGTTCTACGCTTCCGTCCGCATTAAGTTAGGAGGTGGCCAGCTGAAGGAAGGATCTGAACGCGTCGGCCAGCTGGTCAAGGCAGAGTGCGTCAAGAACAAGGTAGCGCCACCGTTCCAGAAATGCGAGTGGAACTTCTACTTTGACCCTGCGCGTGGTCTGGATGTCATTGAGTCGCTCGTAGAGTACATGCTCGACAAGGGCTACATTCCGAAGACGTCAACCGGGCGCATTGAGATTGGCGATAAGAAGTACACCAAGTCGCAGATTGTCGATATGTACCGCGAGAAGGATTTAGCCGAAATAGTGAAGGCCATTAAGTCTATCCAAAACAAGACTAAAAACGTTAGCTCAGAATAAGAGGCCGTTTAATAAAGACGGTGGGTAAATAATTTACCCACCGTCAATAATAATTAACAGAGTGAATTAAAACCTTTATCCATTTGTTCAAAGTAAAGATTTATCTCATTAATCGTGTATTTAAGAAAGCCCTCACTCAAAGAAACCTCATTAAAACAATTTAAGGTCACACCAGAATCCTTGGGCAATAAATAATTTACAGAATCCCATGACCTTTGTTGTTTTCGTTCTAAGACCATACCTTTTTGAAGTTCACTTACAACATGGGCAAACTCCCCATTATTGTGAGCAAGAGAGTTCCTCAAACCAGAAAGGTGATATATATCACCCTGTAAAAACTCAAACCCTCTGAACAAAAAGGCATCATTTATTTTTTTTAAAATCGCATCTCTGTCGGCAGCGGCATAACCTGAAATACTGATTAAATCAGGGAGGAGTTTATTTATATGATGCTCAAACAACCCGTAAATAGTAAGAAAAACTGATCTTCTATTTAAATTGGAAATCAGATGCTTATACTCCAACACTACCTCATCCTCAAAGACGCTACTACAAGGCCCATACGAGTAAACTTCTGTTTTAGTACAATAAACCTGCCCATCTTCATCTTCTACTTCATCTTCATATTCTGAAATCTCTAAGGCGCCAGGCAATTCGGCCTTTTCGATTAAGTCAGCTATGTTATTTTCAGCTTGTTCAGCTAACTCTTCCATAATCCGCAATGCTGAGCGCAACTCGGACAGTAAGATCATAAGTCTAAAACTTTGTTGCATTGATAGTTCCTTTTCACAAAAAGCTTGATGATAAGTAAGCACTTATCTATCATGCATAAGTTTGTTAAAACAAGAGAAAACACATGTCCTCAAAACTGTATTTCAAAATCTGTCTGCTTGGCGCTGTAGCCATGGCGATGGTCGGTCTGGTCATCCCCTACTTCGTGTCTCAGAAGAGCGATGTCGCTGTCCTGATTGGCTTCGCTCTGATGTTCGCAACCCCCTTCGTCTCTTACAAAGCGGCGAAACATATTATTCAACAAGTTATCAAAGGAACCAAAAAATGAAAAAGGGAATTTTCGCGCTGGCTATCGTTGCAGCTATGACCGCACTGACCGGCTGCGAGTACGTTAAGCCGGGTGAAGTGGGTATCAAGGTCAACAAATTAGGTGACGACAAGGGTGTTGGTGAAGTCGTTGGCGTTGGTCGTCAGTGGATTGGCTGGAACACTACTCTGTACACCTTTCCAACCTTCAAGCAGATGAAATCCTATGAGGATGCCTTCAACTTCCAAATGAGCGACGGCACAGCAATCAGTTATCACATTGGCGTCTCGTACAAGGTTGACCCGACCAAGATCTCCACCGTCTTCCAGACCTATCGCAAAGGCGTTGATGACATCACCGACACCGACCTGAAGCAGAAGATCTCCGATGTGCTGATCAACCAGGCGAGCCACATGACCACCGACAAATTCATTGACGGCGGCAAGACTGAGCTGCTGGCTTCAGCGCTGAAAACCATTCAGGGTGAAATGGGGCCGGTTGGTATTCAGGTTACGAGCCTTTCATGGATGGGTAAACCTGACTACCCAGACAGCGTGAAGGACTCCATTAACGCCAAAGTGACGGCTAACCAGCGAACTCTGCAACGCGAACAGGAAGTGAAGCAGAAAGAGGCTGAAGCGAACATGGTTCGCGCCGAAGCAGCTGGTGAAGCAGATGCTATCCGCACACGAGCTGAGGCAGAGTCTGATGCCATTAAACTTCGTGGCGATGCCCTTCGGGAAAACCCTGGCGTCATGCAGCTAGAAGCCATCAATAAGTGGAACGGCGCCCTGCCGCAGTATATGACCGCAGGATCCAGCACCCCGTTCATTACCGTTAAGTAATCGAACAAACCAAAAGGCGTCATTTCTGGCGCCTTTTCTTTCTCCGTAAAATATCAGCCATTAGAAAACAACTTGTTTAAGGAGTGGCTATGAATAAATCGTGGATCGACAAAAACCTGATTGCCGTACCGATTGAAGAAGTCTCCACACCCAAAACCGGCCGCGTGGCTCGCGTCGATTACTGGTGGCTCGTGAAAGATGGCCAAGTCTTCAAAACGAAGTACAGCAATGCCTTCCAGTGCAACAAAGACCGTCGAATCGTCGACAAGATTTATGAGGAAGCGATCCGCGACCACGGCTTTTCAGCGGTCAATATCTCGATTGCTTACGTCGAGCAGAGGTTTTGATGGTCTGCAAGAACTGCGGCGAAAGCATGGAGGGTGACGGCTACCAGAGAGTCATCCACTGCCCCAATGCAGACTCTGAAACTTACGACTACTCAGAGCCTGATTCAAACCCCGTAATGTGTGAAGGAGAAAACAATGGCGAGAATTAAACAGAAGCCTGAAGAGAGAAGCGGCGAAGCGTTCAAAGGTCGGAATATGGTGACGCACCCAGCGTTTGGCCTGGTGCGTGTTGGCCGCGTCAGTTCGTCCGGCACAAACCTGTTCGACTCAGACATCGATCATAGTGAGCTGATTGAATTAACGTTCCATCGAGCGGCTATCGAGCGGCTATCGAGCGGGATGGCTACAGCTATCGAGTCACAAAGTCAGAAGACCGTAGCGCTCTTATGGTGGTTCAACTCAGCGCAGCACAGTGGGCGGCGATGGTGTCCAGTTTCGGCGTTGGTGAGGGCGTCCCATGTACTCTTTCATCGATCCGCGACGGAAAGCTGGTTCACCTTCCCGAAATAGAGAAGGCTGAGACGATGCACGAGCGGTTCTCTAAAGATATTGCTGCACGGGTTCGGAAAGACGTTGCCGGCATCGAGAACCTCGTCGACCAGCTCGGTGCGCTGATTGCCACCGGCAAGACTGGCAAGCGCGATCTCCGCGCCATTTACGAATCACTGTCCAGCGCGGTAATCAACCTTCCAGGCAATATGGCGTTCGGCGCGGAACTCACGCAGGAAGCTGTCGATAACATCGTCTCAGCTGGCAAAGCAGAGGTTGAGGCGTATGTGGCTGGCGCCGCGATGCGTCTTGGGATAGACCAAATAACTTCATCGCCAGACATCAACCTTAACGAGTCAATCAGAATGCTGCTGGAAAGTCGAGATGACGCCTGATTACGGACAAATACTCGAGTGTCTGAAGACAATGTTTGAAGTCAAAGCCGCAGCGTAATACAGCTCCCATCAAAAGTATGTTGTAACTATACAAGGTAAATAAAATGATCACTATCGAATACACCAGCACACGCCCAGGTATCAACTGGTTTACTCCGGGGAAAACATACTCTGGCTACTCCGACGCTGATGGACAGGCTATACACACGAAAGACGATCTCGGTCGCGATGCGTTTGTGTTTATCAACGCCTCTCTTCACGGAACGTTCCGCGAGATCAAGAGCCAATCCATTGAGTCGCCAGTAGTTCGCCAGAGAAACGCCGTGATGGCAGAAGCATTCGCTAACTGCGGTATGTGACCGTGTAACGTTTTTGATTGACCTTAATTAAACACATAAGATAACAACTTGTTTATTACAATAAAGGAAAACACATGAAAGCTTTGCTGCACGTATGTGCCTCACTTAACACGTCATACTCACCTTATTCGATTCTGGACGTGCCAGAAGGCACGGGGGATGATGAGTTGCGGGTTATCGCAGATCAGCTTTTGCCATCTATCTATGGTAGCGAAGATACCGTAACAGTCGATAAGGACGGGGTTTGCTGGAACAATGGTGAATGCTGGTATATCGAGGGCTTGCACTTCATTAGCGAAGAAGACGCAGAGCACTTGACCCGTATTCTGGGCATTTGCACGCTCTAAATAATAAGTAGACATTTATCTAATGAGGTGTATTATTCCGCTCCTGTATTTAGCTACATCAATTTTTTTACTTTTTGACAGCATCTTTATCGGCAGTTTTCGACAATCACTGAAACCTGTTAACGGACGAATCGTCGACATCATTGTAGGCGCATTCATCGCACTCACGATGGGGAAGCTGCTTTGACTGTAAATAAACTCGTTGCCGCTGGTCTGGCGTTATTTTCCTCATACGCATTTAGTAGCGAGGAAGCGGTCATGAAGTGCCAGATGAGCATTTTAAAGTTCAAAGACGGTCAGATGATTGGTGAGCCTCGCCAGATGGCGGAAGCCATACTGACAGCCGATAGCCAGCAATTTTACGCGGTTATCGGGGAGAGAGTGATCAGCTCACCGGTCTTATTTGAGCATAAAGGCGACATGGCCGGATACCATGCTGGCGCCGCTTATTTCATAAGAAAAACCAGCTACGGCGTTATGTATGATGACTTTGGATATGTGTTTGACGAATGTGTAAAGGTGACGGCATGAACTTAGCAAATAGCATGGAAATGGAAAAGAGCCGAGGCTACTGGCGCTCGAAGGGCTTCACCCGTCCGGCTGATTATTCTGTCCGCCTTGACCGCGATGATTGTCGAGTTGTCTACAGATACAACTCATGGCAGATGATCGAGAACGGGGAGACCAAGCCAAGCCATAAGTCAAAAAGTCTTTATACTCTGCTGGCATCATTCACCTAATTACCGCTCATAGCATACTTGCCTTGTAGCACCGCTGCCAGCATATACAGATGCCGCTGGCAGCATATCAAATACCGTTCGCAGCATATGTTCAAAGAAAACTACCGCTGACAGCATACGTTTAATCCGGTAACTGACAAAAGCCCCTCCCCTCTTCACCGATAAAATTATTACGAGTACCGCTGACAGCATACATACCACCGTTGATAGCATACCTAAAAGCAAATTTGCCGCTGACAGCATACTCAACGCCGCTGACAGCATATCAAACAAGCTTCAGGCTGTTGTTTAGGATCTCGATAAGCTTAATATTCTCGGGTGTAAGGTCTTTGGAAAGCTCAACTATCTTATTGATAAGATTCTGCTTAGTATCCGAATTACCTTCGATTGGCGGCTTATCTTTGGGGAGTTTCTCTGGCTTGCTTTCAGTGACTTTCAGTTTTGGATTTCGGTTGTGGATTTGGATATAGACAGAGCGCCCGCGCTTTATTTCGCTATAGTCGAGATAGCCAAGCTCCTGAAGTGACTTGAGGCCATTCCTGATAGTCTGATTCTGGGAACTCACGTTATTTGTGCTCAGATTCAATCTTGCTCTAAGCCTCGCGAGAGAGATGGGTGCTGGCTTTGTTGGAAGGCTTTCTATGAACGTATACAGCGCCTGGGCCGTCTCCTTGCGTGGAAGCTTGTTGATGACCTTTAACTGCAGGAGAACCTTGTGGTCGAACCTATACAGCTCTGACAGCTTAGGCTCGGCCTGGAAAATGATGGTGTCTTTCTTCTCGTTGTAATCAACGCTGTTTATGAGGTGCATCATCAGGAGCGAGATCTTATTCGAGCCGTCGACGTTCTTCTCTTCATACGTGCGCTGGAAGGAAAGCGTCGTCCGCATTATTTTAAGAAGGCTATTTGTGAGCCTGTCACGTAATGTTTTGCGGATCTGAGAGGAAGGATAGCCACAGAACTTTGCAAACTTCGTAATGCTCAGCTCTACGCGTCCGCTGGTCTCGCCATATTCGGCCAAAGAACGAACCACCCCAACCCATGTTTTGAAGTCGTGATCCATATCCAGTCTGGGGCCGGTGATTTTGATGTCGGCGTAACCCTCAGAGCGGGCGACTTCCAGCTGAACCAGCTCTTTCGACGCGTCTATCTCATTCGACTTGTTTCGTTTACTATTCCTTGTGCCTTTCAGTGTCGGGACAAACAAACCAAGCCGCATTAGCGCGATAGGCTGAACAGTGTTGTTGTTATTGGGGGTCAGGTCACCTGTGTAAAGGTTTAGAGAACCTTCATCAAGGTCATCTGGGTCTGTGGATGAGTCCAGAGCATCTTCATCAAGGATCTCAATTTCGGAATCTTTCGCTATGTTTTTGCTGCCTTTTTTCTTGGCTGTGGACATGTGGATACCTTTTCAGATCTACCGCTGACAGCATACACGGCTTACCGCTGACAGCATGTTCTTTGCTGGTGACAGCATACAGTAAACCGCTCGCAGCATATAGTAAACCGTCGACAGCATACGTGAACATACTCTCAGGCCAATAATGGCGCGGCTCTCAGCGATCAGGGATCTGTTTAGGATCTAGTTATGATCTCATTATGATCTTACTTATTGGGATCTATCCGGTTGATATGTGGATAACTTTTTTCAGGCGATTTTCTATTTCAGCCTGAAATTTGGTTTAATGTGATAAAAAAGTACAAGGCCACAATAACAATGGATATCAAACAGTCACGCTACATCAGAAGGCTAGAGGATGGGGCTTACACCATCAAGCCTGATTCAAAACTGGTCGCATCAAAGGACATGTGTGACGTTTGCGGCATAAAGACAGCCTGCCCAATTTACAAAACCCGATCATCACTACTGAAGCAAGGCACCTCGTTCGAAATTAACACCTGTGCTCGATACGTTCCGCTAATCTCGTTTAGAAAGCCTTACCTGGGATTGAAAGATGCCTACTTCAACACGTTGCGAAGCGGTGTGACATGGGTAAATCGCGTCAGTGAAAACTCAATTGTCTGTCTGGTTGGTGCAGAAGACGGTGAGATAATCCGTTTTGCTCGTGTCGCCAAAGTCTTTTCAGGTCCCGTCGAGGATGTGCTGAGGAAGCACGCCAGGTTCAACCATCTGTGCGTCGGCGGAAAAAAGCAAGAAGATGTCAGAACAGTGATTAAAAAGTCATACGGTCATTTTTTGAAGGAAGACAGCACGCTGACGGCCATCTATCTCAAAAGTCTGAAATACGAATACGATTGGGAGTATCACACTGATGAAGAGTTCATGATGATGGAAGACATTACGCCGCCAGATAACGTTGTTAGCCTCGACGAACTGAGACGTCGCTTCGAATCAAAGATATAACGCCAATTTAAGCCCCTCAGAGCGACGCAGAGGGGTTTTCAGCCATATGCCACACATTCACTCAAATCTAGCCCACCAGCCTCTTAGAAAGCGTCTGACACCCTCTTGTGTTTCAGCATAATCAAAATTAAATAAGTAATTACTTATTATTTGGTGTTTAATATGTGCCTTGTGAAGCTGCTTGGTGGCCTGTTAACCCACTCTATCATCGAATAAAACAACAACAGGAAAACACATGAAAACGATATACGGTGTGATCTCCGATCCGCACTATCATAGCTGGTCAGCCTTTTCGACGATCAGCGTAAATGGTTTAAATTCACGTCTCAAAATCCAGCTCGAAGCTACCATCGAAGCGGCGAAAGCGATTAAAACATCTGGCGCGAAATACATGCTGGTGGCTGGCGACACGTTCCACACTCGCGGCTCTATCACCCCGACAGTCCTTCACTTTGTCACTGAAGCATACAAAGAGATCATCAACGAAATTGGCCTGGAAGTCTGGATGCTGGCCGGTAATCATGATCTGGAAACAAACGACTCAGTATTCTCCGCAAATGCTGCGGCGTCATTGCAGTCTATCGGCGTCAATATTGTTTGTGGGCCTGCCCAAAGCCTCAAAATCGATGACGTGACCGTCCACTTTATCAGCTGGCGTAACAGCCATGCTGAGCTTCTGGCCGACATGAAAGCGTTGCGTGAAAAATCTGGCGACGGTATCCACGACATCGTGATCCACACCGGAATTAACAAGGCGATCCCGACGATGCCTGATGTGGGAATTGAGGCTAACGACCTGAAAGAGCTGGGCTACCGTCTGGTGCTGTCTGGTCACTACCACAACCACAAAGAAATCATCCCTGGTGTTGTATCCGTTGGCGCTCTGATGCACCAGAATTGGGGCGACGTAGGGACGTTGGCTGGTTACATGCTGGTCAATGAGGATGCCTCTTTCACTCATCACGAAACGAAAGCACCGAAGTTCGTCTCTCTCGAAGGTGATGTCACTGAAGATGAGATCCGCGGCAACTACATTCGCTATCGCGCTGTGATAGAGGATGAAAACGAAGGCATCCAGATCAAAGAGCAATTGGCGACGCTGGGTGCTGCCGGCGTTGTGACGAACCTCATCAAAAAAGCATCAATGATGGCCGGCACTGCCAGCACTGAGTCCACCAGCAAAATTGACAGCCTGTCTGAGTCCATTAGCGCCTATTGCAAGGTCGTTCACGACACTGACGGCGGTTTCGATCTCTCAAAACTCGACTCGCTGTGTAGCGAAATTCTCTTAGAAGCGGAAAGCGCGGGGGCCTCTGAATGAAATTCCTGAACCTGAAAGTAGAAAACTTCATGGTCATCGCCGACGCCAGCGTTGATCTCGACAGTCGCGGTCTTGTGCTGGTGCAGGGCATCAACTCAGCGGACTCCAGCGCTGCCAGCAATGGCGCCGGCAAATCAACGCTGATGAATGCGCTAATGTGGTGTCTGTATGGTGAGACAGCGACCGGCTACAAGGGTGACGATGTCCTGAACTCCGCCACACCAAAGAACTGCCGCGTGGCTGTGACGATTGAGGATGAGGGCCGAACGTATGCGGTGATCCGCCATCGCGCTCACAAGGAGTTCAAGAACCGCCTCATCGTTCGCAGTGAAGATGGTGATCTGACGAAGGGCAAAGACACGCTGACGCAGACTCTGGTAGAGCGTCTGATCGGCTCGTCGAAGGAGGTGTTTATGGCATCCATCTATGCCAGTCAGGAAGCGATGCCGGATTTGCCAGGTATGACGGACAAGAATTTAAAGGGCATTGTCGAAGAAGCGGCCGGCATCGACCGTCTGACTAAGGCTTATGCGATTGCTCGCGACAGAGCGAACGCAATGACGGCACGTCTGGATCGAGCGACTGCTCAGGCTGATAACGCTGTTTCGTTAATCACTTCCACGGAGTCGGAGATCGAGACAAGCAGCGCGGCCGTGTCGAGCTGGGAGAAGACCAGGGCAGAACGTCTATCGGCGGCGCGTGTTTACGCGAATGACATGGAGGTGAAAGTAACTGAGGTCAGCATGGAGCTGTCCGACATACCTCTCACGATAAAAACGATTGAGAATAAGATCACGGATGAAAAGAAAAAACTATCAGGTCGGACTGAACATGATAAGAAAGTTCAGGCAGCGAACACAATGGTGGCTGATGCAGCGGCGGAGATCCGAGCGACAGAAGCCGCCCGAGACAGAGCCGTCAGCGCAGCCAAAAGAGCCAAGCTGAACGCAGACAACGTAAGTTCCAGTGTCGGGAAGCCATGCTCGACGTGCGGCAAGCCATACACCAGCGATGATCTATCACACGTTCACGACACTCATGCCGGGGAAGTCCGCAAGCAGGTCGATGAAGCCAAATCACTGACTGCTGACTTAGCGGCCAAAAAAGAACGTCACGATAAAATGGTCGCACTGCGTGACCGACTTGTTGAGTCGACGCCGGACGTCTCCGCAATCACTGAGCGCATCTCTGGGCTTACCCGCGAGCTGGGTGATGTAAAGTCACGCCAGATTGAAGTAAAAGCGGCAGAGAACGCCCTGCAGCGTGCTAATGCGCAAGTCTTGTCTATTTCCGAAGAGAGCAATCCGCATAACGCGGCTGTTCAGCGACATCGCGAAAATCTGGCTACGCACAAAGAGAAGCTGAAAGAGATCCGCCGCGAAATCGAAGGAATGAAGGATCAGGCGCTACTGCTTGAGAAGGCGCGTCAGGTTTATTCGCCATCTGGCGTCCGTTCCCACGTTCTGACGGCGGTGACGCCATTCCTGAATGACAAAACAGCCGAGTATCTGAGCACGATGTCGGACGGCAATATCACTGCGGTCTGGTCGACAATGGACACGACCAAGAAAGGCGAGATCCGCGACAAATTCAACATTGCCGTCGAGAAAGTCGGTTTCAGCAAAGACTTCCGTGGTTTGTCCGGTGGTGAAAAGCGAAAAGTCCGTTTGGCGTGTGCGCTGGCGCTTCAGGATATGGTTGCTAACCGTGCCAGCAAAAGCATTCAGCTGTTTATCGGTGACGAGATTGATGATGCCCTGGATCAGGCTGGGCTTGAGCGTTTGATGGGTATTCTGGAAGCGAAGGCGCGTGAGCGTGGCACGGTGATGATCGTCTCTCACAAAGAGATGAAGTCGTGGTTCCGCGAAACGGTAACGCTGGAGGTGAAAGAGGGCCGCAGTTATGTCGTCTAAGCTGACTGGCAATCAGTTTGGTCAGATTGCCACCTGTGTAGCAGCTGCGCGGCACATGGCTGTTCGTTTTGGCGGTAATGTGGATTTTGGCTCTTTCGATAGCCATTACAAAGATTCAGTAACGCGCCAGCGTCTCATTGAAGGGAGTGAAACTCTGTTCGATGCGCAGCATGTCGGTAGCTCTGAGCTGTCTTATCTGGGGAACGTATTTGGCCCCGATCACTTGGGGAAAGGTGTGATTATGTCATCCAATGAGGATGGTGAAATCACCTTCGACGCTACTAAGTCCAAGAAGGCGACTGATCGCGTTCAGCATATGAGCGCCAGGCTTGCTGTTCGTCGCGTTCAAGGTGAAATGTCGCGATATGGAAAACGATACAAATCCAGACCATTCAGAAAGGTTGAAATGCCAGTGACACTGATGGGCGAAGGCGCTTTGTATTTTGGTGTTTGTTTCGATGATGAGGTGAAGACAGGCTTCATTGTAACGACCACTGATCCGAGCGACGCAAAAGATAGCCTGCAGTACGCCACCGGTGTAATGAAAAAACTCGCTGATGCCATCACTGAAGTCTGGCCTACTGTGATCGATGGCTTTTTCGAAAGCCAGCCAGCTGAAGGCGTTCTGGATGAGTTCAGTGGAATTAGAGAACTTAGAAAATCAAACCCTCTGTGGGGTTCGTGGTAATAACAAAGGAAAGCACATGAGTAGTAAAATTATTCGATTTGCAGGTTTTGACCCTAGTCTGCGTAATTTTGGGGTCGTCACCGGTCTGCTGAACTTGGATACATCCAGAATTAGCGAGGTGGAGATAAAGTTAATTGAAACTGAGGCCACTGCGTCAAAGAAAACAGTCCGTACCAACAGTGATGATCTGCGACGGGCTAACGAGCTGTGGCGCGGCATAAAGCCCATCGTCGATAGCGTGAATATCGTCTTTGCTGAGCTGCCTGTTGGTAGCCAGTCATCTCGTGCGCAAACCTCATATGGTCTGTGCCTGGGGGTTCTGGCTTGTATCGATAAACCTATTATTCAGTTGACTCCTAATGACATCAAAATGCACATCGGCGGAAAAAAAGACACCTCCAAAAACACCATCATCGAGTGGGCTGTATCTAAACACCCGGACGCTGGTTGGTTTACGAAAAAGACTAAAGGTGAAGTAAGTCTTTTAGCTAAAAACGAACACCCAGCCGACGCACTGGCCGCTGTCTATACCGGTTTGGAAACTGACCAGTATCGCCAAGCCGTATCAATGATGAGGGCTTTCTTTTAACTTCACTCGTATTGATAAGTAAGTATTTACTTATTACTATAGGCCACTACATTTAGTGCCCTTTTTTATTTCGGACAACAACATGATTCAAATTACCAAACGGAACGGCAGCGCAGAGCCACTGTGCGAAGAGAAGTATAACCGTGTCGTCTTATGGGCGACGGATGGTATCGAAGGCGTAAGCGCCTCCGCAATCGCCATGGGAGCGGCGGCAAGTATCGTTAATGGGATGACCACCAGCCAGGTGCATGACGCACTGATCAAAGCTGCTGCTGATCTCATTAGCGCTGACAATCCGAATTACAGCAAAGTTGCTGCACGCCTGGCCATCTTCAAGATCCGCAAAGATGCCCATGGCCAGTACGAATACCCGGACTTCTACGAACATATCCTGAAGAACGTTACCCGCGGCGTTTATGACCGCGAACTCATGGACAAATACAGCTGCGAAGAAATCAACCAGCTGGGCGTGTACATGAAGCCTGAGCGTGATGACAACTTTGGCTATGCGGCCACCACTCAGCTGCGTGGCAAATATTTGGTTCAACACCGAGTGAATGGGGAAGTTTATGAGTCACCTCAACATATCTACATGCTGGTGGGCATGTGTCTATATCAGAGCTGGATTGATGGCGACATGGGCAAAACCCGACTGGAAATGGTCAAGGGCTTCTACGACGTCACCAGTACGTTTAAGTTGTCGCTTCCTACTCCGATTATGGCTGGCGTTCGCACCCCTACTCGTCAGTTCTCCAGTTGCGTTCTAATTGAATCCGGCGACTCGCTGAAGTCAATCAACGCAACCACCGCGGCTATCGTCGAGTACATCTCTCAGCGTGCCGGCATTGGCGTTAACTTCGGTTCTCTTCGTGCGCTGGGTAGTCCGATCCGCAACGGTGAAGCGACGCATACCGGTGTCATTCCATTCCTGAAACTATTCCAGGCGGCGGTGAAGTCATGTTCTCAAGGCGGTGTTCGTGGCGGCGCAGCGACGGCGTACTACCCGCTATGGCACCTCGAAGCAAACAGCCTTCTGGTGCTAAAGAACAACCGCGGAGTTGAAAGCAATCGCGTGCGTCACATGGATTACGGCGTCGAGCTGAACCGCCTCATGTATCGTCGTCTTCTGGAAGGTGGCAAGATCACGCTGTTTAGTCCTCATGACGTTCCTGGGTTACTGGATGCGTTCTATGCCAATCAGGACGAATTTGACCGTCTGTATGTTCAGTACGAGAACGATCCGTCCATTCGCAAAGAGTCAGTCCCTGCGGTCGACCTGTTCTCTTCTCTGATGCAGGAGCGAGCCTCCACCGGCCGCATTTACATCGCGAACATTGACCACATGAATACGCATGGCGCGTTCGATGAAGCGGTTGCCCCGATTAAGCAGTCAAACCTCTGCGCTGAAATCGCCCTGCCAACGAAGCCACTCGCCTTTACTGACGATCCGAACGGTGAAATTGCCCTTTGCACGCTGTCCGCGTTCAACCTCGGTGCGCTGGAGTCACTGGACGATCTGGAAGAAGTCGCCTTCTATGCTGTATCTGCGCTGGATTGTCTGTTGGATTACCAGAATTACCCGATGCTGGCAGCGGAGATCCCCGCTAAAGCGCGTCGCAGTCTGGGTGTGGGCGTGACTAACTTCGCTTACTGGTTGGCTAAGAACGGCGCGAAGTATTCCGGCATCGACGGCAATAAGCTGGTTCATGAAACGTTCGAAGCGGTCCAATTCTATCTGCTGAAGGCCAGCAATCTGCTTGCAGCACACAAAGGCGCCTGTGAGTGGTTTGGTCAGACTAAGTATGCAAAAGGCTTGCTGCCTATCGACCATTACCGTAAGCAGCTGGATGCCGCCGATCTGAACGCTAACCACCCTCTTCTGCTGGATTGGGAAAGTCTGCGTGCCGATATTGCGGCTCACGGTCTGCGTAACTCCACGCTTTCGGCACAAATGCCTTGTGAGACGTCGAGCCAGATCACCAACTCCACCAATGGCATTGAGCCTCCGCGTGGCCCGGTATCCGTCAAGTCGTCCAAAGATGGCGTCGTGAAAATGGTTGTGCCGGAGTTCTCCCGCATTGGCCACCAGTATGAATACCTGTGGGACATTGCTGACAATTTTGGCTACCTGACCAAAGTCGCGATCATGCAGAAATTCATCGACCAGTCGATTTCGGCCAACACCAACTATGACCCTTCGCGCTTCCAGAGCGGCCGCGTACCGATGCAGCAAATGCTGACTGATTTGCTGGATGCATACCGCATGGGCGTTAAAACGCTTTATTACCACAATACCCGCGATGGTGCTGGTGCGCGTGAAGAAGACAAAGTCACACACCAGGCTCATCTCCCAACGTCGCCAGAAGTTATTGAAGAGGATGACGACGAGTGCGGGGGCGCCTGCAAGATCTAACAAACAGGTGGGCGAAAGCCCACCTCATCTATCTGATTAGTAAGCCTATAAACCCCAATTAACATAGCTCCACTGATAAACAAAGCGGAATTGAAATGACCATTTACGATCTGTCTGAGTTCGACATTAACAAACGTCTAGCCAATTTATTAGGGTTGGAAGTTCAGGAAATTGACAACACTCGTTCAACCGGTATGACGGCATGGTATCACCACCACTTTCCTCACACGGTTTGGGTGACAGACCAGGAAACGCCTTGGCGTCAGTTCTGCGCCACTCGTACATGGGAAGACATCGGTCCGACAATCACTCGCCTGCAGGTCTCACTGTCACCCGAATCGCATGATGGTCGTGAAGGTACTGAAAACTCAGAAAGATGGATGGCCAACGTCTATTACTCAGGCGGTGAAGAGTTCACTACCCAATATGTCGAGCGACCAGAGCTGGCTGCATCCCTCGCTGCGCTGGTTGCACTAAGCGGCACTGAATTTATTAAATAACAAAGGAAAATACATGTCTTATTCAACCTTCCGTCTCGGCGCCAACGATGCGACGAAAGAGCCGATGTTCCTCGGCAATTCCGTAAACGTGTCGCGCTACGACATTCAAAAGTACCGTGAGTTTGAAAAGCTGATCGAGAAACAGCTGTCATTCTTCTGGCGCCCGGAAGAAGTAGACATCTCACAAGACCGTATCGACTTCCAGACGAAGCTGGCCCCGCACGAACGACAGATCTTTATCAACAACCTGCGTTACCAGACACTTCTGGACAGCGTTCAGGGCCGAAGCCCAAACGTGACTCTTCTGCCGCTAGCCTCTATCCCAGAGCTGGAAACGTGGATCGAGACTTGGTCTTTCTCTGAAACGATTCATAGCCGCAGCTATACGCATATTATCCGCGGCATGGTGGACGATCCGAGCGTAGTCTTCGACGGCATCGTGACGGACGAGGAAATTATCAGTCGCGCATCAAGCGTCTCGGCGGAATACGATAAGCTGTATCAGATGATCTGTGCGCGTGAGTATCTCGGTGAGGATGAATTTGAGCGTCTGTATGCAGGAGATTTCAATGGCTACCCATATCCTATGCATCGCCAGATTTATCGCACCCTCGTCGCTGTGAACGCGCTGGAGGCCATTCGCTTCTATGTCAGCTTTGCGTGTACGTTCGCGTTTGGTGAAAGAAAGCTGCTGGAAGGCAACGCAAAAATTATGCGACTGATTGCGCGTGATGAGGCGCTTCATTGCGAAGGCACTGAGCGCATGATGCGTAACATCAAAGCCGGTCGCGAAGGGTTGCTCTGGAAGCAGATCGCCGAAGACGAAGAACCGTTCGTCTATCAAACCATGCTCGATGTGGCCGAGCAGGAAATGCGCTGGGCTGACTACCTGTTTAAAGACGGTTCGATGATTGGCCTGAACGCGAAGATCCTGAAGCAGTACGTTAAATACCGTACCAACCTGGCCATGCGTCGCTTACACCTCAACCCACTCTTTGACGACGTTATTTCTGATCCGCTGCCGTGGATGAGTAGCTGGTTGTTAACCGACAACGTTCAGGTTGCTCCGCAAGAGACAGAGATCCCGTCTTATCTGGTTGGGCAGATTGACGCCGCGGTCGACACGTCCTCGCTGGGTGGATTTGGCGACCTGTAAACCTTACTTTTTATCTTTGTGGCCTGGGTTGCTGGGTCACAATGAACGAATCGAAACGAACGGAATTAGAAAAATGTTGAAGAAATTATTAGAAAATCACCGTCTGAAATCAGATGCGAAAAATGGCGCCGTCATTGAGCAATTCCATGAGGTTTACCCGGGCGGGATTGATACCACAATGAAAATCGGTGAGATGGTGTGCGAGTTCCATGAGCTGTTTCAGCATCCTATTGCGGCAGAGATTACGCCAGAACTGTTAGAGCTTCGCGCCCGTCTTATCCGCGAAGAGGCGGTAGATGAGGCAGCTGAGGCCGTTGAGTTGCTGGATCTGGACAAGGTGCTGGATGCCATGGCTGATGGCCTGTACGTGGGTATTGGTACGATGATCAGCTTGCGTGGCGGTGTGACAAATGCCATGGCGTATTTCACAAAAGAGCAGAGCGAAGACACCTACAACAACTATGTTCACGCTCATAGCAAAAAGCCGCAGGATGACATCATCCTTGGCCTGTCCCAATTTGCGATCGTCGTGGACGAAATTGAGGCTATTGCTGCCAAAATCCGCACTGGTTATGCCGACGAGACGAAGCTGGCGATTGAGATGCGCGGTGCGATGAACCGAATTTACGTGGCATCCCAGATGACCTACCAATTGGCGGATCTGATGAACGTACCCGTTGTCGAGCTGGTGGCTGAAGTCCACCGCAGCAATATGACAAAGCTGTGGCCGTCAGACGCAGTCCTGCGTACTGAGTTGGTTGCGAACTGCAAATATGACAAAGATGACCTGGCTTTCCGCGTCGCTGAAGGGCGCGATGGTATGATCGGCTATCGTATTTCTGATGGGAAAATCCTGAAGTCGCCAACGTATGAGTCGGCCGATTTGGGGCGATTCGTGGATATGGCACTCAATTCAGTAATCGGGCGTCATTTTTTCTAAAAAATGATGGGTTTTTATTGATAAGTAAATGCTTATTAATGTATATTCCCTACCGCCTTGTATTACATTGATTACTTTCAGTTCATATATAGCATTCCTTTTTGCGGTCAGCCTTTTGGTTGACCGTTTTTTTTTCTTTAACGCCTCCTTTTGTTGTGTAAAATAAGTAAACAAATACTTATTAACAAGGGACAGCATGAACGAATCCTTCGACAATGGCCTTTTGACTGATGCAGCTTATGGCTGTGTTCTGGCTGAAGCCGTATCTACCGGCATCAAATCCGACAATCGAACCGGCGTGCCAACAGTTGGGACTTGCTACGTCAACTCACAATATCCGCTGTGGGGCGCAGCTGTGCCTCTCATCTCATCTAAAGCCGTAAACCTGAAGCCGCTGCTGGTCGAACTTGAGTGGTATCTGAAAGGAACCGGCGACGTTGCGTTTCTCCGCGAGCATGACGTCAAAATCTGGGAAGCCTGGACGCGCAAGGATGGGACATTAGGCCCGGTATACGGCAAGCAGTGGCGCCGTTGGAAGGATACCCGGATTGTTGAGCGCTATGACTTCGTTAAAAACGGTCTGGACTACCGCGCTCGCGGATACAAAGTTGAGGGGTATCTGGGAGACGACGAAGATCGCGTCGTCCTCTCTCGCGAAATCGACCAGCTACAGCGCATCATCGACAAACTGCGAAGCGACCCTGCCGATCGCCGAATGATGATGAGCGCGTGGAACGTGGGTGAACTGGAAGACATGGCGCTACCGCCTTGCCACTTCCTCTATCACTCTTGGAGCCGCGAGATGGGGTTTGAAGAGCGTCTGCGTCAGGCTAATGCCATTGGTGAAGCCCACGCTAAATATCTCCATGAGTCACGTTATACAGCGCTTCTGGCCGAGATAGCACGACGTGGCGAAGCCACTGAGGAAATGCTGGACGAGCTGGGCATCCCTCGCCGCGCCCTGTGTGCTGCCATGATTCAGCGCAGTGTCGATGTGTTTGTTGGGATGCCATTCAACATCTCCGGCTATGGCGTGCTGACTGCGCTGATCGCCCAGGTAACAAACCACATGCCGATGATGCTCTTCCATTTTGGTATGGACGTTCACGTCTACGAAAACCATATGGACGGCGTTAACGAGATGATGGATCGCGACATCCCTGAAGACTCAAACCCTGTCGTTCTTCTGCCTGACTCATGGGAAGAGGTCGACGATTTCCGCTGGCAGGATGTCCGTATCGAGGGCTATAACCCGCTGCCGTGGATCAAAGTGCCGGTGGCTGTCTGATATGGCAAAGGGAATGTTTGCAGTTGTCGAGATTGATGATGTTGTCGCAGACAGCAGACATCGTGCCGCCGCAGACATTGAGAAAGATCGCATCAACCTGATGGCTGGCGATGAGCTGGTGTATCCGACGAGCAGAATGCTGAAAGGCTTCTATCGCTCCGGTATCGAGGTTGTTCTGGTGACGGCCAAGCGTCTCCTGAAAGAAGAGAGGGAGGTTACGCGAGCGTGGCTTTCCGCTCATGGCATCGGTTACGACTATCTGGTTCAGGTAGAAGCGCCCGAGCATCTGACTCAATGGATAAAAGAAAACCAGCGGGAAAATATATTTGTCATGGCGATCTGCGCCAGCAATCAGCTGATCACCATGGCGAACAACCACCCGCACAAGCCTCATATTTACCGAGTACACCGATGAGAATGATAGTGGCCGTTGGCCAAAACTTTGAGATTGGCAAAGGAAATGATCTGCCGTGGAAATGCCCTGCAGATCTGAAACTCTTCAAAGAGCTGACGCACGGCTTTACGGTCATCATGGGGAGAAAGACAGCAGAGAGTTTGGGAAGGCCTCTTCCCGGACGTCGCAACGTCATGCTCACTTATGGTGGTGAGGCGCCGTCAGGCTTTCACGTGGCCTCTTTGGAGCGGTGTCTGCGTGAGTTCCCCAATGCCTGGGTTATTGGGGGCGGCGTTGTGTATGAGACGATGCTTCCGCATGTCGATGAGATCTGGATTAGTCATATCGATACCAGCGTGCCGGCCGCGGACGCCTTCTTCCCATTTGAGAAAATGCGTCAGATGAGGTTTGAAGCAGTTGATACCACTCATGAATACGCAGGTGATGGAGATTCTCCAGCGTTTAAACAAATTGTTTACAGGAAGTTGAAATGAAAATAGGCCTTTGCGGTGCGCAGGGAACTGGCAAAACAACACTGGCAAAAGCATACAGTGAGGCCACTGGCATTCCGTATATCGACGCGAAAGTCGGCGAATTCCTTCTGGATATTGGCGTGGATCTGTCACGCGGCGACATTCCCGTCATTGAGCGAATGAAAGCGCAGCTGATGGTAGCTGGGCATATCGCTTCGATAATTGAAGCACCTGGTCTTAGTAAGACCGGGTTCATTACCGACAGAACGCCGATCGATGTTATGGCTCATACGCACGACATTGCGGCGCCGCACTACAAAAATGACGAGGTCATGGAGCTGTACGCCCAGACTCACATGGTATGCACAGAGACGACCATCGAAAACTTCAACCTGAGTCTGATTCTCCGCCCGGGTGTTCCGTTAACTGAAGAAGATCACCAGCGACTGCAGCGAGGCTCGCTAAACCCCTTCTATGTGAACCACATGGATATGCTGATGTCGTCATTCATCCTCTCATTCTCAAAATTGCCGAACCGCGGGATGTTGTCGCGCTTTGCTTTTATGAAGGATGAGGTCATTGACTTGGATCTCCGAGTGGAGTCTCTGGCTGAGGTCGTAAATACGATCGTCACTGATTCCGAACATTCCTGCGAACCTATCCATTGATGTTGAGTCCCTTCCAGGATGGGTGAGAATAATAAAAAAAACAGAGGAAAACACATGTATAGCTTCGATGAAGAGCTGGATCGAAAGGTGTCTGAGACACTCGTAGACATCATCACAAAGCAGACTAGTGGGCTGATGCCTACATATGAGGCAAAAGCAGCAATCCATGCGGTGTTTTGCTCTGCCATGGGGCTGGTCAGTGCTGAGGTGGCCGAACTTCTTGAAGAGGCGATGAACTCGATAGAAAGAGAGCCTCCTTCCCCGTTCCCACTTTATCTGAAAACGACCGGTGGCGTTTACATCTCAGTGTCGCCGGATACCACGACAAGAAAGGTCATAGTTCGCATTATGGCGAGTGAATACAAGCCAGTCGAATATGAATGCGACAGTGCGGCCGCGACTATGAAAAAGGCACTCAGCGTAGTGCATTTACTTATTAAACAGGGTGCAGAGCGCTTATGACAGTTGCAACAGGCATAGACATTGAGACAACTGGGCTTGATGTCTATAGCGGCCATAAAATTATCGAAATCGCCCTCGTATCTTATGATATCGAGACAGCAAATAAACTCAGAGAGGTATCTCTGCGCTTCAACCCACGTCGAAATATCGATGCAAAGGCCCAGGCGGTTCATGGGATCTCGCTGGAGATGTTGGCCGACTCTCCGCTGTTTGAAGATAAAGCCGCGGCGTTGGCAAAAGCGATGGCCACATCCGACATCTGGGTTGCTCACAACGGGCGTAAGTTCGATATTCCATTCATCACAAAGCAGATGAGTGATTGCGGTGTAGAGCTGGCGCAGAGGCCTCTGATTGACACAATGGATGCGCGATGGGCGTGCGAGAATGGCAAGATCCCACGCCTGCAGGAACTGGCCGTTGCCATGGGATTTGTCTACGACGAAGAGAAGGCGCACGGGGCGCTTTATGATACGGACCTCATGATGAAGTGTTTTATCAAGGCTCGAAGAGACTACGGGTTCTTCCCCATCCCAGAATTGGTGATTTAGTTGATTGCTACCATTATTGGGTAATAGCAAACGTTTGCCTTTGGGTTTGGTTAATGTTTAATTACATTTACATGTAATTTCCGTGAAGTGTGCGAGTGGGTATGAACTGGCTAGAATTAGGGTTAAGTGCGCTAGGGCTTCTTGTCATAGCTGTGGCATTGTTCATCATGGACTGGAACTTCAGTCGCCGATACCGCGATTAATCAGATCCTCCAACTCTTAAAAGCCGCCATATGGCGGCTTTTCTTATGCCTCAAAACAATTTATTTACCTGCTCATTCCGTCTATTTCGCCTAGTGACGCGTGTCAAAATACATCCATCGAAATGATTACAATAAGACAAAGGAAAAACACATGAGCGCTATTCATTCAACTGGTAAAGATAACAGCAATGCAGACCTGATCGCTATGCTGTCAGAACTCGATGAGCTGGACAATTTGGACGAGCCAGGCACCGGAAAAGCTGAAGTCATTGAGGTGAAAACATCACCCACCTTCTCAACTGACGACCTGTTCAGTGAGCTACTCCCGCTGGTGGCTGCGCCTAAGTCCGAAGTTAAGAAAAGTGAAAAAGAGGTGATCGCAACGTTGCTGGGTGACATCGAGGATGAAATCGAGATCGTGACCCCGCCACCAGCTGAAGAAGAACCGGTTATCGAGGCTGTGGCTGAAACGAAAGTCGAACAAGAGGAAGATAAGCCTACGGAAGAGCTAGTCATTAAGGCTGCACCGGAACCAGCGCCGGCAAAAAGAGAGCCTGCAGCACGTCGGAAACGCTTCTCTCTGGATCAGCTTTCCGACGAGACGATGGCCAGCCTAGGTTTTGAGAGAAAGGCCTTTATGGATGGGTACAATGCGTGCCCGGTTAAAGCGATGGACAAGGTGCAAAACGTCATGGCATGGAGCCAGGGTTTGTCCGACCTGAGTGTCTATACGATAATTTCCGTGACTCACTTGGTTAAAACCGGTTCAACTGATACCGCTGGGTTCCGCCTGGCTATGATGAGCAACCCAGATAAGCCTTACCCATCTTCTACCGCTTCAGCACAGGCTGGTCAGATGATGAGTATCCTACCGGTTCTGGGGATGGCGACTAAAGACGGTAAAGTTTTGAGAATCAACGAAGAGTCGCCGCTCATCAAGAAATTCAAAAGCGAGGCGATGTAAGTGAACGTGAAGCATTTTTTCAAAATGAAAAGACCTTGCGCAGACTGCCCCTTCTTGAAAGGAGGGGGTATCCCTCTCGAAGATGGCCGAATTGAGCAGATTAAGCGCGATCTGATGGAAGACGACGAACGGCCATTCCAATGCCATAAAACGACCTATTCGACTGGCGGGACGTATGACGAAGACACAGAAAAGTACCTTCCTTCAGGAAAAGAGGTGTACTGCGCTGGATCGATGGCTTTTCTCTACGCCAATCGGCGAATGAATGTGCCAATGAGATTGGGATTAATATACGGCGCACTGGATATTGCAGATTTAGAAGCCACCGTTCCACTTATCGACACCAGTGTGTGAGACGAAGCAGGAAAGCCCCTAGTGGGCTTTTTCCTTAAAGTTAGCATCGCATCACCCATCACTGAAAAACGCGATCCCGAGCGTTACAGAGCAGATCCGAACACATCCTCTTGTTAGTTACAATCAACTCTTTAAAATAAGTAAATATTTACCTATTAGAGTGTTTATGAACGGTTCTCAGAAAATCAAAAAAAGAGAGCGCGACGGAAATCTTCGCGACCTCTGGAGAACACCTTTATGGCTGTTTCATGCCATTGAGGTGTATCTCGGTATGAAGTTCCAGGTCGACGTCGCATGTAACAAAGACAATGCGATCCTGCCTGATTTTATAGGCGTTGAACGTGATGCGCTAAAGTCCAGTTGGGGTTCGGCCGGCACGATCGCATTTCTCAATCCGCCCTACTCCAAAATCAAACCATGGATTGACGCCGCAGCGCGTGAACAAGCCAATGGGGTAACGACAGTCATGCTCGTACCTCAGTCCCTCGACACTCAGTGGTATCTGGACGTGAAGCGCAATGCTAATCAGACAGTGCTGATTGTGGGCGGGCGCGTGGCGTTCATGGAGCCAGACACTAATCTGGGTCTGGTTGAAGTCAGAGAGAACACTGGCGGCAGCATGTTGCTCGTTTTCCGCGGGTTCTGTGGCGCAGCCGAGCATCAAACGTCAGAGATTGACATCGGTGTGATGAAAGCGCTGGGTGGATATGACCCACTGACAGCGAAGCGAAAGCCTCGGAAAAAGGCCGCTAAGAAGCCTGTTAAGAAAACCAAGACCCCCCTTAATTAAAAAGATTTTAAAAAGAGCTTTAAATACTATCCAGAGCAAGGCTGTTTAAGAGATTCAGGCACTTGCGTGCCTTAATCTCCTTTTTCCTCTGGGGTTCTTGTAAAAAAAACAACCTAACATCCCAGCTTTGCAGCCTGCTGCATGGCTTTACCATAGCGTTAAGAAAACAATAAGGACTAAAAAATGACTTACGAAACAAATATCGTCGCCTTGGTTGAAAATGACTTCCTGGCCAACACCCGGAAGTTGATGGGGAACCGAGATCAGGCATTCACGCTTTACCAATGGGTTGTCGATAGTCTTCGCGAAGGCAAGCACTCCGACGAAATCGGTATGCTGATCGGGGATCTGATTAACACGAACTTTGCGCTGGATGTTCAGCTGAGGGGGCGTGCTGAGTCAAAATAGTAAGTAATAATTTACTTACATGTTTGTCGTATGTATGATTGCGCGGCCACTTTTATGTGGCCAAATTTTTTAGCAGCCAAGCTAATACAAAATGGCAACGACACCAGTCTCTCGGTGAGAAACGGTCGGGATTGGTGGAGCAGTAAAGAACCTTGAGCCGAGGCTCATGGGAAGACCCAGACGGGATTTGTAGCATAGGGTCTGTATTGCCGGTGTGAACGTGGGTTGGTAGCCCACGTTGGTTGAGGGCAAAAGCTGCAGGGCTGTGAGGTGGGGGGAGCGACTTAGATACCTACCGCGCAGAATAAAAGCTCAACCGTTAAATTCTAAGAGGAACCTGTACGAGTAAGCCCTTTCCAGAAGAATGAGAGTGCTTACCAGTGAGAGGGACTGCTGAAACTACGCCTAACTTTTTCGATTAAGAAAACACTGATTCGGCCGAACCGTTAAACAAAATGGGCCGAAGTTTTTTTAACGGAATTGTTAGGATAAGTATGGTCAGCAGCCCCTACCGAGAAAACAAAAACATTCAGCGAAACAGCGAAACAGCGAAGCGAAAACGGAAAGGCAAAATGGCGAAGGCACCAGCAAAACAGGAAGGCATCAAATACAACCGTAATAGTCGTGTTTCCGATGAAAACGGGGCCGCAAAATTTGACCCGCGGCTGAAAGAGGTTCTTTTGTATACAAATGGCTTCTGTATGAGAAACGGTGCCGGTGGTGCTGCGGCCATTGTTCGTTTTGGCAACCACAACAAAACTGTTCAGGAAGGTTTCAGATCCTCAACCAGCGACCGCATGGAAATACTTGCCGTTATCAGAGGGTTGGATCTTCTTAATCAGAAATGCAATGTGACGATCTACACCAGCAACCAGCAGCTAATCAACGGCATGAAGTTGTGGGTTAAAGGCTGGAAAAAGCGCGGCTGGAAGATGGCGAACGGTGAGCGTGTGAAGGATGCCGATCTCTGGCAGGAACTGGATGCTGCCGCATCTGGACACCGCATTCGTTGGAGCCGCGTCAAAAGCACCAGACATGACGTGAATAACGAGCTGTGCGACATGATGGCTAAATCCATGGCCGAATCCCCAACGATGGTCGATCGCATGTATGAGGCTATTTATTATCGCGAATAATAAATAAGTGTTTACTTATTTTTTGCATTATTGTATGTTTCTTTTGCACGGAAGATGGCGCGGTTAGCGCTGGCCTCATGGACGAGGCGCAAATAGGCGGCTGGGTTCTCCCCAGCCGCAACCGTTTCTAAATCATGCAAAGAGGCTTTATGTTCAGTCTCCTATTCCCAAGCAAGCGTTTCGAACAGCAGATTAGGCTGATTTCCAGAGGCCTGGATGCCCAAAATCTGCGTATCGAGATGCTTGAGCGCGTCGTTAGCAATCAAGCAGCTACGATCTCTCAGCTGACTGCAGGCCTAGAGAGCGCGCAATCTATCAAGGACCCTATTCGTGGAAAAGTACCAGAGAAAGCGGCTTCAGCCTCTCGCCCTGGCGATTTGCGTTCTGGTGTTAGCTCCTTTCGTTCTGGTTCCAGTAAGTCAGACTCTGAGTCCCGCACCCAGCACTACAGTTCGCCCATCAACACCATTGCAGACGATCCGGCCCCGTCATATCACCACAGCCACGGACATCACCACCACTACTCCGGCGGCGACACTGGAGGGTATGACTCTGGATGCTCCGATTCGTCGTCCAGCTTCTCCGGTTGTGACTGACACAGCCTGAAGTAGAAAACAAATTATTTTCTAAAATAAGAAAACAAAGGAAATCACATGTTCGGTATTTTTAAAAAGAAAGTTCGTAAAGCCGCTGTTGAAGTCAAAAAGATGGAAAACCGCGATGCAGTAGAAGCCACCGTGTGGGGCGCCTATGCGATCGCATATGCCGACGGCACCTGCGATGCTAAAGAAATTAGCGTTCTGGAGAAGACCATCTCCGCACTGCCCTCTTTCTCTCCGTTTGCCGGCGAAATCGCCCAAATGAGTTCAAATATTCGTTCACGCTACGAAGCTTCCCCGCGCTCCGCTAACGCTGAAGCTATGCGTCAGCTGGCCGATGTAGCTGGAACCACTGATGCGGTCGACGTTCTGTGCCTGTGCCTGGACATCGCTGATAACGACGGCATCGATGAGAAAGAAGAACTGATGCTGAAGAAAATTGCCCAGGCACTGCAACTGTCTCTGGATCAGTACCTGTGATGGTCCGCGTCAGCGTCGCGCTGGCGCTGCTGGTTCTGTCTGTGCTGGTGGACTTCACCAGCCGGATTTTATCAGTGGCTGCGGATGGGGTGCTGGTTATTACTGGCATCACTTTATTACTGCCTTTGCTGATTAAAGGCGCCAAAACAATATAAGGAGCTTCGGCTCCTTTTTGTTGAAGAGAACGAATGAAAGAATTAAGCATCACCACAGCAACGATGACCAGCATGGATATTGCCGAGCTGATCGGAAATCGCCATGACAAGGTCAAGCAGTCCATCGAAAGACTTGTAAAACGCGGCGTTATAACTTCTCCCCCAATGGGGGAAAAGCCCACGGCAGGCCGCTCCGCGACGTTTTTCGTGTTCTCCGGGGAGATGGGGAAGCGAGACAGCATTATCGTTGTAGCCCAGCTAAGTCCAGAGTTCACGGCGCGTCTGGTAGACCGCTGGCTTGAGCTTGAGAAGGCTGTAAAAGAACCGGCTCTGCCACGTACCTATAAAGAGGCGCTGATCCACCTTGTTGCTCAGGTTGAAGAAAATGAGCGGCTGACTGATGAGAATGTCGCTTTGGGTGAGGCACTCAGCGTAGCGAGTCCGAAGGCTGTTCTTATGGACCGACTGGCCGGCACTGCAGATCAGCTGTACGGCGTTAATGAAGCTGGCCGCATCCTAGGTACTTCTGGCGCAGTAATGGCATCGTGCATGGAAATGGCAGGAGGTGTGTTCGTTAAGCGCAAATACACCACGACCCCACGCCAGCTGTTGAAGACGTTCATTGACCGCGGCCTGGGCCGTAACGTAACCAGTGTTGTCGGTGGCCATACTCAGGCCAAATTTACGTTTAAAGGTCTGTGCTTTATCGCCCTACTCCTTATCAAGCGCGGGATTATCCGTGTCGATTCAATCTCTCATGACGTCTGTCGAGATAGCGTAAAAGAGATGACCGCAGAGAAAGCTATCGCCTGATTAAACATGGGCTGACCCCTTTTGGGTCAGCCCATAATTAACCACATCAGAAAACAAATTGTTATCAAAACAAAAAAAAGGAAAATACATGTGCCAGAACTGTGAACGAATTAAAGCTCAACGCCAACAAACCCTGTCTCACGCAAACGAAATTGCTGAGCTGGCGATTCTAGCAACCGGTGAAATTGACTCTGTAACTGATGCACTGAAGCTAAAGCTGCAACTGGATCATTATGGCGAGGCTGGTCTGCTTGACCCCGCGAACATGCTTCTTCTGATCGCTCACTTCGCCAGCCAGAATAAAGAGCTTGAAGCAGACAACAAGCGTCTGCACGAGACACTGAGCTGGATGCCTGTTAAAGAAAAAGCCCCCGAGGCAGACGCTAATAAAATGTCTCATGAAGAGGCTCTTCGCATCGTCGAAACCATCGTGAATACCTTTGAGTTGGCCCAGACGCGAGCAATGGCCGGCGCGAATGCTCAGATCCGCGAGCTGAAGAATCGCTTTGGCCTTAACAAATAAACAAATAAACAATTGGCGCAGCGATAAGGTTGCGCTTCTTGTCACGGAGGACCTCATGAAGTTTTCATACCTCCTGTTGGCGATCGCCCTGACAGGATGCAGCATAAAACCAGATAACACCGTTAAATTCCCTGTTCGCGCATATCAGCACGGTGTGTACGGTACTGTTCATGTGAAATACGATGTTAATCGAGTCGGTCGCGTCGAGAATGTTGTTGTAGAGGACGACAAAGACGGCTATTTCACAAAGCAAATCGTCAGTGACATGAAGCATTGGCGACTTGATGCGGGGAAGCCGAAGAAAGGCGAGCGTCTTACTATCGCTTTCGAGCGTCGTCATGATCGAGATGAGGGAGATTTCCTTGAAAATTAAACTCCCCGGTCGTCATGGTGGCTGGTGGCTTGCTATTAGCTGGATTCCACGCCGCGTGGCGCGATGGGGGTTTGGCCGATTCTGGAACGATGGGCCGTTTTACTCGTTCTGTCTGTGGCGTCTGAATATTTATTGGTGGTGGAGATCTGAAAATGGTTAAAAATAAAGTAATTCGTCAAGCAAATGATGGCGGAAATACCTGGATAGACTGCTCATTGGAAGCCTTCAACCGGGCCAAAGAGAACGGCATACCCGTTCGAGAAGTCTGTTTACGGGAAGAGTCACTCAGCACATCCTCGGCAAACCCGGCCGGCTATCACATCATGAACAAAGCTGGTGAAGTTACCGCAGACCGTAAAACACTTTCTGAAGCGCAGCAGGTTGTGAACGACTGGAATGCGGAGTGGGTTATCGTCCCATATTACTATGCGGGAAAATTGAGTTGATGAAAGAGCCTATGGTGAAGTTACCGCCCCACGTCTATCGCGAACTGGTTTCTGAGCTTGCTGATGTGGCAAAGAAGCACTGTGGCGCCGGGTCCATGCGTGAGTCACTAAGTTACGTGCTTTCTCGCTATGTCGAACCAGATCACTCGAAGAAATGAAAAGGGGCTGATGCCCCTTTTCATTAGTATCCCGGAAAGAGAGCATAAGGGATACGCAGCCCTCCCCTACCACCAAATGACTCTGAGAAGCTCTTTTGTCTCTGGCGGGCATACTTCACCTGTATTTGTGAACCTGTCCATCGAATGAGTAGACCGGAATAGCCGACGGTCTCTCCGTCGTCAGATATGTTGCCCGGTGTCGCATTTAACAGGATCCACGGATTGAAGCCCGGCGTGAAAGATATGACCTGGCTATCAACGGGCGAGTTTGCCGGAAGGTCTATGAACCCTCTTATTCTTGGCACACGGTTGGCGCTTTTGGCACTCCAGATGAGATCCCCATTACCGTTCCTCACGTCGAGATATCCGCTTTCAACACTGAGGTTGCGCGTTGTTCTGATTATCTGACCGCTGTTGTTTTGAAAGCTCCAGGCCCCAGGCATAGCGAAGGCGCCGGCATTTAATCTAAACCAATGCAGGTAGCCGGATGTCGGCATGTCTGCCGGCTTCAAAAAACCAAACGGGTATTTCCCCCCAAAAGGGTTATCTATCGCGTAATAGCCGATATCCGTCAGGCCAGAGATGTCTCTGATGTCAGAGAAGAGCGTCGTCTTGTTTTCGGAGTCGAGTTGCAGCGCCCCCGCATCGTTGTAAACTTCAAATCCGTATGTCATGCATTATCCCTAAGCATATCGATAAACTTCTACCGTGAACGTCTGTTCAGTGTGATTGCCGGAGGCCGAGAAGAGCGTAAAGGCATTGTCGCTGGTGACGCAGTAAACCTCGTTAAACCCGGAACCCCACGAGCCTGCAACAACAACAGCAAAGGAGTTTCCTGAGCTAATGCCAGAGACCCCTTGGGTAACAGAGCTATCGCTCCCGTTCATTTTCACACTGTACGTGCCGATGTACCGGCAGTTGTAATCGCTGGTATCCACGACAAGATTGCCGTTTTCGTCCCAGCATTGGAGACCGAATCCCATTGCATAATCCCTTTGCAATCGCCCGGTTTCAGTCCTAAAGCATTTTACAGCCTAATAAAATAACCAAACAACTTGTTTACTGCCTTTTCTTGTGTGTGAAAATAATAAGCATAAGAAAACAATGGAACAATACGCATGATATTCAGACAGAAACACTATCTGTTCATCCGTGAACACTACAAGCACGCCCGGTTTGAAGGACGTAATGATGCAACATGGGGGCGCGATTACTCCTACCGTATAGCCCAGAGCGGACTGGACTCGTTAGAAAAGTATGGTTACGGTGTTATTTCACAGCATGAGTCCAAAACTGGCGAGGCTGTTTTCTATGACCAAAAACTGAATATTTTGAGCGGCGACCAGATTAAAGCCGCCATCAGAGAGAAGCTGGTATGAACATTGTCGATAAAGCCTATATGTTTGCGGCCGGCGCTCATGCAGGGGTAGGCCAAAAGCGCAAATACACCGGAGAGGACTATATCTCGCACCCAGCGGCTGTAGCAGAGATTGTTCGCAACCACGGCGGCACGGAGGAAATGATCGCCGCAGCGCTACTACATGACACTATCGAAGACACGGACGTAACATTCGGCCACCTTTTCGAGCTGTTCGGGGAGCGCGTTGCTGAGATGATAGATGCACTAAGCAACAAGGCAAAGTCAGAAGACGGTAATCGTGAGGCGAGATTCTTCATCAACGTCACCGCTCTGCAGGAGCGCCTGGACATGCAAAGTCGAGTTATTAAGCTGGCAGATATTGTCCACAATACTCGGTCAATTGTTAAGCATGACCAAAAATTTGCGGCGCAATATCTGGCTGAAAAGGCATTTATATTGAGAGTGCTGTTCGTCGGCAAGGACATAGGTGCATCAGTCGAAGAGATCGAAAACAGAAGCGGAGATCACCCTCTTCTGATTGAAGCCGAGAAAACGATAGCAACCAGCCTTTCCCAACTGCCAGAAAAGCTCTTTAGCAAGTCAGATCAGCGCAATGCCGAGTTGATGAATAAGTGGAATAGCCTCAATAAACAATCTATCCCATGACCGCCTAGGCGGTCTTTTCATTGCCTTAAATAATTTGTTTATCGCCTTTTATTGTTTGAGATAATAACTAGCATAAGAAAACAAATTGTTTAAGGAAATGACCATGTCAACTGCCGTAGCAACCATCAGTAGCACAACCGGCGCTGTCGACTTCCGTAAGGAAATGAATGTCATTCACGATATTGTCGCTGAGTGTGAAAACGAAATATCCCTGATGAACCAGGTGCATGATTTTGTTTACTCTAGCGACCGTGTCTCGATGATTAATCGTCTGCAGGTACTGAGCCGCCGCCCGAATGATGAAAACTTCCGTAACGTCTCTCAGCTGAACGCCGTTAACCTTGATTTCGTGAAGCAGAACATTTGGGCGGAATACTGGCATAAGGTGACGGATATGACAGGCGCACTGTTAATCATGCCAGCTGAGCGCCGAGATCAGTGGCGCAGTCAGTTCACGTTAGGCGTGCAAAAGACGGTAAAAAAAGACCGCGGCGGCTTTGAGCGTAGAGTTGAGGAGTTCGTTGGCGTTCCCGAGTTCACCGCGGACACTGTTATCCCAACGATGACGACGTTACTCAATGACCGCCATAAATATCTGGCAGAGCGTGTCTATGGTCTGTTTAAGGCATTAAGCCCGACCCACAAGACCAATAAAACATACGGCTTTAGCGAGAAGCTGATCATCTCTTACTGTGTCACTGACTTTTGGAACGAAAGTGTTTCCCTGAATTACCACAAATCGGACGTCATTGACGACCTGCGCGTCATGCTGCACTTTTTTGCCCACAAGGAGTTCATTACCCTTAATCGTTGCTCTGAGATGCTCTCAGCGGCTTACAGAGCGCATGGTTGCGAAACCGGGAAATGGATGAATGTCGATGGCAATTTAATGCGCGTCAAAATCTTCAAAAACGGAAACGCACACTTTGAGATCCACCCGGACGTCGCCTGGAAGCTGAATGAGGTGCTGGCCCATAGTATGCCTGCAGCAATACCGGCACCATGTCGCAAGGCGCCAACAACTAAGGCACCAAAAGAGTTCGGCTACATCCAGAAGACCGTATCGGAAAGAACCAGAGGCGTCATTCGTGATCGTCGCCATAGTAGTAAAGACGGTACGTGGTACTTCTCCGATTCGTCACTGCAAAAGGCTCAAATAGAAGACCTTGAACGCACTCTGAGATTTATCGGTGGTGTGAAGGAGAGAGGCAGCTGGTTGTTCCCGTATGAGCCAACCGCGACATTCGACAGTATCGTGTCAATGGGCCTCATTCCAGAGGTTAAGTCACACCAGTTCTACCCGACACCGGAATCAATCGCTCAATACGTAGCGCAGATCCTGAAATGCACACCCACTGACCGCGTACTTGAGCCGTCAGCCGGCCGTGGTGATTTGCTGACATTTCTCAACGCGACACCGGAGAATGTGACCTGCGTAGAAGTGTCGCCATTGTTCTGCGACATCCTCTCGGCCAAAGGGTACAGCGTTCACAATAAAGACTTTATCGACTGGTCAAAGCAGCTGCCTTACGACTACGACAAGATCGCCATCAACCCACCGTATTCGGAAGGTCGAGCAAAAGAGCACACGCTAACCGCGCTTAACCATCTCAACGAAAAAGGAATTATGGCCGCAGTCCTGCCAGCCGGTTACAAGCCGGAAGAATGGATAGGTAATCAGTTCGTTTGCGCTAAATCAGGCCGAGAGTTCTCAGGTGAGTTCGAGGACACCGGCATCACAGTCGCAGTATTCGTTTTCAAAAGAGCATAGAGGCGCAGATGATTGAGTTAACGTTGAAGGAGTACAACGCCATCCACACAGACTATCGGGGCGTATGGTCAACGGAGCGAACCGACTGGCCCGATTGGGAAAGCGTGAGAGAGCAATACATGGGCAAACGAACCATGATGAAGCACGGTGGCCTGCTGATTGAAGATCTTCACTTTCGTATTGTTTAGAATGAAACGGCTTGTAAAAAATCCACTAATCAGAGATTGAAATGAAAATTAAAAACATTGGCATCGTTGCAATACTTTTTCTGGCTTCAGGTTGTAATGATGTTGCCGTTAAACCATATGAGATGGTGCTCAACAAAACACCATCTCAGGTAGATATGGCAGGTTATACGATGGTTGATCAGGACGGGAAGGCAACGGACAAACCAGTCAAAGCCAAGGATCGTTTTTCTCAGTATCTATACGCACCATCAGAATACGTAGGCAAAGTCCTCAAGGAAGAGAAAGACGCAGATTTAGTCATCTTTAGCACATTAGACGGGAAAATTGCGTACTCCATCGTCAATGTGAGTGTGAATGAGATGAAGAAGGTGCAGGATGTGCTGAAAAGTAAATATGGCCCAGCTCTGGCGACTCGCGCTGGCGTGAGAGATCAAGCCGCTTTCGAGTCAAGTCCAGGCTTCTGCAAAGCGTACAATCCAGAAGCAGGGTTAGAACAGAACCACTGCCCTATGGACTATTACGAAATTTACGGCAATGTAGATGAGGTATATGTGCTGGTTAAGGCTAAGAGCATCTACGCTAACGGCCCTGAGAAGTTGATAGTGGCAGGAATAACCAGAGACGCAAAAAACTACGAGGACAGCATTAAGTAATCACCTTAAACAATTTGTTTTCTACCTTTTCTGGTTTGTGATAATAACGCCAACCAGAAAAGGAGAACCCAACATGACCCCTTCCAACACATACCTGACAGTCAGCTTGACCCACCCAGAAAAAGTAACCTCAGAGAACCTCGCTGAACTTTACCGTGACTGGATGAACAACTACCTTTCCGTCGCTGCGTTCGCAGAGGATTACGGCATCACAGTGGCCCAGGCAGAATTGACCATCGCAAAAGGACGCATGGTTCACGAAGCAGCCGCCGAGTGGTTGAAAGAGTTCAACAAAGCCTAAAACAACTTGTTTTCTGCCTATAGCAAGTTGAGATAATAAAACCATTAAGAAAACAACAAAGAGAAAACACATGAGCCTGAATATTACTGAATCATACAAAGTCGCCGTTATCAGCACCGCCCACGTTACTCAAGCGGACTCCGAGATACTGCCTCAAATCAGTTTTGACCCACTGACAGATCGCGGTCTGAATTGGGTACACGGCACAGAGTATGGCTGGATTGTCCGGGCCGGACTTCACGCTGAAGCATGGAAAGAGTCTTTGCGCGAGGAAGGTATTAGCTGGTCGGCGATCGAGAACATCGAGAAAGTCCTGAACGCTGGTTTTGAGGTCGTGCATTTCGACTGCGACGCAGATACGATTGACGGCTTGCAAGTTTGGGATTGGTGAATGCAGAACAAAGGGGTTGGCGATGAGAAGTAAGCTTTTGTTTTTGTCCATATGCTGTTTTTCAGTAATGGGATGTTCAAGTGAAAGTCGTAGCACAAGACCGTCAGACACCCAGCACATTACATATGTTGGATGCAATGCTAAATTCGGCGATGGTGCTGTAATGCAAAATAAGGCCACAATTGTTGACCAAGGAAGTAGTTTCATTGTGCGAGGCAGCGCAGGAGATTTCTACAGTGGGGATCTTGTTTTTCGCAGTGAGAAGATGATTACTAGCGAGCCTTCAGGTGGGCTGGTTTTCTCCAAGGGATTAGGTGAATTTTCTAAAACGTACCTCGTTCATATGATAAAAGAGAACAAGGTTTCAGTATTTGATTGCACCTCTGCTATCGTTAAGCAGTAACATTGAAGGGACGATTTGCACTCACTTCGAATCACACTAATGGAGTTAGTAATGAAGAAAGTAGGCATTCTTGTTTTGGCATTTATGGCGAACTTCAGTGCTTCAGCGGCTGAAAGCTCAATCGCTGATCAGATAACGAATGTATGCGCCCATGCCCCTGGTGCTGTAGTTTCTCAAAAAGTTCAAGAGGCTTATAAAGCGTACAAGGAAAAATTCAAACCTGACCCTAACGTGGATGATGCAGCTCTACCAAATGATCAGAAGTGTTTCGGGAACGTCAGAGAGGAATTAAATAGGCTGTACCCAGACACAAAAGAGTGATTGACCTTTCACTGACGTAACCAGTCAACCTCTCGCAGTTTCTATAAGGAGAGGTTGATCATCACTTTTCCACCTAATCAACCACTCATCAACCCGCAACGCCGCTGTAAACAAAGCAATAACACCCATAAGAAAACAACTTGTTTGCAGATCAACGTAACGTCAAACCAAAACCCATTTTTACCCTCATTTTTTGACATTTGAGCATAACCACTCTTATACCCGCTCGACACTACACCAGAACGCCCAGGCTTCGATTAAACAGGAAACGCCACACCAACACATCACCACAAATCAGATTCGCTTAGAGAGCATTACAGAGCGTATACGAGGATAAGCCAATCAGCTCGAAATCGGGAGGAAGAACCACCAACAATACATTCAGGAAAAACTCACTATCATAACTGAAAGAGCGGAACCGGCATACCACCAACCAAAGGAAGCGAGGCTCAAAAATCCCAAGAACACCACTCGACTTATCACAGGCATTGGGGCACCCGCCAAACCCCAACAGGCACGGAAACACATCCAGCGTTCCCCAGGCACACGAGAGAAACGATAAAGAGATAATCCCATACCTGCCATCACCCAATAGCAATGCAACCTCAAATCCCCAGAATTGCGGAAAGCAGCCAGGACAAGGCTTAACGACACATTCACCCAGATAACAACTTGTTTAAGAGCACAAGAAAACAAGCAGTCGGTTACCTGCCATCTCCCAGAACAAAACGACGAAACAATCTCTTCGCCTATATGCCATTACACAAGGTAGAACGAATCCCGGATAAGAGAACAACCCAGAGGAAACCACCAAGAAAGAACAACCACACCATAGGAAGCGATAGAAGGAAATCCCGTAGAGAAGAACACTCCCAGATACACATCCACCATAGAGAAGGTCAGAAGAAATTTGGGAAGATACCCAGAACAGTTTGGGAATAGGAAAGGGACAGTTTGGGAAGGTCATTTACCGTTTTGGGAAGGTAGCGTTAAGAGAGTTCTGGGGTATTGGGATTAAGGCGTTATAGAGGGAAGAGGTTTGGGTATTTAGGTGTTTGTGTAAGTAGGGTATGAAAAAAAGTCGCGCTTCCGTCTTCGCATAAATTCAAGCTGTAATTTCCCAGCCCTACAAAAACGTTGGCGCCGCGCAAACTCCCTACGGTCCGAAACGCTACTCGGTCGCCTTTAGCCGCGGCAAAACGGGGAACGGCCAGATACAGCCTGCGGTCGGGAAACGGGGAGGTTGTCGTATAGACGAGGCTGCTTGATGAAAGGTCAACCGATCGGTCGCGGGAGTTGGGCGGCTGGCGGTATGAGGCGACCCAGGCATAGGTTCGTATAAATACGGTCATACCACCAGCGAGATTCATTCTGTCAGGAAAACGACGGGTGTCAATGAGTTAAGTCCGGCCATTTTATCACGTTTCCCTGCGGCAATTTCTTTGTTTTCTAGTATTTGTTGTTTTCTTAACGCCTTAAACAATTTGTTTTCTGCCTGATTCACGATGCGATAATACATCCATCGGAACAATCAACGGAATACACAAAATGACAACACGATTTCACTACTTCACCACTCGCAACGCTGCCAAAACTTCTTTTACTGCGATCATCGCTGAGCCAGTAGAAGGGCAGAACGAATTTTACGTGGCACCAGATCTTTCCAACGTGCTGGCGATGGTCAACACGTATGGCGCTGGCGATTTTGGCACTGTCCACGTACTCAATACAGAGAAGCTCGCCCTGGTGGACTTCGACACCAGCATTGACTATCTAGCGAAGGACGCCGTGAGAATGTCGGAAGAGTACGACAATGGCGCATCTGGTGATTTCGCTTACAAACTGCCAGACGATGCTCGCCTGGTCGAAGAGGAAGACGTGACGTTCTACATGGATTTAGACCCAGCCTAATAAGAAAGATAGCGGAGCAATCCGTTATCTTTTCAGCCCACCAGACCTGCGGCGAATTACTACGCTCAGTCGCCTTTATTGTTTTCTTATCGCCTTAAACAAGTTGTTTTCACCCTCATCAGCACTGTTAATATTCTTCTCAACGAAACACGGAACGAGATTGAAGCCATGAACAACACTGATCGTTTATTCTCTGCTTATCACATTGCCAAGCGCGCGGAGTTCAAGGAAACACGCAAGACAAACACGTCGAGCTTGACCCTTTTGGACATCCTGGCAAATGGCACTGCTATTCGCGTATTTAAAGAGTGCTCGGTCAGCTTTGATAGTGGTTCATCTCATCGCGTAGTCGTTAGCGTGCGTCGCAGTGGTCTGAAGTCTGGATGGTCAGCGGTGCAGCGTATCTTTCCAATTTCGCAGCTTGAGACAGCCATCTTGTATGCAAACAAAATGGCTCAGAAAGAGATTTCAAGAGAGTCCCTTGCTGCTATCGCATAATCATGTGCTTAGTAGTCACAAAAATTTCTACAGCCCCTTCATCCTTTTGGGGCTTTTTTGTGTCTGTATTGTAAGTGTTTACTTACCAGTATATGATTAGTGCCGCTCAACTACATGGAGGTAATTATGAGCCTAAAACGTACCGATCTGGTATACGACCTGTTCTATGCATCTAACACTGACCCTATGACTGCCGATCGCATCGCTACGCTGACTATTCAGTTGCGTGATGAATCCGGGGCGACTCAACTGTCTACCCAGCTGTCTCGTACCGTTCTGCGTTCCAATAAGCAGAAAGTCTACACCGTAGGGCAGCAGATGATTAACGACGGCGGCGACGCGCTGCTGGTGGCCGCAGAAGCATTCTTCCGCAAAGACACCGTTACTCTGACCGAAAGCCTGATTTCTGAGGTCCTGGACTTCATCGAAGGGAACCTTGCTGCCGGCAGCACCTGGATGGGTGTCTACGGTATGAAGATTTATTCCGGCGAAGCGCTGACCGAGCTGTTACCTGAAGACGTTCTGAAAGCCGACGGCACCGAAACCGCCACCGAGCCGGCCGCTTAACCTAGAGGCTATTTATTGAGCCACCAGTATTGGTGGCTTTTACATTTTTTAAACAGTTATAATATTTGCGGACTTCATCACAAACTTTCGGCAACAAAGATGATTTTTCACAACGCATCTCCAATCGCACGACCTGAGCAAGAAGAATTTTGTCAGTACATCGCCGGACGCTTCAGACTATCTGTTTTCTCTTTTCCGTACCTCAGTGACGAGCGAATTGACGCCCAGCGAGCCATTCAGAAAGAGATAGATGAATGGATGCTGGCCAAAAAGTTAACGACCAGGCAAATTTTAGAGTTCAATAAGCACCTTAACTGGCTATTGCGATAACAGGTACCCTTCAACCACCCTTCGGCTACCGCACGGTATAAACACCACTTAGTCACCCTCCGGCTATTCTTCGGCTGCCGCATAACACCTTTGTTGTTTTATAATTGCCTTAAACAATTTGTTTTCTGCCTTGGCACTACTGCGATAATCATTCCATCAAAACAAAACAACAAATTAAGGAATGCACATGAACCAGTTACTGACCGTAAATACTCGTTTTGGGGAATCAACCGCGCTGTTCAATACTATCCACAACCGACTTATTACCGTAATGCACGGCGAAGATGATGTGACAAGCCAACTGCAGGAATGGGAAAGAGAGTCTCTGCGTCAGGATCTTGCAAACGGACATGGTTATGCCCAAACCTTTAAAGCCGCTCGCGTCGTGTCAGCCGGGTTCGGTACTTTCATCTTCCCATTACACGGCAGAGACTGCGAGAGCCGCCGCTTTGAAATGGCTGTCCAGATCGCAAGCTGGATGGCCGAGACAAGACCGCATCAGGATAGCGATTATCAGGTAAGCGCAGCTGTCCGCGCAGTGGAGAACAGCGAAAGGTACACCAACGTTATTTACGAAGCAGGTCACGACCAATTTAAAATCATCCTTAATGGGCGCGTCCTGGGGAAAACGCGGCTCAAGTCCGACATCATCATTCTTGCCGGAAAGTAAACCGAGAAGAAGAGGGGAGGGGGCTGTGTCTTCTCCCTTTCGGCGTTTGCATCTTCACCGAAGGGAAACGGTCAAAAGCCGATATAGGTGAATTTTTCGGGATACGGCTGGGTTTGCATATACAGAACCGTCGGGGGCGCTCCGGTGTCCCGGCTTAGTGCATGTCAGGTATTCGGAAGGCGTCGATTTTAGGGATGGGGAGATAATGTCTCAAGCCATCTTTACCACTGGATAGCCAGAAAAACACTTCAGACAGATCGCTATTATATGGCACTAGTGACGGGGAAAATTTTTTCGCCTTAACAAACTTTAAAACGCGCTGTAACGCATCCTAAGCGATTTTTAATGCTGGCAATATGATTGCTTGTCTGTGACAAAAAAGAGCGCTTAGAATCGCTCTGGCGCATCCTGTTTTGTGTCGTGTCTGATAATGGTTAACGTATAACGAAAACAGCGCCACTATGGGCGCTTTTCTTTGGTCTGGTATGTCTGGATCACTGGAAACGCAAAAAGCGCCCATAGTGGGCGCTGGTGGCTTTATAGCGGAAACAAAAAAGCGCCCATAGTGGGCGCTGGTGGCTTTATAGCGGAAACAAAAAAGCGCCCATAGTGGGCGCTTGTCTGGTTACTTGCTGAAGCTGGTAGCTATATGATTAAACAAATCATTTTTAATAAATTTAAATTTTGCCATTCCAAACTCAGATTTTCCGCCATCTTTGATTGCTTCCACGATCCCCAGATCACGGAATAACTTGATTAACTGATTTGCTTGCGTATATGTCGCATCTGGTTTCATCTCGTTATCTTGTTTAGCTTTATTCATTAACTTGAATACTTCCCCATTGCTAAACGTAGTCGGATCTTTCTTGATAATTTCGACCATTGCGAAAACGCGTGAGTTAGTAGAAAGCGAGCTATTAAATACACATTTACCAGAAGCCATTGACGCCATCAGATACGCCAGCTTTTCGAGTGCATAGCTATTCGCTAATGTTTCGCGGAAAAACAGCTCTGGATCTTTCTTAGCAATCTTAATAGAGAAGTAGAAAACGCCACACTGTTTGTCATCATTCATCGCTGAAAGGATGTTATTGTCAAAGTAAGCGCTTTTGGTCTGTGCTGCACGGAGATCCGCTTTATCCTTTTTGGTATCCATGCCAGCATTCAGACGCTCGTTAAACTTGATAGCCATTGCTTCAGCGTTTGCGCTCAATTCTTTTGATACAATGATTGCAGCATTCAGAACGTCGATTTTTTTAATCTGTGACATAATTTTTTCCTTTATTTAAATGTATTGGCTTTCGCCACAATCGAAATGTTTATTTGTTTGTGTCGTTTCGTTGGGTTCTATTATCGACATACGGAAATTTTACGCAAGCGTTTTTTTAAATAAAACGCAAAAAAGTAAAGTCCTAGAAATAAACGCAACTACGTGGAAGGTGTTCCCTAAATAAATAACAGGTTGGGGCTTCTACCCTTATATATATAACGAGGGCTGGTGCGGTTGGAATTAATTTGATTGTGAATGGTACATATAAAATACCGACATGAGGTCGGTATTATTCCCTTATATATACTGCTCCGTAATGCTATGCAATTAATTGCTTAAATGGGGACTATGCGGTCGACCCAATCATAGTATAGCTGGATGGTTTTGTTGTTAGAGAACCTTAAACCGACTGATTGCTCATTCATGCCGATTGACACACCCTCCAATACTCGGTTGTCGGAGAGATAGACCCTTATAGGCTTGCCCTGCTGGTGTGCGTAACGAACTACCTGAAAGAAGTCTCTGCCTGAGCGAACGTAGCCATTGTCTTCAAAATCACCACGTCTCAACGTCAACTGACCCTTATGGATTGTGTCTACCTCTGAGGCGGCAATCACCTCTGATGAGATTATATATTCGGCGGGTATGATTACGCGATTCGCCTTGGTGTCATCTGTGAAGGGGGCAAAGTAGATGCGGCTTGACCGCAGATCGAACCCGGTCACTCGCATTGAAAAAGCCTGGCCGTCAGCTGCCACGACCCTTACAGGTAATCTTTTGCTCATGAGATGTTTAAAATACCCCATGGTTGATGAGAGATCTCTTTCCTTCTCCGCGCTAATGCCGTATGTGAAATCTGTCTTGTTCATAATAGTCCGATTTGTGAAAGCAAAAGACGTCCTGTTGACGCCTTTGTGTGATAGCGATCTCCTTTATTTCTTCTTATTTCTTTCCATTCTCTTCAATATCTCTAAATCTTCGTCATTCATATCTGAGTTGAGAAAGACCTGGGCTATTTTATTTTGAAGACGGTTACCAAGTATTGTAGACAAATCGTTAAGGAAAAGTTCTGCATTTAAATTTTCAAGAAGGAGATTTATAACACCAGTTTTTGATAATTTTATGTTGTCGTTTCGCAACAGTTGCTGAATCTTAATCAATTGTTTGTCAGCAACCGGTGATAGCTTCAGATGGCAGCTTATGAACTTCGTATCATCTTGCCTGTGTTGCTTCGAGATAGCTACGCCTGAGTTGTGCTGAGATTGTTCTTTCATGGTTTTTCCCCCCCATAAGTGCCGGTCTTTAGACCGGCCATAAACTTTAAGACGCGAGAATAGAGAAGTCGAATTTACCATCAATCCCAAGAAGACCTTCCGCAAACCCGGGCGTCGTCTCGATGATGTTTTTCCGCTCGTAGGAGTGTGACATGAGGTGCTTGTTGGATGTGTCCAGAAAATCTGCAACGAAGCAGACGTTAGCCTGGTTTTTCTTTTTGCGAAGACCTCGTCCCACACGCTGCCTAAGCTCCACTTCCGCCTTGCCACCACCAGCCATGATTACCGATCCTACGCTCGGGACGTCTACACCCACATCCAGAATCGTTGAGCCTATCAGTACGTCAATCTTTCCTGTGGCAAGTTCAATCAGCTTGGCCGATCGCGTTGCCGCTGAAGATTTCCCATTGATAAAACTCGCTACTAAACCTCTTTGCTCCAGCATTTCTTTCAGTATCTGTCCGTGTCTTTCATGTCGAACCAGCGTCATGCAGCTTAAACCACATTGTTTAAAGGTCACGGCGGTGTCAACAATCGCGCTATTTCGAGCCAGATTATATGTGATGCCGAGCTGATATGCCTTCTGATAAGCTGTCGTCATGCTTACACGGAAGTTTACATGTTTGCCTGTTAATTCCTTGTTAAGCCGTTCAGTATCAGGAACGTAACCGATTTTACGATAAAGGAAAAAGGGTTTTGCCAAAATACCTTTATCAATCAGATATTTTTCAGACACTTTGATCTCTATTCGACCAGATACGGCCATCAGTCGCATGTTCGCTTCGGTGCTGTCCTTCATGAAGGGCGTTGCTGTCAGCGCTAAACGATAATCCGCATTTTTACAGAGCCGGGCTATTTCATAGAAGCTTTCGCCTGATGCCTCGTGCGCCTCTTCGAGAATCAGTAGAGATACGTTGGCCAGCATCTTTTTGATGAGTTCGCGACGGCGAAGGTGGAAGTCGCGCTTCTCTTTGCTTAAATCTCGGCCAGGCTCACTCAGAAAGCTGGAGAGCGTCTGAACAGTCGCCACGTTAATGAAGCGAGAGAACTTCAGTTCACCAGAGCCGATGACACCAACCTTTTCATTCTCCAGCCATGGCTCGCCATTTGAGGCGCGGTAATCCATTGATTCCTGAAAATTTTCCTGCATCTGGTACATGAGCATAGACCGCGTGGTGATAAACAGCGTCATGCGACCAATCCGCGCAGCCGCCTTACACGCGATCTGAGATTTCCCGCCACCGGTAGCCACTTGCGCGATCATTCCGCCAAAACGAACCAGACGCTCGCACGTTTCATCTTGGTAAGCGTAATCGGGGTTATATGGGAATGGGCTTACTACAGGGTTTGGCTTACCGAGAGGCTTGGTGAGTTCTTTCCTGACAAGAGCGCACTTAACTCCAGACCGACCAAGATCTGCAGCGACGGCTCGCGCAAATCCCGCAGGAAACACACCGTTAGCCCAGCTGAACATGGTGCTCTGACCATTCCAGCCACTATCGCCGCCACTGTATCGACCGCCATCCACGTCGTAACTAAGCATTTTCTGTATTTTCAGCTTAACGTCGTCATCTGCTCCTTTGACGATGGCGTTGACTGCGTCAAAAACAATCCTGACTGTCATTTTTTAATTTCCTTCGTGCCTTATTTATGCTAATTGGGTATTCTATATAAGTAACTACTTACTAAATGGATTGTATCAAAAATATGGACGTTAAAATTAGTATTTTGACGGTGGAGACAGCCCTGCTGCGGCCCAACCCCTGGAATACGAATGTTGTCGGTGCGCAAAACTTCGACAAGCTGAAAAACTCAATCGACCGTCTCGGTTTCTTCAAGCCGATCCTCGTTCGCGATATGGAAGATGGCACCTATCAGATCCTCGGCGGAGAACACCGCTGGCGTGCTGCTATTGAGCAGGGCATGGCTTCAGTGCCGGTGACATCAGTGGGCGTCGTTGAGGACAACGTCGCTAAGCAAATGTCTCTGGTCGATAACGAGCGTTACGGTGAGGACGATGCGGTCGAGCTTCAGCGTCTGATTGAGAGTATTCAGGCTGAAATCGACTACTCGCTGGCTGAAATCGCCCCATATGACGAGGAATTGACGGCAACGCTGGCGCGTGAGTCCCGGATCGACCTCGAAGAGCTGGGATTGCTGGGTGAGGAAGGTGACAGTGTAGCGGAGGCAGACCCCCGTGAAACGAAAGAGCGCCTCGGCGTGGAGCACCAGACCATGCGTTTTAAGGTTTCTTTTGATACCGCTGAAGGTGTCACTGAAATCGTAAAAACCATTATCCGTGAACAGAGTATTAAGACAGGCAGCGACATGGAAGACGCTGGCGAGGCTCTGGTATGGCTGACTCAATATTACAAGGACGTTGTCGATGGAAAAGTCGTTTAAAATTCAATACTTCGACCCGCGCACGCTCATCCTGTATGAGAAAAACGCGAAAAAACATGATGAACGCCAGATCAAAGACCTGGCCGCTGCCATCAAAAGCCGCGGGTTCGACCAGCCAATCACCGTTGATAAGCATCGAGTGATCATCACCGGTCACGGCCGACGTGAAGCCGCACTGCTGGCGGGGCTTGCTACTGTTCCCGTCATCGTTCGTGATGACCTGTCAGAAAGCGCTGTACGCGCTAAGCGCCTCGAAGACAACCGACTCGCCAGTATCGATTATGACGCAGTTCGTATGCAGGAAGAGCTGACCGAGCTGCTTCAGGATGATGGTGTCGATATTTACGGTTTTGAGGATCGCGAGCTGAAGGTGTTTATCGAAGATCTCACTGAAAAGATGGCCGATGACACGCTGATTGACGATCTCAACGAAGAGGCAGAGCGCCAGCGCGAAGAGCACAAGTCGATTACGGAAGAGGTCGCAGGTGGCCGCACTCGTATCGTCGATATTCTGGGCTTTAAAGATGTCCCGACCAGCGATGCAATCGTGGTGGGTGATTTGCTGGCGTGGATGGAAGACGAAACCGGTCTTATGGGTGAAGCTGCCTTCCTCGCTTATGCTGCGAAAATCTCCGAAGGAGTGGCGGAGCATGGGTAAGTACCTTATCAACGTTGCCTTTAACACGCGGGTCAATAAAACGATCCGCACGTTGGAGATTGCAGAGTCGTTTGGCCTGGGTCTGGACGAAAAAGAGTGGACTCTCTATGACAACCTTGAGCTGGATATTGCTCGCGGCGACGTCGTTTACGTGACAGGTCAGTCTGGTTCCGGCAAGTCCGTCATTCTGCGTGAGCTTCAGAGGTTGATGGCGAAAAACGGTCTGACTGTTGCGTCCATTGATGACTTTGTCTTTCAGGACGATACCAACGTGATAGACCAGTTGGGGAAAACCACCAGCGACGCCCTGGGCCTGTTGTCCATGGCTGGCTTGAATGATGCCTATCTGTTTGTGCGGAAGCCGTCTGAGATGTCGGACGGTCAAAAGTACCGTCTCAAAATCGCCAAGCTGATTGAGTCCGGGGCTGATGTCTGGGTAGCTGACGAATTTGGAGCCGTTCTTGACCGTGTCACGGCGCAGGTTGTTGCGTCGAACCTACAGCGTGCCGCCCGCGCTGCCGGCGCAACGGTTATCGTCGCTACCACGCACGAAGATTTAAAGAACGCGCTGCGTCCGTCTGTGCAGATCACCAAGCACTACAAAGAACGTGTGAAGGTGGACTATGAGCATTGATAGCAAGGTTTTTCCAATCTTCGAGGGCGCCCAGCTGCGGCGCCGCTTCACCACTGAAGGCGAATGGCGTGAATGGCTGAGAGCGCACGGTGCATACGGTTTCCGCGTGGCGCCTTATTACAGTCGCTGCGTGGTTGTCTTCGGCGCCGCTCGTTATGTCGAAACCATGAAACAGCTATACGGAGTGGATGACAGCCAGTTCATTGATGACGTGGGCGGCTGGGTCACTGATATGGGTTACTTCGAAGCCGATCGCTCTGTGCATGGTGTGTTCCTGCCAGACAGTCAGGACGAGAAAACACTGTGGCATGAGGCATTGCACGTCGCGATGTCGACGGCTGAATCTCACGGTGTCCATCTGTCCGATCAGGAAGCCATCACCTATCTACAGGGCTACGTCGCGGAAATGCTCGATGCGGCATTTCGTCAGTTTAAGGCTGATAAGAAAGCCGGTGGCTTGCCCCCGATCGCCTCAATCGTAACACGAGATCCTCATACGATTCGCCAGGGTGGGTTCGAGAGTGTCAGAAAGGTGATGAAGCGATGAACGATGTAGTTATCACGCACCACCAGCCTGAAGAGTTCCCGCGCCATCTGGATTTCATGGAGCGCATCGTGGTGAAGAGAGGGACGGTAGAGGATTGGAACGCGCTGAAAGGGTTGCACTACAAAACAGACGGCAAGCCGTTCGCACCATCCTACTATCGCGCTGAACTTGACGGCCGTCTTATCGGTGTTTTGGTTATGGCCTATCCGAAGCTGCTGCTGGCGCCGCGCCACCGCATGTTCCCAGACATTAAGCCAACGTCGAACACGAAAGAGGCTAATCAGATCTGGGGTAAGCGCGTGAATCAGGAGTTCGCCGTTGTCAGTCGTCTGGTGGCCGATACGCAGTACCGTGGGCTGGGGCTTTCGTACCGGTTCATGAATATTGCCAGTCGTATGCACGACAAGCCAATTCTGGAAGTTCAGTCGTCGATGAGCAAATACAACCCGTTCGCTATGAAAGCAGGGTTCCAGTTTATCAAACCAGAACGACCACGCTCCTACGAAAGCGCTCTAAAAGTCTTCCAGCGCCATTTCAGAGCTGACCCTGGCGATAACGAGTCTGTGGTGAAAGAGCTGCTTAAAATGGCGGAGGGGCGCAGGAAACGTGCATTGCATGATCTGGTTGCGAACTACCACAAAAATTCAAGTCTGGCTAAAGCTGGTCGAAACCGCGGGACGACAGTTCAGGATATTGCTGACTCGCTGACTGACGAGGCCAGCATTGTGAAGCTGCTGAAGGATATTCACACACTGAGCTTCACCAGCCCTCTGTATGGCGTGTACCGGAACCCAGACTTCGGTCGCCAACTGCCGGACGTTTTGCCGCTTCTGGCATTTGATAACCAGCCGCTGGATGCGCCGCTGGATTTAACGAAAATTTTGTAAGGATACAAAATGAACCTGACATCGAAGCAAAAAGACATCATCAAAACAATCAGCCTCGGTTATGAGCGTGGGCATCTTCTCGATCTGGATGAGTTGCTGGAGATCCTGCCATACCGAACCTCCAAACAGAGTATGCAGTTTTCGCTACGTGCGCTTATCAAAAAGGGACTGGTTGAAAAGCACGACTGTCGGCCGCGGGGCGAAACGCTGCATCATCGTCGGACGCTGGGGCTGACTATCTTGGGCAGAGCAAAAGCAAAAATGCTGCTGGTGTAGTTGAAAGAGCCTGATTCTGTATGTTTTTAAAAGAAGAACTGCCAGATATATAAATATCCAGAGCACGGCTCTGTTTTTTTTAGTTTTTTGGTTACTTAGTAAACAACCACCATCAGAAAACAATTTGTTTTAAGGCGTCAGGAAGATGCCGAGCGGAATTAGAGGGAACTATGACAGAAACCGCCAAAAAACCGCGCCTGTCTCCGGCGCAGTGGGCAGAGATTGAGGCAAAGTGGCGCTCCGGCGAATACACCTTATCAATGCTCGAAGAAGAGTACGGCACGCGCTCTGAAACCTTCTCGCGGTACTTCAAAAAGAAGGGTATCGCCAAAGGCTCAGACAGTGTCGGTGAGATGATCCGCGAGTCGCTTAAATCGGATGCAGAAATCCGTGCACGTGCACGTGCGCAGAAAATCGAAGAACGAAAAGAATCCTACGATACCTGGGCGCAAAACATCGGCCGCCTGACCATGAAAGAGGTTCTGAGCGCTACCCGAGAGGGAAAGCCATTGGCGCTCATCGAGGACAACATCAAATCGCTTCAGCGAGCCAGTGCGGTCATTCAGAAATGCTTTGACGTGACCAGTCGTGCGTTAGGTCTGGAAAAAGACGATGACATCAGTGACGAGATCCCGAATTTGGTTTTCGGTGAGCTGACATCCGCCCAGGTTAGCGAACTCAAGAAAATGGACGAGGATAATCTGGTCGATGACGTTGAGATGCTGGATGCGATCGATGAAGACGACGAGGGGGATGACTAATGGCTATGCCATCCTCCCTGAGCTTGGTTCAGTTGCATTCGGGGCAGATGAGTGTCTTCAAGTCACCGCACCGCTTCAAGGTGGTGTGCGCCGGTCGACGCTGGGGTAAGTCACGACTGTCGATTTCTAAAATCATCAAAGCGGCCGCAGCTGACCGCAAACAGCGTGTCTGGTACATCGCACCAACCTATCAGATGGCACGGCAAATTCTGTGGGATGACCTTCAGGAAGTATTGCCTCGTAAGTGGATCGCGAAGAAAAACGATACCACGATGACAATCATCCTGAAGAACGGCAGTGAGATCGCGCTAAAAGGGGCGGATAAGCCGGATACGCTTCGTGGTGTTGCTCTGAACTTTGTCGTACTGGATGAGTTTCAGGATATGAAGCCGGACACCTGGTACAAGGTGCTTCGACCGACGCTGTCGTCTACCCGCGGTGGTGCGCTGATCATCGGTACGCCAAAGGGCTTCTCAGAGTTCCATAAGCTATTCATGATCGGCCAGAACCCAGAGATGCAAGCAAAAGGGTTGTGGAAGAGCTGGCAGTTTGTGACGGCAGATTCTCCATTCGTCCCAGATAGCGAGATCGAAGCGGCCAAAAACGACATGGACCCTAAATCGTTCGCGCAGGAGTATCTTGCGTCGTTCGAAAATATGTCAGGTCGTGTGTATTACCCGTTTGAACGTGGTGTGCATGTAAAGCCTCTGCAATTCAATCCACGCTTACCTATCTGGGTGGGGCAGGACTTCAACATCGACCCAATGTCATCGGTGATCCTGCAACCGCAGCCTAACGGCGAAGTTTGGGCGATTGATGAGGTTGTTCTGTTCTCTTCCAACACGTCAGAAGTGTGTGATGAGTTGGAGAGACGGTATTGGCGCCAGAAAAGCCAGGTGACAGTATTCCCTGACCCCGCTGGTGCATACCGACAGCACGCGCGAGGTGAATCGGATGTGGACATCTTCAAGGAGAAGGGATTTATGCGAATTGACCATCCGAAGAAGCACCCGCCGATCGCTGACCGTGTGAACGCAGTAAACCGACTGCTGCTGACCGCTTCAGGCGACGTGCGCATGTACATCGACCCGAAATGTAAGCATCTGATCGATTCACTGGAGAAGGTGGTTTATAAGCCTGGTGGCCGTGACATCGATAAAACTGGAAACGTCGAGCACAGCGCCGATGCCCTGGGTTATCCAATTCATCGTCGATTCCCGGTCAAGACTCGTGTTATTCTTGGTGGATCAAGATAAGTAAGTATTTACTAACGTAAGGATATGACAAATGGAATTGTCTACTAAAATGATTCAGGACTTGGTGAACCGTCGCCATCCTGATTACGAAACGCGCAAAGCGCATTGGGACTTCATCGCGGCCACTTACGCTGGTGGCCGTACATGGTTTAAAGACAACATCTTCCGCTACTTCAAAGAGGGGGATGCTGAATTTAAAGAGCGACTGGAGCGTGCTTACCGGTTTAACCACACTCGCGAAGTAGTGAACCTCATCAACAAATACCTGTTTAAAGAGGACATTCACCGTTGCGAGGACGACGCGCCGCAATCTGTAAAAGACTTCTGGAAACGTGCAACACGCCAGAACATGAATATCGATGACTTCATGGCCGAAGTCGACCTGCAGTCATCAATTTACGGTCGTATCTGGGTTGTCGTGGATAGCACTGTATCGGGTGAAATTGAGTCGAAAGAGGATCAGAAAAAATCTGACGGTCGCGCTTACGCCTATTGGGTATCGCCGCAGCAGATGCTGGATTGCGCGTGGGATGAAGAAGGTAATCTGAGCTGGATTCTGATCTGCGAAATCGGTCGTGATGACTCTGACCCTTTCAAATCTTCCGGCAAAGAGTTCCTTCGTTACCGTTTATGGACAAAGACCGACTGGTATCTGTTCCGTGAAGAGAAAAAGGGTTCACGCGCCGGCAATCGAGCGAAGGTGATTCTGGAAGATTACGGTTCGCATGGCCTCGGTATGGTTCCGGTATTCCCGGTCGATTGCATGGGGCAGAGTGAGTCGCAGTATTTCAGTCCGTCGCTTATTGATGACATCGCTTACCTCGACCGTGCGGTGGCGAACTATCTGTCTAACCTCGATGCCATCATTCAAGATCAGACATTTTCCCAACTGGCCATCCCCGTTCAGTCGCTGTTACCTGGTGACGAGAACCACAAAAAAGTGCTGGAGTTTGGCACGAAGCGCGTCTTCACCTACGACGGCGAAAACGGAGCGCAGCCATTCTACCTGTCGCCGGACCCGAAACAGGCGAGCATGATTATTTCGACCGTTCAGCAGATCATCAATGAGATCTATCACTCTGTCGGCGTGGCTGGCGAACGAACGAAGCAGGATAACGCCAAGGGTATCGACAACTCCAGCGGCGCGGCCAAGCTGTATGACTTCCAGCGAGTGAATAGTCTGCTTATCAACAAATCCAGCCGCCTGCAGCGAGCCGAGGAAATGCTGATGAAGCTGGTGACTGCATGGATGGGTGACAAACTGCCAGAAGATGACGATCTGGTGGCGTACCCTGAGAGCTTCGACATTCGTGGTCTGACTGACGAGTTCAGTGTTGCCCAGAACCTGCAATTGCTCCAAGCACCAGATTCTGTGCGTCGTTATCAGATGGAGATCCTGATTGATAAGATCTTCCCGAACCTCCCTAAAGAGAAAATGAAGGAGATTGAGAAAGATTTATTGCAATTTCCTCCAAAAAATGAACCTATGGGGGTTGAAAGTAAGTTAGCACTTACTTATGATAAAGGTACAGCCCGAGAAACTGGGCAAGAGAAGTCCCAAGGAACAGGGAAAACATCACCCAAGAAACCGGGTAATGACGAATAAAAGGATTTTTGAATGAAGTTATGGCAGTGGATGCAGCTGGCCCATACCGGGTACATGGACGTTGCGGGCAAAGGAGAGTTAGGCGGTGGCGGTGGCGGTGGTGAATCCGGCGCAGAAGTTTCAGACGTTGAGAAGGGCGCAGCCCAAATTGACGATCTGGATGGTCTGAGTGCTGAAGAGCTGATTGCTAAAGTCCGTGAAGAGCGTAAAACCTCCGCGACTTTGCTGAAAGAAAGCATGAAGCGAAAAGGCAACGAGCAATCTCTGAAGGAAAAGCTGGCTCAGTACGGTGATATTGCACCGGAACGCGCCATCGAGTTAGTCCAAGCTGAGTCCGCTGCTCAAAAAGCTCGTGAAGACGCGGAGCGTCTGGAGCTAGAACGCCGCGGCGAATTTGACGCTGTTAAAAAGCAGATGGTCGAAGCGCACGGCAAAGATCTGGAAGGTCGTGACACTCGCATCGCTGAACTCGAAGCGGTTATCGCTGGCATGAAAGGTGAGCTGGTTGAGAAAACCATCGGAACCTCTTTTAGCGAGTCCAACTTCCTGCGTGAGAAAGTCCTGATGACCCCAGCAAAGGCTCGTGTCATTTACGGCGCTCACTTTGAGATTGGCGAAGACGGCCGCGTCGTTGGTTTTGACAAACCAGCTGGCGCAAAAGATCGCACGGTTATGGTTGATGGACAAGGTAGTCCACTGGCGTTTGAAAGTGCTATTGAGCGCATTCTGCGTGCTGACCCTGAAGCTGACGCTTTGCTGCGCAGTGAAGCTAAGCAAGGTGCTCACTCTAAGACCACCACCAAACCGAAACTGAATACCGAAACCAAGATGTCGACACTGGATAAGTTGACCGCTGGCATTGGTAAATTGAACAAGTAACAAACATCTTAATCATAAGGAAATGAAAGATGCCTTTACTGCGTGAAGAAGCTGAAAAGCTGAGTAATAACGAACTGGAGCAGGGCGTAATCGAAACGATTATCGACCGTGATGACCTGTTTGCAATCCTGCCGTTCTTCAAAGTGAACAGCAAAGCCTATCTGTACAACCGCGAAGCGACCCTGTCTGAAGCCGGTTTCATCGACGTGAACGATGTGATCCCTGAAGGCGCTGCAACCTTCTCCGAACATACCGCGAAGCTGCGTATTATGGCCGGTGATGTGGATGTTGATAAATTCCTGGCTACCACCATGGATGACACCAACAGCCAGCTGGCGATTCAGATCCGCGCGAAAGTGAAAGGTCTGGCGCGTGCGTTCCGCCGCAATCTGATCCAGGGTGACGAAACTCTGAATCCGAAGTCCTTCAACGGTATCGCGAAGCTGATGGCTGCGGACCAGAACATCGCGGCTAACGCCTCTATGACCTTCTCCATGCTCGATGAGCTGGTGGATGCGGTTAAAGATCTGGGCGCTGACTGCCTGATGGTTCGCTCCGAGCACCTGCGTGCTTATCGTGCGCTGCTGCGTACCGTAAACGCTGGCCCGAGCGAAATCATGGTGGAGAACTTCGGTCGACCGATGCTGACCCACAACGGCATTCCGTTCATCGTGAACGACTTTATCCCGGTTACTGACGGCGCGGCTCCGATTTACTGTCTGCACATGTCCGAAGAGAACGGCCTGTCCGGTATCTACGGCGGTGACAATGCCGGTATCGTTGTCGAGTCCATCGGCACCGTTCAGGATAAAGACGCAACCCGTACCCGCGTTAAGTGGTACACCGGTCTGGTTAACAAGCATGACAAAGCCATTGCAGCTCTGGGCGGCGTTAAGATTTAATTAGATTAGTAAGTAAATACTTACTTAATTAACGGGTGGGCTTGCGCCCGCCCTTTTTTTTTGAGGGAAAGATATGCCTGAGCAAAAAATGAAAATCACGGACGAGCAGTTCACTGATTTCACCGGAACGATGTTTAACACGCCGTTTACCAAATCAGTTTCTGACGCGCCGATGACTGAGTACCGCCAGAATCGCCTGGCCGCATGTTTCAAGTCTGAACCGCACAAAGATGCGGCCGCTATCATTCACGTCCAGAGCGTAACGGTTTCCCCGAAGACGGCGACGGTGCTGGTGGGTGAGACGGTTCAGTTGGGAGGCACTATCAAGCCTGATAACGCCACTGACCGCTCTTACCATTGGGTGACTGACGATTCCGGCATTGCGACCGTCGATGCGTCTGGTCTGGTGAAAGGTGTAGCCGAAGGCGGTGTGAAGATTCGTCTGGTTGCTAATGATGGCTCTGTATTCGACGAAGCGGCTATCACCGTAAACAATCCAGAGACAGTCCAAGTTTAACCAAAAGGGCGTCATATGGCGCCCACATTCAGGGATAGAAAATGAAAAGTGCAAAAGTGAAGTTGCTGGAATCGACCTTTAAGGGATACACCGGTCTGCTTTGTGGCGTTCAGTTCGAAGATGGTGTTTCTGTCGAAGAGCTACCGTTTGTGGATCAGCAGCGTATCTGCGCGTCGATGCGTGCGGAAACCGTTGATGGCCGCAATGTTTCGGCAGCTGGCGCTTATAGCGAGCGATACTCCGTTAATGCTGAGGCCGTTAAGGAACATGTCGCAGAGCCAGTGACCAATCTCGCTCGCGGTACTGTCGAGCCGGGTGTTCAGATCTACACGCGTGAAGAGCTTGAGGCTGTCGCTGATAGTGAAGGGATCGCGGGTCTGCGTTTGATTGGTGGGGTAGTAGGCGTGAAGGCCAAAGGCATCGTAGAGATGATTGACGGCATTCTGAAAGCGCAAGGCGGCGTGTAATGGGGCAGCTTGGCGTTTATAAAGACGGGGATGATGTCACGCTGCGCTTTTCTCTCGATGTGATGAGCGCTACCTCAGCCAGTTACTCTGTGAAAGACGCCAGCGGAAATATCGTCACGTCCGGCGTCGATGTCCCTGTCTCTGATGGGCAGATGTTTGTCACTATCACTGTCCCTGGGGCGATTAACGCTCTGGGTGAGCGTGAACGCGATTTGCGACGCGTTACGCTATCAGTTGATGCAGGTGGCGCTTTCATTACCAAAGAGCAGCAGTACATCGTTTTACGCAGTTTTGAGCTGTCTGTCCCGAAGCAGTCGTTTATCTCCATTGGCGAAGCGCAGCTACAGGCGATCGACATGCTTAACGGCGGAAGTTTACTAACCGGTGGCGAAGGGGACCTGCGGCGTCAGCTGATTGAGGCAACGAAGCGCATTAAGTCGATGTCGTTTTCAATTCGTCGGATCTATGGCATGGATTGGGATGATTATGATCGCCCTCAGAATATGCTTCAGACGTCGACTCTGCCTTTCCGCTGGGCAGGTCAGTACACCTCCGACATTGTTGATTGGGATAAGCTGACCGACGATGACTTTATGGAGTTTCCAGAAGTCTTCCGAAACGCACTTGCACTGGCCGTTGTGAATGAAGCCAGTGAGATTGCCGGTGGCAGTGATATTCAGCGTGCGCGTGAGGATGGGATCGTCTCTGAATCGATTGGCGAAACGACCATGGCTTACCGCCAGGGTAAAGGTGCTGTCTCTATTGTCGCCAAAACGACGTGGAGAATGTTGCTGAAGTACATGGATAACCGCGTCATCGTGCGCAGACAGTAAGGCGGGTCAAATGGATATTGCCTGGCAGGTTGAGGGCGCTCTGTACAAGAAAGGTGGTATGGACTTGTACGGAGAGGCGAAATACGAGTTCGCTGCTCAGATAAAGATGGGCGCCGTTTCGTTCGTTGACAGTATCGATAAAACGTCTGTTCGTGCGGATAGTTCTGCAAGCCGTGGTAAGGCGGAGATTGCGCTGTTTGATGCAGTCTTCATCGTGCCACTGTCAGCGCCGATCGCCAAGGAGGATGTGCTTATCGTTAGCGGCAAAAAAATGCGAGTCGAAAGCATCCACCAGCGATGGGGGTTACGCGGCCGTCCGGGGCATTATGAAGTCGGGGCGAATATATGGGTTTAAACATCAACACGCTGAATCTGAAGAAGGCCCAGAGTCGTCTCAGCAACAGCCAGAAAGCCTATAAACGCGTGCTTGTCTCTGAGATGGCGAAGCTGGCTAATGTCGCTCAGAGAATGGCAAGAGCAATGGCCCCGATGGAAACCGGATCGCTTGAAAGCGCCATTTTTGCTCGCGTGGTAAAGACCGGTTACGACAGCTTGCACATCGAAATGAAGGTTGATGAAAGCCGGCCAAGACAGAGTAATGGGACTGTGAAGGTTAAGCCCGGCACTACGGTTGGTGATTATGCGCTCTATATGGAAAAGCACAAATACAGCCTCGGTGCCGGTTCTATTTTGAAGCAGATGACACAGGGGCCGGTAGATAATCGGCGGGTTAACGTCGGGCGTCGGTACATGGAAAGAGCCGTCGAATACATCCGAAAGCGGTTCCCTGAAATAGTTGAAGATTCAGCGAGAAAAGCTGGTTTCATAAGGAGACGATAATGTTTGTTGAGGGATTAGCAATGCACCTGGCAAAAATGGGGATTGGGAAGGCCGGGTCGAATGTCTTTGCCGACGCCATGCCGCAGGATGTCAAAAGTGCGGTGATGGTGACATCGCCGACCAGTGGTATCTCCGTAGATCATGAGTTACGAGATTTTTATATGGACTCTATGCTGATTGTGGTGCGCGACGTTTCTCTTTCCACCGCACAAAAGAAGATGCGAGCAATTAGTGATCTGCTTCCTGCGGAAGATATTACGTCAAATGGGGTCTTTTTTAAGATGGTTAGACCAATGACCCTGCCAGTCGTTTACCCAAGAAATGATGGTGCAATGTTCGAAATAGGGTTACCGGTGGAATTTGCCGGGTATATGTTGTAGTTTCCTGGCCGCTTCGTGCGGCTTTTTCGTTTGCATGGCCGCTCGAACCTTTTGAATATTAGTAGATAAAAATGGAATGGTCGGATTAAAAAATGAAGAAAACGTTGATTGGGTTGGTTGTTGGTTTATCGGTCGTTATTACGGGTTGTGACGATAATAAGATGGAAACCGAAGCGATTGAATTTGCGAAGATGAAGGTCAAGACCCGTCTGGCAGACCCAGAGTCGGCGACATTTTCAGATATGAAGTTCGTTGATCTTCATGCAGAGAACAAGCTCCCGTTTGGCGAGTATATCGTGTGCGGCAAGGTTAAAGGCAGGGACGCCCATGGCAATGATTTTGAAACTGAATTTGCTTCTGATCTAATCCTTGAGACAAAAAAATTCAACGATCAGGAAAAAGATTTTCTTACCGATATATACCCGCGCTATGACTTCGTGACCGGTATGATTAATCGAGAGTATTACAATTACGCAACCGCCTGCTCCGATGGGGTCGAGGCGTACCAGAAGAAAATGAATAAAAAAGATTAAAAAAGCAGGCAGTTGGCTACGGGGGTGATGGCCCCCATTTCCCTTCTAAGTTTATACCAAGCGCACTTATGATATTGCAATGCTTAAATAAGTAAGTATATACTTACTTACTGTCAAGATGACGAAACCGGTAAAAGGAGTTTACCAAGAATGGCTAATACCCATGTAAAAAATATCAAACTAGGTGCCTGTGCAGTGACCTTTGCAGGTGCTGATCTGGGTTACACAAAGGGCGGTGTAGAGGTGGAAGTTTCTACCGAAACCCTGAAAGTGACCGTTGACCAGTTAGGCCAAACCACCATCTCTGAGCTGATTCAGGGTCGTAACATCAAAGTAACCGTACCGCTGGCCGAAAGCGTGCTTGCGAACATGGTTAACCTGATGCCTGGTTCTAGTATGTCAACCGACAGCAAAACGCTGAGCATCAAATCGGCGCAGGGCGTCAACCTCGTTGATGTTGCTCAGGAATTGGTACTGACCCCGCAAGATGGTACTGACTTCATTCTGACTCTACCGAAAGCCGCTACCGGTGGTAACTTCACCATGGCTTATAAGTCAGATGATGTTCGCGTGTTCTCTGTTGAGTTCAATGCGTACCCGGATGACACCGGCGTGTTGGGGACTCTCTCGGCCCCAAAGTAAAAGTGACGGGAGTGACTGTGTCGCCAGCTTCGGCGTCAGTCAGAGTTGGAGCAACAACGACGCTGACTAAGACGATTGCCCCGTCAACCGCAGATGAAAAAGGTGGTACATGGACTTCAAGTAACCCAGCGATTGCAACTGTAGACGCCAATGGCGTTGTGAAGGGTGTGGCAACGGGTACTGCGAAGATTACGTTTACCACGAAAGACGGTGCGATTGTGTCCTCGCAAGTCACCGTAACTGTAACCGCTTAATTGCAGATTTTAGAGGGTCAGGACGGCCCTCTGTTTTAAAAGGATTTTTAAATGACTAAGTTACTGGATCTGGATTCCATCCTTCCACCTAAAAAAGAAATCAAACTGGCTGGTAAAACCTATGCCATTGCCGAAATGACCGTTGGTTTGTTTGCCAAAGTCAAAGCCTTCGAAGGTAAAGACATCGAGTCGATGTCCATGCTGGATCAGGTTGAGGCATACGCTGGCCTGGTGGCTGAGGTTATGCCAGACGTTCCGCAGGAAGTTATCAATCGTCTGAGTATTCCGCAGCTTCAGCAGATCTTCACCTTTGCCATGGAACAGGCAGATGAAGAGAACGAAGCCGCTGCCGGTGAAGAAGTAAAGTAATTTCCCGCGAAGAATCCGGTGTCGTTACGATCTCTATCGACTTCGGATTCTACTTCAGCCGAGTTATTGCTTATTACGCCATTTCGCCGCGAGAAGTTCTGATGCTGCCACTGGCAACCTTCTGGATGCTAAGCCGCAACATCGACCGTCTAAAAGCAGAAGACGACCTGAGAGGTTTCCAGGTGTCACGAGTAGCACAGGCGGGGGCGGAAGACGCTACGGCGTTCATGGAGGGTTTGCAATACCGGGTAGGAAGACCAGTCGTAACCGATAAAGTCTACGATCCATCGAAAGTGAAAGCAGACCCTGACGCCAAAGAGCAATTAATGGAAATCTTTGGAAGAATAGGATAAGGGAATGTCCGATATTGTAGATTTTAAGTTGACGTTGAATGACAAGGAGTTTTCAACGTCAATTAAAAATGCGGGAAATCTGTTAGAGACATTTGGTAAAACGGCCTCTAACAACTCTAAAAAAATGTCATCACTCGAACGAGCTGTCAATGCGACAGGTCGTTCGTTTTCCGTTCTAAGTGTCGCCCTTGGCAAAGGCGCCGACAAAATGGAGGACTTTGCTGCCGGTACCGAGCTGGCAGGTCAAAGTCTTCGCACTATCCGTGAAAACATTGCAGCTATCAACCGAAGCTTATCTGTCTTTTCTACACGAGTAGAACAGACGAGTGCAAAGGTTGGTACGCTCACTTCCGCGCTGAAGAAGGCGCAGTCCGAACTCATGGACTTTTCCGACTTTGCGGATCACGCTGGCAAATCCGCGAAGAGATTTTCCTCCGATTCCTCAGAGATGGGCAGCACGACATCGTCACTAAACCGCCGCCTGTCAAATACCAGCAAGGTGTTAGATCGATGGAAAGGGACGACTGACAAGGCCGCAGATGGTCTTAAAAACGTTCGCGACCAGATGGATGCAGTTATCGATCGTCAAAAAGCGCTTAATGGGAGGATCCTGGGCGGCGGTCGTGTAGGCGGTAGCGGTGGTGGTGGACCCGGTGGAGGGGGTGGTTCAGGTAATTCAGGTGGCCGTGGCCGCTCTGAATCAGGGCTATTCGAAGGGTTGCGTGGCAACATTTTCCTCTTAGGGGAAATTGGTGACGCGGCACGTACAGTTAAAGATGTGTTGTTCAGCTGGCAAGAGCCGCTGATTCAGGCCATGAGCAAGATGCAGAATACCCGTATCTTGCTGCAGGGGCTGGAGAAGGACGCGCAGAACCCGCAACAAGCCGCGGAAAGAGACATGAATTACATCATGGGGCTTTCCGAAAAGGTCCACGTATCGCTAGATGCTGTGTCCGATGCCTTCGTCAAATTGAAAGCTGGTGGGATTGATCCGACAACCGGCTCGCTAAATGCGCTTGTTAACTCTGTGGCTCAGTTTGGCGGAGATTCCGAGATCCTGAAGCGTGCAGCGGTTGCCATCCAGCAGATGTCCGGCAAGGGCGTTATCTCTATGGAAGAGTTGCGTCAACAGTTGGGCGAAGCCGTGCCAACTGCAATGCAGTCCATGGCAGATATGATGGGTGTCAGCATGGCGAAGCTCGTTAAAGACGTTTCTCTTGGAAGCGTTGAGGCGAAATCAGCACTGGACATGCTCTTCATCGGAATGGAGGTTGATAGCGCGGGTGCGGCTGATCGTCTTTCTCACACCTTTACGGGTGCGATGGCGCAGATGCAGACGGCGTTTATGCGCTTCTCTGACAACATGGCCAAAGGCGGTTATCTCGATGCGCTGACCGATAGTCTCAAGCAATTGTCGACCTATCTGAACACGACAGAGGGCCAGTTGTTTGCCTACAACTTCGGGCAGGGTATGACGTCAATCGTGAAAACGTTGACGGATATGGCTTCATGGCTCGGGGAAAACATTGGCCTGGTAAAAACTATCGCGTCAATCGTGGGGATGGGGTTAGGTTTTAAACTGCTTAGCACGGTCATTACCGGAACTCTCGGCACAGCTCTGGGGATGTTCTCTTCGCTGAATAAATCCTTGGGTATTGCAACCAAAGCGGTTGGTGGCTTTCTTTCTGTCACTGGACGAATTGTTCAGGATATCCGTAACATTGGATTGTTTGCGGCTGCAGTCATTAATGTGACTGAAGCGATTCGTGGCGCAAAAACAGCATGGCTGGCTTTCACAGCAACGTTGCAGTTCAACCCAATCATTATCGGGATTACTGCAGTTGTTGCGGTTGTAGCGCTTCTGGCGACGACGTTTGAGAGTGTCGCAGAGAAAGCCGGGGATGCGTTGGAGAAAATCAAAGCCGTCCCGGAAGCGATGGGCAAGCAGGAACAGGCTGCGCTTAACGCTCGACTGAATCAGCTGGATCAGGACGAGGCCGATTTAAAGCGTCGTCGTAGCATTTACATGTCGGCTACACCAGAACAGCAAAAAGAAATGTCGAAGGGTGAGAAATTCAACATCGACAATATCAATGCTGGGCTGAAAGATATCCAGGGGAACCGTCAGGATATTCAGAATGCGATGGGCGGAGCGGTTGTTGCCGTAGCCAGTAAAGAGATAAGCCGAAATATCCAGTCGTCGTTGAGAGATATTGATAATCAGTTCACCAAGGACGCGGCGTCTTTTTCCAATTCCGCCAAGGATTATCGAGATCGCTACAAGGATATTGAGACTGATAAGTCATTAAGCGCTGATCAGCGGGCTGCAAAACTTGAGAACCTGAACGCCGAGCGTCAGAAGAAGCTTGCTGCTGCAATGGACAAGCGTTTAGCGGGTTATCAGACTCTGGAGCAAAATCTCCAAGACCAGAAAAAGTCTGTCGAAGACCAGCTAAAGGCCAGCAATCTTACTGCCGAGCAGAAAAAAACACTCGACACTAAGAATGTTGCTCTGTCACGCCAGATTAACGATCTAAACGACAATCAGATCAAGATGGCACAGGCGGACGTTGACCGTGCAAAAGGTTCAATGACTGGCGACACGCCAAAATTGAGCACGCAGACGAAAACCGGCGACCGTATTAAGCTGATCACTGATAACGCAGGTAAGAAAGTCGGCGACTTCGTCAACTCGGACACCGGCGCCGCGCTGCGCGACCTACTCGGGAATGTTATTTCCGGCCAGAACCAGATGAGCGTTAACCAGCGTTATCTATCAGCTGTTGGTGGCAAGAAATTTGAAGAGCTGAGTAATTCAGAGCAGAAGTCGATTAAAAAAGGCCTTGCTGATGCTGTTAAAGCAGACCAAGCGGCCGCTAATAAGCGTCTCCAGAGCGCCAATATCGCCGCCTCTAAGCAGCAAAGTATTGATGCAATTGTGGCAAAGGCGAACCAGCAGGTCGTTTCTAGCGCAAACGAATTGGCTGGGCAATTAGGTCTTACGTCAAAGGCAAGCGCAGGGTTTGATGAATCGGTCAAAAAGACGCTGACTCAAATCGACAACGCGCTGAAAGATCAGGATATCAACGGCAAGTCGTTACCGGAAGGTTCCCGGTTCTCGGCTGATCAGAAGCAACAGATGATCCGCGATCGCGACTTCATCAAGGCCAATGCGTCTGACTACTCTCAGCGTCTTGACCGTGATTCTGCAGAGCAAACGGTGTCCAAGTTCACCACGACCACTAGCGGGATTATGTCTTCGTATGATGGCGCAAATCGCCAGGCGACGATGGCGAAGTGGCAGGAGGACTATAAGCGCGATATCAATACGTTACAGAGCTACATTGCAACAACTCAGTCTGATGTAATGAAAGACGTGTATCAGCGCAGCCTGAAGGCCATGCAGGAAGGCGGGAACCGGGCATTCGTTGAGCAGTTTGGCACTGAAACACAGAAGATGGCTCTGGAATATGAAGATGTCGCAGGGCAGATCGAAGGTGTCTGGAGTAACGCCTTCTCCAGCATGACGGACACTATCACCAGTTTCATTATGGACGGGAAAGCTAGCTTCAGTGATTTTGCTCGTTCCATTGTCAAAGACATTGCAAGCATCATCGTGAAGTCCCAGATTACTGCGCCGATCATGAACATGATGGGGATGGGGACTAACGGTATGGGCAGCACCGGAAATGTCGCGGGAGCAATGCTGAATCAGGGCGTTAGTCTTGTGGCCGGTGGTGGCAAGTCTAGTGTGAATAATGGCGACAAGTCGATCGGTCAGTCAGCGAAAGAGACCAGCGTCGGCATGAGTCAAATGAGCACGGCGACGGAAAACGCAAACAGCGGATTGTCTGGCATGGTTTCCAGCGCCTGGGATTCAACGAAGTCACTGTTTGGTCTCGGCACTGCGACCGGCAATCAGACGAAAGCGATCAGCTCAAATATCCTGAGCATGAACAATCTGTCGTCGGTAGCTGGTGGCCTGGCCGCTGTATTTGCGTCGATGGGGGCAGGGTCGAACTCGACAAAGGGGCGCTGGCTTAACTTCGGTATGTCCATGGTCTCGGCGGCAACGTCCGTTTGGGCGGGCAGCATGGCCAATAGTGGTGGCAGTGACAGCGGTGGTAGCGGAGGCAGCGGTGGTGCAGTGGCTCACGCAAATGGAGGGATTTTTGGGCCAAAAGGAGTGGTTCCATTAAAAACTTACTCCAAGGGCGGTATTGCCACCACACCTCAACTCGCTCTGTTTGGTGAAGGTCGTCAGAACGAGGCGTATGTTCCGCTGCCAGACGGTCGCTCTATTCCTGTAACTATGACCGGCGGAATGACAGGCGGTTCAACAGTGGCGCCAGTCGCTATCAATATCAGCGTTAATTCTGATGGTTCCAGCTCAACGTCTGGCTCAGACAGCGACAGTAGCGGTTGGAATGATGCGGCTCAGAGGATTAAGAATATTGTCCTCGACACGATCACCCAAGAAAAGCGCCCCGGTGGTTCTCTCAATAAGAACACCAACGGCAACCGATAACAAAAATACTGCCTACAGGACGTAGGCAGTTTCTCAAGGAAGAGAAATGGCTAGACAAACATTCACCTGGTTCCCTGACTTCGAGTCTGAGAAAACCATAAAGCCTGAAGTTACTGTCCTGAAATTTGGCGACGACTACGAGCAGCGCCAGTCACAGGGTTTAAACCGCATAAAAGAAGAATGGTCTCTGACCTTCCGACAGCCTTACGCGATCGGCAATGCCATTGACGATTTCTTGATGGCGCGAGGGGCGGTAGAGTCGTTCTTCTGGACAACACCCCGCAATAAAAAAATTATCTGCGTGTGTGATTCCCATACTGTTAAGCGGTATCCAGGGTACTTGGAGATCACTTGTACCCTTAGACAAGTTTTTGAGGCTTGATAAGTAAGTGTTTACTTATTAATATAAGGTTTTGTTTCGCACTCAAGGATGAGTATGAGTATTCGCACGGAAATTCAAGGGTTGTCACCCTCCGCGGTTATCGAGCTTTTTGAGCTTGATATGGCCGTGACAACTTCAGGCGGGAAGAGCTTCTTCCACGCAGGAACGAACAAACTCGGCACGTCTGTAATCTGGCAGGGGGTCGAGTATAAGCCGTGGCCGATTAAAGCCAGCGGTTTCGATAAAACAGGCTCCGGGACATTGCCCCGACCGAAGCTTGTTGTCTCTAACTATGGGGGCGCAATCTCGGCCGAAGTTCTCGCAAATGATGATCTGGTTGGTTGCACCATCACTCGCCGGCGCACGCTGGTGCGTTTTCTTGATGCTTCTAACTTTACTGCTGGAAACCCCACCGCCGACGCCTCTCAGCACTTCCCGGACGAAATATGGTTCGTGGAACAGAAGACGTTAGAAACCAAAGAGAGCGTTGAATTTGAGCTATCCAGTGTTTTTGACCTGATGGGGGTTCAGCTGCCCGCGCGTCAGATCATCAAAAACAGCTGCCCGTGGAATTATCGTGGCGCGGAGTGTGGGTACAGCGGTCCGTATTTCGACAAGGACAACAATCAAACCTCTAAGTTGAGCGACGACTACTGCACTAAGCGACTGGATGCGTGCAAGGCAAGGAAGAACTTCTTTGCCAACGGGGTGATTGCGTTTGGCGGGTTTCCGGGGGCCACACGTGTTTCGTGATATTGAATCGATCGGCGGCTCACTGTTCACGCAGTCGCTGTATCAGTGCGCAATTGCCCGTTACCCGAATGAAGCGTGCGGTTTCATTGTCCAGACGACGGAGAAAAAGTATCGCTTTATTGAAGCGAGAAACGTCTCTGAAGACCCGGTCAATGAGTTCGTTATGCATCACGAAGATGTGATTGCTGCTGAAGACGAAGGTGAGGTTGTTGCAATCTGGCATAGCCACACTGACCGTTCCCCGAATCCCTCGGACGCTGATCGTGCCGGCTGCGAAGCGACTGAACTGCCATGGCTAATTCTTTCCGTCACAAAGAACCTAAACCCGGACATTGAGGCCGAGTTCCGTTTAAGCGAGATGGAAGTAATTACGCCGGGTGGTTTCGAGATGCCGTACACCGGTCGCCCTTATGTCTTTGGCATTTTCGATTGCTGGATGCTGTGTCGTGACTACCTGAAGCGAGAGTTCGACGTCGAGATTAATGCCAATGCCCACCTGCATATTCCGTCATGGTATCTGGGCGACGAAGACATTCTCGATCTGAATTATCGCAACGAAAATCTCGTCCGCCTGGCGCCTAGGGAAGAGCCGCGGAAAGGCGACATCTTCTTTATCCAGTACGGAAAGATGCCAGATCACTGCGCTGTTTATGTCGGTGACAACCGGATCCTGCATCACCAGATTGACCGTTTAAGTGGCCACGCCACCTACGGCGGCATGTATCAGAAAAATACGACGCATCATTTGCGCCATCAGGCGTTATTAACAGGGAATGAAAAATGTCTGAATTAGTTCATGTTCAGCTCGGCGGAGCGCTGGCAAAGCGTTTCGGCCGTCACTGGCATCTTCGCGCGTCCAATGCCGCGCAAGCCATCAATCTGATTGACGCAAATAAGCCGGGCCTTGGCGCCTGGATTCGTCGCAACGCTAATGCCTACGACCGCTATCACGTTCAGATCACCACTAAAAGCGGCGTCACATGGTCGGTTGACGAAACCGAATACATGATGCGCGGCGCGAGTAAAGACGTTGAGAAGATCCGCATTACACCTATCCCGAAAGGACGAGGCGGGAACGCTCTTGGCTATGTGCAGGTCGTGGTAGGCGCGGTGATGGTTGCCGTTGGCGCATTAGCCTCGGGGATTACTGCTGGCACATCAACAGCGCTAATCGGCGCCGGTATGAGTTTGATGATGGGTGGCCTTGCCCAAATCCTCTCGCCTCAAGCCAAAAACCCGGAAGTAAGACAGGCGGATAACTCCGACTCGTTCTATTTCGACGGGCCACAAAACACAACTAACCAAGGAAACCCGGTCCAGCTGAACTACGGCGAAGAAATTCTCGTTGGTTCTCAGATCGCAAGTTCCTCTATCACGATTGACCAGATTTAACGGTGGGATGCATGGAAGCTTCAGTTTTTAAAAAATCCCGTCTTTCTCAACTCGTCGCTCATGGTCTGATTATCTCAGGCCGTGGTGGAAGTAAAGGAGGCGGTAGCGCAAGAACGCCAGTAGAGGCCAATGACACGGTAAATAGCCGTGCTATGGCTTCTGTACTGGATTTATTGGGGGAGGGTGTTGTCGGTGGTCTGGTTGATGGTGCGAAATCCATTTTCCTGAACGACACGCCGCTTCAGAACGCTGACGGTTCCTATAACTTCAGCGGTGTGACCTGGTGGTTCCGGGACGGCTCTCAGGATCAGACTGTTATCGATGGCTTCGACTTCATCGAGACGCCAAAGTCGGTTGGGATGCAGCTGAAGCAAACGAGCCAGGTTAACGTTTCTCTGGACTCCGCTGACAGCGATCGTGTTCGCGTTGTTATGAAATTCCCGTCACTTCGCAAAATCGACAAGAAAAACGGAGATACAAACGGCACAACCGTTCAGTACAAATTCCAGATTGATTCGGGAAATGGAAAAGGTTTTGTTGATGCGATAGCCGAAGGCGAAGACGCGTCGATCATTACTTTGACCGCCAAAAAGACAGGCGTTTATTACCGCAGCTATGTGTTTGATTTGCCGAAGCCGGCCAAATCCTACACGTTGCGTGCAATTCGTCTGACCGAAGACCATAAAGACGACAGCTATTTGTACGACGACACCTACATCGATTCTATTGGTGAAATCGTCAACACCAGCCTGAACTATCCGAACTCTGTTCTGGCTGGCCTGAAAATCAACTCAGAGCAATTCGGCTCGTCTATGCCGACTCGTTCATACCTGATTAAAGGTATGAAGATCCGCGTACCGTCAAACTACAACGCTGACACCAATACCTACGACGGCAATTGGGATGGCACGTTTAAGCTGGCATCAACTTCTAACCCGGCATGGATCCTTTTTGACCTGTTAACGAATACCCGTTATGGCTTAGGCGAGTTCGTTAAAGAGTCAATGATAAACATTGGCGAGTTGTATCAGATCGGCCGCTACTGTGATGCGTTCGTTGATGATGGCTTCGGTAGCCAAGAGAAGCGTTTCGCTATCAACACCCAGATTACCAGTCGCCAAGATGCTTATCGCGTCGTGCAGGACATCGCAGGGGCATTCCGTGGCATGGTTTATTGGGCTGGTGGCATGGTTCACGTCACGCAGGATTCCCCAGCTGACCCGGTGATGCTGTTCTCTAACAGCAACGTGGTTAACGGCTCTTTCGTCTACAAAGGCTCGGCCCGAAAAGACCGCTATTCCGTTGCACTCATCACCTACAACAACAAGGAAGATGGCTACAAGCAAAGTGTAGAGTACGTTGAAGACCAGGAGGCAATTAAGCGATACGGCATCCGTAAAACCGAATCCGTCGCCTTTGGTTGTACTTCACGGGGCCAGGCTCACCGTGTTGGTCTCTGGACGCTTTACACGTCCCGCATGGAGTCCGATGTTATCACTTACTCTGTAGGCATGGATTCAGTATTCCTGATGCCTGGTGATGTGGTTCTTATCGCTGATAAATTCCGTGCTGGAAGACGCAACAGCGGCCGAATCACTGGATATACTGCTAACAGCGTTAAGCTGGATTCGCCTGTAGATTTGACGTCCGTCGGAAATCACATCACCTTCCTGAGTTCAGAGGGTAAGATGGTTGAGCGTGACATTCTGGAAAATGGTAAGAATGTTTCCACTGTGACGTTTAAAACCGCCCTCACATCGGCAGAAACGCCCGTTGCTGATGCTGTATGGGTAATCGCACAACCTGATCTGGTTCCGCTTCAGGCACGCGTCGTGAGCGTTGCTGAAGGCACGGACGGGACGTCGTTTAACATTACGGCCATCCAGAACAATCCGACCAAATACGAAGCCATCGACAACGGCGCACAGCTGATCCCGCAAAATACAACTGTCCTCGATCCGACTTTCTCAAAGCCGTCCGGTCTGACAGTGACAGAAGGTACTTACCTGTCTTCTCCGGGCAACTTGTCCGTATCGTTAACTGCCGCGTGGCAGGGGAAATCAGCACAGTATTATGTCAGCTGGCGCCGCTCTGACGCTGGTAACGTTTCTAACTGGCAATCCCAGCGCGTCACTGAAGAGCAATTCGAACTCCGTGGTGTCGCTGAAGACGGGCAGTACGATTTTCAGGTGTACGCTGTTTCCGTTGGGGGCAGGAAGACTGATCCTATCAGCATCACCTACAAAGTGCTTGGCACACTGTCAGCTCCAGCTGCACCTACTGGCTTGACCGCTGTAGGCGACTACCGTTCAATCGTTTTGAATTGGATCAACCCGTCTTCTGTGGACTTAGACCACATTGAGGTGCTGGCGTCCAAGATTAACGATAAGGCAAAAGCTCAGGTCATCGCAAAAGTTAGCGGGACGACGTTTAGCCATAACGGTCTTGAAGATTCTGCCACCTGGTATTATTGGGTACGCGCAGCCAACAAACGCGGGATGCTCAGCGCTCTAAACTCGTCTCTTGCAACAACCGCAACGACGCGTGATGTACTTTCGTTCCTGAAGAACAAAATCACGGAGTCAGAGCTGGGCAAGGATCTGATTGCTGACATAGACAGCAAGGCTGTTGCCGTTGAGGTTGACGCCGCAATCGACGAAGCCAAAAGCCAGGCAACCTCCCAGGTTAATGACGCTCGTACTGAGTCCGCCAATGCGATCAGTGATGCGAAAAAAACGCTGAACTCCGCGATCAACAAAGAGATAACGGATCGAGCAAGTGCAGTGGCGGACGAGGCCAGTAAACGTGCTCAGGCTGTTTCTAATGAGACGTCTGCAAGGATTAAGGCTGTTTCAGACGAAGCAACCGCCCGCGCTGCTGCAATCTCTGGTGAGGCTGACGCTCGTAACAAAGCAATTTCAGACGAGGCCTCAGCGCGAGCTAAAGCGGTGTCTGATGAGGCCATTGCCCGCGCCTCTGCCATTTCTGACTCTGTAGCAGTTGAGGCTAGTAACCGAGCTAAAGCTATTAGCGACTCCGCTACCTCTCTCAATGCCAAAATCGAGAAAGAAGTCAGCGACCGAGCGACCGCCGTTTCTACTCTGGATACGAAGACGGCAAATGCCATCACGGCTGAAACATCAAGTCGAATTGCGGACATGGAAAGCGAGGCTCGCGCTCGAGCTGATGGGTTGTTGCAGGAGAAAAACAACCGCCAGTCTGAGATTAGTAATCTCTCCACTCAAATGCAGACAGCGAATGAGTCGATGGCGCAACAGATCTCTCAGATCGCGGCCGGCACCGGTGAGCAATTTGATAGTCTGAACATCTGGTATTTCGATACCAATAACGAAGGCTGGACTGAAGACGATGGCAGTAGCGTGCCGATGAACGTGACCAGCGATGGCTGGCTGAAGTCCGCGAACAGCACATCTTCGTGCCGTTCGCCGAACAACATGGCCATTGACGCTAACGCTTATCGCTTCATCAAACTGCGTATTAAGAAGGTCGGTAATCCAGTATGGGCTGGTAAGTTGTACTGGATTGGTGCGTCTGAGCAGGGGTGGTCCGATTCGCGTTCTATCTCTTTCGATGAGCCTGAGTATGATGCAAATGGCATTGCCACGCTGTCTCTCCACGACATCGACTGGCGTTCCTCCACGACCATTCGCCGTCTCCGTCTCGATTTTTTGAAAGGTCAGAATGATGCTAACTATCTTCTGATTGACTGGATTGCGGTAGGTCGCCCGACCCCTGGCGCTGGCATGGCCGCTCTGCAGGAAGAAAAGGCCGCTCGTGTTGACGCTGATGCTGCTGAAGCTGCGAGCCGAAACACTCTGGCTGTCCAGATGCGCGGGTCTTACGAAGGGAGTGACCTGGCTAAAGTCGGCTCTGGTCTGATTTTCCAGGAGCAACAGGCTCGCGTGACTGCTGATAAAGCAGAAGCAGCGGCCCGTCAGTCTCTTGAAACGAAAGTTAACGACAGCGTTTCCAACATCAACAAGTCGCTCGACACCCTGAACACTCAGGACAGCGCGATGGCGTCGGATATCACTGGTCTTAAATCTTCGCTGAAGGGTAAAGCTGACGCTTCTGCATTGCAGACTCTGAAGACGTCAGTGGATCAACAGGGTTCGAATATATCCACCCAGGGTCAGTCGATCACCAAACTGCAAAATGACCTGAGCACCACCAACGCCAATGTTGGTAAAAAGGCCGACCAGACAGCGCTGACCGCACTGCAGGGAACAGTGACGCAACAGGGTAAAGATATTTCCGCCGCGAATAGCAGTATCACTAACCTCAAAACGTCTCTTGATACGACAAACAGCAATGTTGCGAAGAAAGCCGACGCGACGGCGGTCAATGATCTGACATCTCGTGTTAGCGCAACCGAGGGCAAGGTGTCCAGTCAGGCAGACAGCATCGTCCAGCTGAATAACTCACTGAGTAACGCAATTGCCGATTCTGATGCTTCTGCGAAGACTCCAAACAACCTTATTGTAAACCCATCTTTTGAGCGTGGATTTGATGGGTATATCGGCGTTGGCTCTAAGAGCACGGTTGTTGAGGTTCAATCCCCGCATACTGGTACTCGCGCATTGAAGATCGATCCGGGCAGCATCGCGCCGGGTCAGAATATTGATTTCGTCAAAGACCGCACTTATGAGATCGGGGTATGGGTTAAGCAGATTTCAGGCACGACGGATAATGGCAGTGGAAATAACAAACTCCGTGTAGGCAGCAGCGCCGGCAATCCGGTGTTCGAGTTGCCATTTACCGGCGTATCCGGTGACTGGACTAAATTCAGCCGACGCTGGAAGGCGACCGAGACGGCTAGTTTGCCGGTGACGCTTAACAACTATCTGACGGCAGGAAACCGCTACTTTGATGATTTCTATGTCATCGATGTGACAGATAGCGTCAATATCGACGCCAATGCATCTGCGTTGTCATCTATTCAGAATACCGTAACCCAGCAGGGTAAAGACATTGCGTCGCAGTCCACCAGCATTACGGATCTGAAAAACAATCTGGACACGACCAACGCGAACGTCGCGAAAAAAGCGGACGCCGCAGCTCTCCAGACACTGCAAAATACGGTTACCCAGCAGGGCAAAGACATTGCTTCAGCCTCAAGCAGCATTACAAGCCTGCAGAACAACCTGAGCACCACCAATGCCAACGTTGCAAAGAAAGCGGATGCCACAGCTTTATCATCGCTGCAGAATACCGTAACCCAGCAAGGCAAGGATCTGACCAGTGTTGGTAGCCGTGCCACTAGCCTTGAGAACAGCCTCAAGACGACCGACGCAAATGTAGCTAAGAAGGCTGACGCAGCCGCGCTGTCATCGCTTCAAAATACCGTTACACAGCAGGGTAAGGACATCAGTTCAGCCGGCGATTCTATTACTAGCCTGAACAACAACGTCAATGCCATGCTGAACATGGGCGATAATCTGGTTCAGGATGCTGATCTCATCGGTGACGGCTCAGCATTTGGCACTCAGAAGAACAGTGTCCCGACCGGAAGCCTCATAGAATTTGGCGCCTATGGTGAAAATTCCTCCGGCGTCCGCATGGTCAGAGTGAACTCTATATCTCCGGGGCTTTTTGCTAACCGTAAAAAACCTGTCCCGGTAAATGGTTCTCGCAAATTCCGCTATATCGTTCGCGCCAAGGGTGTTTCAGGCTCGATGAACATGCTTCTGCGCCGCTGGAACTTTAACGGGTCTGTCGAGGGTAATTACGAAGATAAAAACGTCACGCTGACGAGCGACTGGCAGACTATCACATGGGATACACCCTTCTCCCCGAGCACTGGTGCGGATGGCCAGGCCTTTGGCATCTACTGCCATCCAAGTAATGCGGAAATCTGGATCGATTCATTCCAAGTGTTCGATATTACTGACGCAGTCAATAATGATGCGACGGCCAGCGCGTTGAGCGATCTGTCCACGAAAGTGACCAAGCAAGGTGACACGATTAGTTCTCAGGGAACGTCGATCACTAAGCTACAGAACGACCTGACGTCTACGAAGACCGACGTGTCGAAGAAGGCAGACGCTTCTGCGTTGCAGACGTTGCAGAATACGGTCGTAGAGCAGGGCAAGACGCTGACCAGCCAGGGTAGTTCACTCACAACCCTGAATAATACTGTCAATACCGTCAAAGGCGACGTTGCTAAGAAAGCGGACACGACGGCGCTTAATGGGCTGACCACTCGCGTGACCAATACGGAGAATGGGGTCTCAAGCAATAGTGACGCGATTACATCTCTCAATAGCTCTCTGAATCAGCAGTCAAAGCGTGGCGCCAACATTTTGCCTGATGGGACATTTGAGAGTTATAGCAATGGCTATAATCTGTCGAACAACCGCGTAATCGTCACCACGGATGACGCGCAGGGTGGTGGCAAGTGCATTCGAGTTACTCGCCCGAATGACTACAACCCTAATTCTACAGATAACAGCGACAACCATATCTTCGGCAGTTTCCAGGTCAGAGATAATGCAGTCTTCTATCTCGAATATTGGGTGAAGCTTGACGCGAATAAAGCGAATATGGCCGCGAACACCCAAATCACTGTCGGTCTGTCTGTTCAGTATCAGGATGACTCCTGGCAATGGCCATCGCTGACAAAGGCAGTAAAAGACCTTTCCGCGACATCATGGACTAAAGTCTCTGGCTATCTTAAGCTGACCAAGAGCGGCGTAAAGCAGGCTATGGCTCGAATTTCAGTGCCGAACGTATCAACGGTTAAAGCCGGTGATTCGTTCCTGATTGACAACATTGTGCTCACGGAAGTGACCGACGCCTACAATACTCAGGAGCTGTCCGACGCCAACGCGTCTGCGATTCAGACACTGAACTCTACCGTTGAAAAGAACGGTACTGATATCACATCCCAGGGCGCTGCTGTCACCAAGTTGCAAAACGACTTGAGCACCACCAACGCCAATGTGAGTAAAAAGGCTGAGTCCTCTGCGCTGCAGGCGTTGCAAAACACGGTTACACAGCAAGGCAAGGATATTACTGCCGCCAACAGCAATATCACCAGTCTGAAATCGTCACTCGATACGACAAACAGCAATGTTGCGAAGAAAGCCGATGCGTCGACAGTAAGCAGTCTGGCTAGTCGTGTTAGCTCAACTGAAGGCAAAGTGTTAAGCCAAAGTGATAGCCTGACTCAGCTTAATAATTCACTGAACAGCGCCAATGCTGATGCCGACGCCTCGAAAGTTAATCCGGGTAACATGCTCAAAAATAACTCTTTTGAGCGTGGGTTTGATGGATGGAATAACACCGGGTGGACCACTTTGGCCGCGCAAGCACCGAAGTCTGGGAGCTATATCATTCAGGCGTCAAAGTTGGCGTCCGGTGATCTCTCTTGCGATCAGTCCATCTCTCTGAAAGCTGGAAAGACATACCGGTTTGGTGCGTGGGTTCGCAAATCTAGCGATATGGCGATTTCCAATACAAACAACACCAAAATTAGCATCAGGACTGACTCTGGCCCGGTTCAGGATCTGTTTATCTCCGTAAATGGCGTTAGTACCGGTTGGGGGATGGTCAGCAGTGAGTACACGCCTGCAGCAGATGTCACATTGCTAATTTCTCTGCGAGCGAGCCTGAGTGCAGGATATCTCTATCTCGATGATGTTTTCCTTGTCGATGTCACGAACGAGAAAGCGATCGACGCACAGGCCAGCGCAATGACCTCACTGAAAAATACAGTGACCCAACAAGGTAACGCGCTAACCAGCCAGGGCGATAGCATCACAAGCCTGAAGAATAGTCTCAGCTCTACTGATGCCAAAGTTGCGAAGAAAGCTGAACAGTCCGCCGTCGACTCTCTGACAGGGCGTGTGACTAAGACCGAAAGCGATATCACAGCGACGAACAGCAGTGTGAAATCTCTGAATGCTGCAATTCGCGCCGGTAACGCGACAAGCGGCGAGCTGGTCCCTAACCCAACGTTTGATGTTCAGTATGACAGTATGGGCTTTACTGTCGTTTCTACGGACTCTGACGGTGTGCCAGCTGGATGTCCATTCAAATACGCGGCGAAACTGGCTGCTCGCGACCACCACCCGAATTTCAACACGATTGTTGCGACAGTTGGTGATGTATTTGAAATTTCTGCGCTGGTGGCATGTGGAGCGGGTTCAGCTGACTTCAACCTCTACATTGGTACCGCCAACGGGCCAACAGGTGGAATTGCAAGCCCTCTCTACACTGGTGGGAATACTAAGACGACATCGACCTGGAAACGAGTTACATGGAAGGTGACTGTCCCGCAGTCTGCCGCGGACAAAGGGTACCTCCGTCCGTTCCTGCAAATAAACCAGTCCAGCCCGTTTGGTACAGTCTGGTACGTGACTGACTGGCACATGCGCAACATCACTGCGGCTGCGGCAGCGCAAAGCACCGCTGACGCGACATCGAAAGCCGTCGACTCGCTGACATCAACGGTTACGCAGCAGGGTAAAGACGTTAGCAGCGTTAGTGCTCGTGCGACCGCTCTTGAAAACGGGTTAAGCACCGCCAATACCAATATCGGCAAAAAGGCTGACGCTTCTGCATTGCAAACGTTACAGAATACCGTAACCCAGCAGGGGAAAGATCTGTCGACCCAAAGCGACAGTCTGACCAATCTTTCCAACTCGCTGAGCAATGTTTCCGTTGGCGGGACAAACCTTATTTCACTGTCTGGCACCATGGATGGTTGGGGCAGTAAGATTAGTGAGACTTTCCGCGGCAATGCGGTAAGTGGTGCGACGATTAAAGCCGGCGGCTCATATAGAGATCTCAAGGAGGTCAGTATCGATGCGCCTGTCGATAATGCAGAGTATGTCTACAGCTTCTATGCAAAAGGTGGTGTAGATGGACAGTCAATGACGGCATTCTTCTATAACCCGAACACGACGGGATCCTCTGAAACCAGCCAGGGCGTTAAGGCTTCAAATACTGATGGCCGTGCTGTATTCACTCTGACAACTGAATGGGTTCGTTATTGGGTCAAGTGGAAGCAGAAACCGGGCACTGGCGCAAAACGACTGATCATTGCTCGTATAGAGGCATCGACGACGGTTGATCAGACAGTTTATGTTAGCGCTCCGAAGATGGAAGTAGGCAACATGCCTACTGAATGGTCCCCGGCCCCGACTGACCTCGCTGCTTCTGCCGATCTGTCTTCGTTGCAGACCACTGTTGCGGCAAACAGCTCTTCGATTCAGTCAGTGACTTCACGAGTGAGTAATGTTGAAGGGACTGTTTCATCACAGGGAACGGCGTTGACCAGTCTGCAAAATAGCCTGAACACAACGAACTCGAACGTTTCCAAAAAGGCTGATGCCTCCGCGTTGCAGACGTTGCAAAATACCGTAACGCAGCAAGGCAAGGATATTACCTCGCAGGGAACGAGGACCACCAGCCTCGAAAATAGTCTGAACACGACCAACGCAAACGTAAGCAAAAAGGCGGATGCTTCCGCATTGCAAACGCTGCAGAATACCGTAACCCAGCAGGGTAAAGACATTACTGCATCGAATGCCAATGTGACATCTCTTCAGGCGTCTCTGACTCGTCGCACAGTGTTTACCATTACTTCTAGAGGGAATGGATCCAGCGCGAAGGACGGGATTTTTGACGAGTCCGGGGTAAAAGTGTTTGCCCCTGGCCGTAGCTATGCGCTGGTAACGTTTAAAGCAAATAGCGATGGTTCGACTTCCATCGACACCAGCAAGACGTATGACGTTTTTGGTTCTGCCAATAACGGCAAAACAATGTCGGATGACATTGCAGCGCTGGCCAACGGTGTCTATGCGTGTGTAATGACATACGATGAGCCTACGGGATCTCGCTCAAGTGTTTATGCCGCTATTGAGTTACTCGGCGGAACGAGTGAGGTTCTCGCCTCGCTGCCTTATCGCGGCGCCTACATCCTGCTTGGCCGTAAGGGCATGAAGGCAGGTGACGGTCTGGAGCTTCGTTCGCCTACTGGTAGTGATCAGAGCGCATTTGTCTCGACCTCTGTTGAGTTCGTGAACGGCGTAATGATGGGGCTTGGGGCAGCTGGTGGCGTGATGATGAAAGCAGATGCAAACGCATCGGCGATTACCACACTCCAGAACACGGTAACGCAGCAAGGTAAAGATATTACCTCGTCCAGTAGCGCAATCACGAGTCTCCAGAATGGACTGGCAACAGCGAACAGCAACATCGGCAAGAAAGCTGACGCAACTGCGCTTCAGTCACTGCAGAACACGGTAACGCAGCAAGGTAAGGATATTTCCACGCAGAGCGGTAATGTCACCAACCTGCAGAACAGCCTGAGTGCCACGAATACCGGACTTGCCAATCTGGTTGCGGACAGCGACGCGTCGAAAAAAATCATTGGAAACCTTCTGACCAACTCATCGTTTGAGCGCGGTCTGGAAGGCTTCGGTGGCGGCGCTTCATTCATTACGGTTATTAATGCTCAGTCTCCAAATTCGGGAAGTAAGATCCTGTCATGTGGGACCGGTACGGGGGCAGTCTCCCAAAGCATCGTAGTGACGAAAGATCGCACCTACAAAATCGGCGTGTTTGCTCGCTGTCAGTCTGGCTCCGTTGTCGATAATCAGGGCAATAACAAACTGCGTATCGGCAACTCGTCTCTGCTCGTTGACTTCCAGTTTAAGCCGGCAGACCTTCCCACTGACTCGACCTGGAAGGAGATTTCCGGGACTTGGAAGGCGACGGTATCTGGCAGTGTTGGTGTCTCTATCAACTCGTCCCTAAAATCAGGTAATCAGTATTTCGATGATTTTTACTTCATCGATATCACTGACATAGTGAACATCGACGCGACGAGCAATGCGGTTGCTAGTCTGACTTCGCGAGTTACCAGTGCGGAGGGTACTGTTTCCAGTCACACCGGGAGTATCACGAATCTGAGCAATAGCCTTAATTCGTTGAATAACAAGGTTTCTGGCAAGGCCGACGCTTCGGCTCTTCAGTCACTGCAGAACACGGTTACTCAGCAAGGTAAAGACTTGTCTTCTGCGAGTGGCAGTGTCACTGACCTGAAGAGTAGCCTGAATACGCTGAAGGTCCAGAGTAACCCGTGGATCGACGGTACTTTCGAAACCTATGACAACAATCAGCAGTTGGGCGGCAGCACTGCGGTTGTAACGACGGACTTCAAGAGCACCGGCAGCAAATGTCTGAAAGTTATTCGTCCGGCCAATACTGGTGGGAATGCAGACAAGACGATCGGCTCCTATTCTGCGGTGCGCCAGAGCGCGAAATATCGCGTTGAGTTTTGGGCTATGATGCCGGCAAGTGAAGCCCCGCCGTCTGGCTGGTCTGTAGCCGTTGGTCTGCACTCGATCAACAAAGATGGTGCGAACGATTGGCAGGGCATTACGTTCAACGAGTCAGGCCTTGGCGCACGCGATCAGTGGGTCAAGTTCAGTGGCGTGCTGAAGCTGGGTCCGAGCGTAACCCGTAGCCATGTATGGGTTTCTACTCGTGGTCAGAATGGCTCCAACACACCTGGATACGCGGCGTACATTGATGATTTCGTCATTACCGATATCACTGATGCTGCGGATGCACAGGCTACGGCGGATGCAAACGCAACGGCAATCTCATCGTTGCAGACGAAGGTCAGCGACATCGACGGAAAAGTGACAGCCCAAACGTCGCAACTGTCTTCCATGCAGTCGAAGGTTGATGGGGCAACGTCGAAGGTTGATCAGCTGTCTAAGACCATATCTGACAGCCAGAGCACACAGGCGTCTTTAAACACGAGTCTTCAGTCTCAGATCAGTGCTCAGGCGTCGGCCAACATTGCAAATCAGGCTGATCTGAATAGCACTATGACCAGTGTGGCAACCATAAAGTCGACTCAGGCCACTCAGGCCACTCAGTTGAGTGCCGTTGCTAAGAGCCAGACCGACATGACCGCGACTCTGAATAACCAGACCGCATCTATCCAGGTACTTCAGGAAGCCGTTTCAAATAACGACTCGCTGAACAGTACCTGGATGGTGAAGATGGAAACGAACAGCGCGGGACAGAAGTATGCGACCGGCATTGCTCTCGGTGTCGACGGCAAAAGTCTGCAAAGCCAGTTCTTAGTTCAGGCTGACAGGTTCGCTTTAATCAATACCGCGAATGGCAGCACCACGACGCCGTTTGTTATCGATAATGGCGTCACCTATATGAACGCGGCTTACATCAAAGACGGCTCTATTACCAACGCCAAGGTAGGGGATCTTCAGTCGAGCAACTACTCCAGCGGCCAGTCTGGTTGGAGGATCGGTAAAAACGGCACGATGGAGATTAACGGCACCGGGTCGGGAAGTGCCAGAACGACCATCTCCAATGGTAAGATTGAAGTTTACGACTCGAACAACCGTCTCCGAGTGAGAATGGGTATTTTCTAAAACTAAAGCCGCCTACAGGAAGTGGGCGGCATCTCAAGGAAGAGATAATGAGTATGTATGAAGTAGGCACCGTAACCGGCGCCGCAAATCAGGCGAAAGTGACCGGTGTAACGACTAAGTGGTCGCAGACAGCTCCTGGCGTTCAACAGGGTTCCATTCTTGTCGTGTATCGGAGCGGGGGCGCGGACTTGTACGCGATTAAATCCGTCGACAGTGATACGCAACTGACGCTTACCCGAAACATCACGACAGCGTTCTCTGGGGCGTCCTATGGCATTATCACGTCAGAGACGGCCAGCACGTCAGCTTTTGCCAATCAACTCGCCAGCGTGTTCTCTCTTTGGCGTAGTGTCGTTGAGGGCTGGTCAGCGGCATTGACGGGAAGTGGAAATATAACGTTAACAGACCCCATGACGGGTAAGTCTGTCACTGTACCAGCGATTAAAGGGATGGCCAGCATTGCCGGTGGGAATAATTTTACTGGAACACAGAGTGTGGATAGCGACGACGCCGGTTTTATTCTCGGCAAGAACGCTGATATAGGGCTGGTTAAGAAAAACGGAACATGGGGAAAACTCATGGTCGGGAAATCTACGCGATTCTCTGTTGTCAAAAGCGCTAATGACCGGATATCTGCTACAGATGTCCAGACCGAAATATTTGGTGTTAATAGCTCTGGCGATGTTGATATTTTGGGGAATATTAATGGTAAGAAAAACGCCAACTTCACGGATGGAGGTGTTAGCGCCAGAAGCATTGAGCTTTCCTATACAACACCGTTTATCGACTTCCATTATGGGAATAGCACGGCAGACTATACTCACCGAATTATTGCGGATGACCCGGTCGCATTAGGGTTCGAGTGCAGTATTCGAGTTGCCAAAAATATTCGCTCTCAGCAGGGTATTAAAGCCGATTTATATGTGCGTGCCGCTAGTCGTGCCGGCATCATAGCACAGTACGACAATGATCCCTCTGCGAATTTAGGGGAAATAAGGGTTGCTCCGCAATTAACCACTCAATTTGCTACGATAGGGGCGGACTCGAACGGTCAGGCAGGGGGGAATTTTTGGTTTGAAGAGCATGTCGGAAACAACCACCGTCTCGTTACCCAAGTCAAAGGGTATGGTGCGCCCGTACAATACTGGCATCATCGCAGCGACGGAATGATCTGGAATAGTCAGCGAGGTGATGTAGCGTGGGCCGCAACTTCAGACAAAAACCTCAAGCATGATATTAAGCCCACAGATGGCATGAAGTCGTTGAGTAATATCAATGCCATGAAACTAGTTACTTTCATCTATAACGATGACGAGAGCGGGCGCCAGCGTCGAGGTGTGATTGCTCAGCAGCTTCAGAAAATTGACCCGTGCTACGTGAAGGTGAGTAAAGGTGTGGTAAACCACCCAGCCATAAAGGATGATGAAGGTAATGAAATTGAATCAGAACATCAGGAGATAATTGAAAAACTTGTGCTGGACTCCAATCCTTTGTTGATGGACGCCTTAAGTGCTATCCAGGTATTGTCGCGGGAGATTAGCGAACTCAGAGCTGAGAACAGAGATTTACGCACATTTGTTCATTTTGAGTAGTTAGTAAGTATTTACTTACTTTAATTCAAGGGATATGGTATAACCGGGTGGATTTGGGTTTGACAGTCATGGAGGATTATCAATGTCAAACGAAACGCCCGGTGTGAGCCACAAGGAAGTGGAACGCATCGCTCAAATTGTCGCGCGAGAAGTCCTGCAGGGGCTTCGCGACGAGGTTGGGGAAGAGGTGGATAAGCGGCTGAAAGCATACCTGGGTGATATGACCGCAACCCAGCATAGCATTCAGCACGCCAACCTGGACAAATTACTGAACCGAATGGATGCCATTTCAAGCGGCTTTTTCGGTGGGGTAGTGTCTAAGGTCACTTCTTTCCTGATCACCGCCTTGCTGCTGGGACTGGCAGCGTATGGCGTAAAAAGCGGTATTGGAAACTAAGGGGAAAAGGATGACTCCAAGAGGAATACGCAACAACAACCCAGGCAACCTTGATAACACGAATCCGTGGCAAGGTCTGGTTAACAACCCGGCAGAGCCTCGCTTTGCCACCTTCAAAGATCCAACGTGGGGTGTGCGTGCGCTGGCCGTCACACTCATCACCTACCACGACAAGCGGAAGGCGAAGGACGGTTCTCGCATCGACACGATCCGCGAGGTCGTTGAACGATGGGCGCCGCCGAGTGAAAACGACACCGAAGCCTATGTTCAAGCTGTCGCTAAAGCGGTAGGCGTCTCCCCGGATATGGAAATCGACCTCCATCAGTACGAAATCATGCGACCGACCGTGGAGGCGATTATTCGCCATGAAAACGGCAAAGGCCCACTACGTACTGAGAACACCTGGTACAACCTGGATGTGATCGAGGAAGGCCTCCGTCGCGCTGGTGTCGTGAAGCCGGTTAAGAAAACAGGCTCAATTCCTGTCACTAAGGAAACAGCCGGCGCAACGATGACGGCAGGCATTGGCCTGGCGCAGCTGGCTGACGCCGCTCCGCAGATCAGCGCGGCGATGGATAAGGCTCAAGGGAATATGACCAGTGGCGATACGATCCGCATTGTGTTCGGTATTGCCACAATTGCGGTGGCGGTATTCATTGCTATTTCCCAGGTTCGGAAGTATCAGCGAGGTGTGGCGCAATGATTGAAGGCTTAATCGCCCATGTCAAAGCGTTCGTGATGACGGCTACGGCCGTCATTGCGGTACTCCTTGGGGCATACATTTTAGGCGGTCGCTCTGCTCGTCGTGCGGCTGAAATTAAAAATCAGCGTGAAGAAAATAAACGTCTTCAGGCGACAGTAGAGATGAAAAATGAAGCGACGAGTAAGGTTAGGCGCATGGGTGATAGCGTTGTTGACGCTGAGCTTGCCGCTCACTGGATGCGAGACTAGACAACCTGAAGGTTTGCTATTTTGTGATTTAGCCAGCCCTATTTACGTTTCAAGAGAGGACTCACTGACTCAGGAAAGTAAACGACAGATTCTGGCGCATGATGTCATCGGTGAGCGTGTTTGTGGATGGGGTCAACGTAATCGCACCAGCTAAAGTAAAAACGCCCCAAAATCGCTTAGGGGCGTTTTTTATGTATTAAATTAATATAGAAAGTTTAATCTTTACTCAATCATGCCATGATAGTGGCCGAGAGAAACAATGGACTCAACAAATCTCTTGGCCGTGCTTCTGTCCATTATTACGGTTTTGCCATCGACAATAATGTAAATGCTGTCTTCAGGGTAGAATGAAGAGCGACCAATTTCTAATTCCATTGACAGGTCGCCTCCCTGATCCAAGATAGTTTCTTCAAAATACACCGTTGTTGCCACAGTTGCCCCCTTTCAGTAACACTTTTAGATAATTTTACTTTCAAAGAAATGCACGTAAATTTGATGTAAATTCATTATTTTGTAAAACTGTTCACTCGTAGCCACCAGAGCCGTCGTAAATTAAAAGACTTTATGGGAGCTGTGCAATTTTGGATGTAGGGTAAAAGAATAGGTTTTCATTATCACCAATCAACCTAGTAAACCCTAAATTCTCATAAAATTTACAGGCATCATCATTTTTCGCATCAACAAACATACCGTGAAGACCTATTGCGTTAGCGGATTGGAGAACTATTTTAGCAGCCTTGACTACCAGCATTTCCCCGATACCTTGTCGCTGGATTGTTTTGTCAACAGCCAGTCGCCCTAAGATTATGCATGGGGTATTAGTGTAAGGAATTTTCTTCTGCTGGCTTTTGGACGGAAATCGGCTTCTCTCAAACGACCCACCGGCCAAAGTAAAGAAGCCAAGCACTTTTGGTAAGCCAGATCCATACTCAAGATATACGTATCCACGCAGAATCTGCTTTTCGTCCTGTCTTTGAAGATGTTCTGACAGGAATAAATTTAGCGCCTCGTTACCGCAGTCGAAGGAGCTAATGTCGTATGGAAAATCTTTCTGTATTGGTTCAATATCATACGTGTTCACGCTATCAGGTCCTTAAATTTTTAAGGCGCTCAGCAGCTCGTTTCATTCTGTCATTCGGTTGATCTGGGTTGTTGATGGCATCCATCACCAATTTCCAGGAATCTTCGCACAAAACGATTCTGCGATGCTGCTCAATCACCTCTGTGGCTCTTTCTGCTGCGCTACTTATCACAAACTGGCTCACGCTTAGATTGGACAAGATCGCCGCTTCCTCAATGACTGACTTAGCTTCATCGGTCAGTCGTATATCGATACGTTCTTTTTTCAAAGTGGGCATAACAACCTCGTTACTCGCCGCTTCTAATGCATCTTGGCTAACGAGTGGATAATGTTCTGGTTAGGGAATACCTAAAAAAACAGAATCTTACCAAGTCGACAAGCGCCGACTGGATAAACTCCTTTTTTAGCAAACTCTACGGTTTGCACTAGTAAATTGTACGGGAGTTCTCCGTACAAATCTTACTATATACTTGCCACCACTAAAACTCAACATTTGGTTGAATATTTGAGCGGTGAGCTTTAGGCTATAAGGCATATAAGAAAACATTTTGTTTTCAAAACTACAAACAGTACAAGGCGAAACAATGGATACCAGACTCATCATAGTTGGTGGGACGAAGGGCGGACCGGGTAAGTCCACCATCGCCCAGCAGGTAGCAGCCTGTTTGCAGCTCAAAAAGAAGAAGAAGGTTCACGTCACCGATATCGACATCCAGCGTACTACGACAACCTGGTGTGAGGATCGTCGCGGCAACAAGAAACTCGAACTGCTCCCTTTTGCCTTCGTCGGCAACGAAATAATCAAACACCTTCAATCGCTCAACGGTCGTTATGAATACATCGTAGTTGACGCCGGCGGTTTCGATTCTGAAATACAGCGTGAGGCCATGCTGATAGCTGACGCCATACTGATACCTCTTCGGCCTAAACGCAGGGACCTGAAGTCCTTGCGCGACATCGACCCGGTCCTTGAGAGCGTTAAAGCCGAGAACCCAGAGGTTCAGATCCGCGTAGTGATGAACCAATGTCCATCGCTTCCATCCCAGGTGTCTCGCATACTCGCATCAAAAGAAATTATCGAGTCGTTTGGTATCGAGCCAGTGCCAGTTAACATCTACAACCGAAATATCTACGACGATGCGGAAGAGGCTGGTCGCTCTGTTTTTGAAATGAAAGGCAAAGAACGAGACAAGAAAGCTGAAGACGAAATTGAAGAGTTAGTTGATTATCTTATTAGTTTAGAGGGTTAGTGTCATGAAAATGGGAAAAATGGGCGATCTCGCCAAGCGTACTGTTGAAGAGCAACCAGTTCAGGATACTGAAGCAAAAGCCTCTAATTCGCCAATGCGTTCACCTGTACGCCCGCAGGGTCGGCCTACCCGCGGGAAGTCCAGCATCAAAAGCCGCACAATGAGCATCGAAGACGAGTTCATCAGCCTTATCTCTGTCATGGAGAACGTCGACCGCTGGAACCGCTTTACTCGCTCTGACGTCATTCGCGCCGCCATCATGAATCTGGCAAGCGAGTCACCTAAGCAGATCGCGGAAACCATCGCCGTACTTCGCGAAACACCAGCCTCTGAAGCTGAGATGCGCGGCGAACAAATTCGCCGTGAGCTGGAGCAGTAACATCGGCTTGTACCCCTTAATTAAAAGATTTTAAAAAGAGCTTTAAATACTATCTGGAGCCAGGTTAATTAAAGCACCAGAATACCAACAGAATAAGGCGCTTTTGGCGCCTTATTCTTTGTGTCTGGGGTGTTATTAAAAGACCTTGCTCTGGTAGTTATTATATATCTCTCTTTTGTTTTTAAATATTATGGGGTACGAAGGAATCTCTATAAGGTTCCGGTTCAAGCCTCACCCAACCCCCTAAACAACCTGTCTTTTCCGCTTTCAAAACCCCACGCCAGCGTTTATCATCTGTGTCAAATAGTAAGTAAGAGCTTATTTAGACATGGAGCGATTATTAAACACACCAGACGGCGAGAAGTACGAGTTCATGCGAGAGATGTCGACCTCCGACATGGACAGGTGGGTATCCGAGAACATTGGACTGTCCCGCTGCGCCGGTGAGACTGAACTGTTTGCGACGAAGTGGTTCGACTACCGCAACATGCACCCACTGGTCGCTACCTGCCTGTTCTCTGAAATCTATAAGGTCGAGTACGCACGCATCATGCTCACGCACGGCCGCGAAGACTTCCAGCGAGCACCATACCGCATTGGTCTGAAGCGTGTTGCGTATCAGGATCACGGAATGGGCGTTAAGACGTCCCTTTGGCGTGCTCGTCAGTTTGCGGATAAGTATTGCTGTTCGTATGACTATTACATCTCAACGGTACTCAGCATCGCGGCGCAGCGTCTATGGGCGAATCTCCCACGACCCCAGCATCTTTGGCAAGACGACCTTGTCGAGATATTCGAGCAGAAACTGGCCCGTCGCTCACAGATCCGCATCGACGATAGTATCTTCAGCTATCACAACATGCCGCAGCTGGTGGCCCCGGAAATGCAGAAAGATTACTGCATGTGGGTTATCCGGCACATCGATGCGATGAAACCATCCTCTCGCGTGAATGGCCTCCTGTCAGCCGTATACCTACGAAAGCTGATACCTGAAGTAGTGGCCGCGAAACGCTATCCCAGCCTGATTGAAGACGCGAGAGATCTGTATTTGAGCGCCTACGAAGACGAATCATAATTTAGAAAACAAGTTGTTTAAAACAATAAGGAAAGCACATGACCACTACCTCTTCAGCGCTTGAAACTCCTGTCCACACAGGTCGAGCGCTTTCTGAAGAGTTCGACGCTGGGTTTGAAGACCGCCTGGCTGCGTACTACTGCCGCGACAGAGAGTTCCTGATGCGTGCCGGGGATCTCGTCCTGCCTGAGCAATTCTCCAACAAAGCAAACGGGTATCTGGTTAACGTCGTCGCCGGCTATTTCCGTTCGTACAAAAGTTCGCCGTCGAAGGAGTACATCATCGACATGATTAAGGAAGCGAAAAAGCGCGGGAAAATCCGGGAAGAGTTCGTGCCTGAAATCGTCGATGCGATAAAGCGAATCCTTGGCGAAAAGCTGGAAGACACAGGCTATATGATTGACCGTGTTGTGACATTCGCGCGTTCGGTTGCTTTCGATGATGCGTTTATCAAGGCAGCAGAGCTGAAGGAGAAAGGCGAGTTCGAACGAGCGATGCAGGTCATGCAGAAGGTGGATCTGGTTGGCGCGTCCGATATGGATGATGTTTACAGCTTCTATGAGCGCTCAGGTGAACGTCACGAGCGTCGTGAGTATGAAGCGTCAGACGACTACATCCCGAATAGCATCACAACCGGCATCCCATTGCTGGATAAAATGCTCCACCAGAAAGGCTGGGGGCGTAAAGAGCTGGTGCTGTTTATGGGCTTCGCGAAGTCTGGTAAATCGACGGCCATGGGTGAGTTCGGCATCAATGCCACGCTGAAAGGTCATAACGTCCTGTATGTCTCACTGGAGGTACATAAAGACATCCTTTCAGATCGCTGGGACGCCCGTATCTCTGAAACGGAAATGTCAAAGCTGATCGAGCGTCGTGATGACATTGCGGAAAAGCTGCGTGCCGTTGGTGCTGATGGAAAAATTGGTGATATGTGGATTGTTGAGCGTCGCGCCAACACATTCTCACCTGCAGACCTGGATCGCCTGTTAAACAACATGAAAGCAAACGGCATGATACCAGACATGGTCATCGTCGATTACGCCGACCTGATGCGAGCCACTACACCGACTAAAGACCCTCGGACTGATGTGAAGGACATCTATACCGATTTGCGTGCTGTTATGGATAAGCACGATGTAGCCGGTATGACAGCATCCCAGACCAACCGCGAAGGTGGTGCGGCGGAAGTAGCAACGATGATGCACGCCGCGGATAACATCGAGAAAGTGCGTATCTGTGACCTGATTATCTCTATCAACAAAACCGAAGAGGAAGAGGCTAAAGGCGAAGCTCGTTTGTTCTTTGCTGGTTCACGTAACCAGAAAGGCGGGATAAGTCTACGGGTTCTTCAGGATCTGGAGCAGATGCGGTTTATCAAGCGGATTATTGACGTGCTTTAAAAAATAAAGGCGTTCCAAAACGGACCGCCTTAATTTCAAATCAGAAATTCAAGTTTTCTTTGTTGTTAAAACAACAAAAGAAAACACATGTACGGCCATATTAATTGATGGCCGGTCAAATGCAAGGTTTATCACATGTCAGATTTAAAAGAGCTATTAGAAGAGTTCGACTTTGAGCAGTGGCTTGATACTGAAGGCATCTCATATCGACGTGGCTCAAGGACAGCCAAAGGCCGGGAAGTTAACATCCGTGAATGCCCATGCTGTAAAAGCAGTAAGTGGAAGGTTTACTTCAATCTGACAACCGGTCTGGGAAAGTGCTTCGCGGGTGATCATCCCGAGGAAGTCCAGTTTAACAAGCTGAGCTTTATCAAATACCACACCGGCGAAACGTGGCGCGGCGTTGAGCGTTACATTCGGAACGAGCTGATGCAGCAGGGCTGGCGCCCGAAAGAGGAAGAGGTCGAGCTGAAGTCCGATGTCGAACTGACTTCTGAAGTAATCCTTCCGCCGCATTACCAGCTGCCAATCGAAGGCCAGTTACCCACATACCTCGTTGAGCGTGTCATTTCCCCGGAGTTGGCCAGCTATTTTGACCTGCGATACTGCGTGGAAGGCACACACGTCTATCTCGATGAACGTAATGGCCGGCCGCACATTCAATCCTTCGATATGCGTATCCTGATACCAATTTATGATCTGGACGGGAAGATGCGCACGTACCAGGGACGTGACATCACTGGCGAGTCAGATCGACGCTATCTCTTCCCAATATCGCTACCAGCATCGGGCAAGTTCCTCTACAACGGACACAACGCCATCGGGAAACGCACTGTAATCGTTTCTGAGGGGGCTTTCGACGTTATGGGTATCAAGCGTGCGCTTTTTGAGGAAGAGACGCTGAGAGAGTTTGTAGAGCCGGTAGGAACGTTCGGTATGCACTTATCCGGCACGCTCGATGGGGATGCTGACGATCAGCTGGGTGCATTCCTCAAGCTGAAGCAGCAGGGGCTTGAAACCGTCGTCATGATGTGGGACTCCGAGAAGCAGGCAATACACAACACATTCGGAGCAGCCAGGCGATTGGTTGGTATCGGATTGCGGGTGAAGATCGCGTGTCTTGGGGAGGAAGGACTGGACCCAGGCGACGCAACGGTTGAGCAGGTTCTCAAAGCGTACTATCGAGCGAAGCCATACACCAAAATGCTCGAAATGATGGCGAAACTCCACGGGATTAAAGCACTGCTTTGACCGACAAAAAGATAAGCATTTACTTATTATTTTGTATAAGATCCACAAAAAACAAAGGAGAGCACATGTTAATCAAGAGCATTGATGATGCTGTCAGAAAGGCGGTAGCTGATGCGGGGGATGTATTTAACGGTCAGGACATCGAGAAGATAATCCAAAAGGCGTGTGAGGAAGGTGCAAAGCGCATCGACCTCAAAATGCCCGTAACCATCGCGACGAAAGACGAGCCGTGGATTTACGTTTCATCGACCGTTACTATCGACCGCAATTTTGAGATTTATGTGATCGTCGATTTGTCCGACGTGTCCGAGGACTATCTCAAGGCGAAGGTGTATCAGGGCGTATTTCTGATGAGCAGACCACGACCAGCAATCTCTGTCTATGAGCGATCAGTGATGATTAAGGCAGAAGATTATGAGCAATACGTGGGCAGCAACGCGGTAAAGAACTTCGCAAAATTCATGAGCGTATCTAGTGCGCTGTCATCACCAGACCATGCAGAGATTCTTCGGTCGGTGGAAATGTCGCTGACGAGAGTCGTGGCTGTGATGCCTGAAATACCGCCTGTCGTTAGTGACGAAGAATTAAAAGCCACAACCGCATCGACAATGAGCGTGTTCGAGGCCCCAACTTACTCACGGTCATTCAGTCTCAATTCGCCACCTGGGATTGTCGATTTGATATTCGCCAATAATAGTGCTTCAGCGAAGACGCGTTTCAACGAAAGCATCGACCGGCAGCTACTGTGGGAAGTCGATGGCGACATGGTCGAGCTGGAAGCTGTTAAGGCAGTGTCCAAGAGCTTCGGTGGTCTTTTTACGAAGCCGAGCAATATCATCACACGCCAAGGTTACAATAAATCTTCTGCGATTGCGGAAGGTAAGAGCTATGCCCTTGCTCACGTCCGTGAAGCCATTAGAAACGCAGAGGTCAACGCCCTCATCGCAAAAAACCCTCTCTGGGGTTCCTGGTAACAACTCCCGCTAAAAAAAACTTTCATGCCTGCGCCAGAGCTTTAAACTGGCGCAATGATAAGTAAACATTTACTATAAGAAACGCCATGAAAACTGATTTCAGTAAATTCCCGTCTATCGGCGGCAGTAACAGCTATTCAATGTCATGCGAAGAAGTGCGCGTTAGTAAGAGCGCGGCTCGCGTCTCTTACTCAGTATGCCAGCACACTGTTCTGGCGTTTAAAGAGAAACGACTGCCGCCAGGCTCATTCGCAGACTGTGCCGCGGCCATCCGTGCTGGCAAATGCCAGGCAGTCAAAATGATGCTTGAAGAAGTGAAGTCAGGGGAGCGGATTTACTACATCAATGGCCTCGAAGAGATGCGTAAAGTGAGAGATGAGATCGAGAGATTTTCTTCGAAAAGCGCAGAGCGTCATCAACGTAACGCCTCTTTTGGAACCAGACTCTTGCCAAAAACTGAAACGAAGAAACCCACCGTCCTCGTCGACATTTACGCCGAAGCGGTTAATGCAGAAGTAAACAAAACAAAGGAAAACACATGAACTATTTAGAGCTACACGCAGGTATGCGCTGCCAGTTTATTCACAATGCGTCTGACAACCCTCAGTGGGTGAATTGCTCCATTAAGGCTATCTCAGACGAAGGCGTAGCGATGGGTGTGGATGTCATTGAAGAAGGTCATAAAACGATTTGGTTTGACCGCTATCAAGCTGAAGTGGACCTCGTGTTCCGTCCGGTGATTGACTTCACTATCAACTGGCAGCATCACACCGGCATACGCTACGACATGATCTGTGTAGCCAATGAGCGCACTACCAAAAAGGGGTTTGAGCGTGTTGTGGTCTATCGCAACTCAGAGACTGGTGAAGTATTTGCTCGACCTGTCGAAGAGTTCATCCAGAAATTCATTCCGGTTTCCGACCCGATGCCAATTGCGCCTGAGTCTGATGAGATCCTCGACTCCCAGCACGCGCCGGTAGTTGTTTCTGAGGGTGTTCGATAATGGAGAAGCTGATTGCCCTGCGTGGAAAACTGGACGCCATCAAAGAGATGGGAACCAACGCCAAGAAAGCAGCCCTTGCTGAGCTGGACTCGTTCGAGCAAAGCATGGTGTCAATGATGCTTAACCCATTCATCCGATTCGGGGTGAAGAAATACAGCGTCGTAGAGCCAGCGCTTGAGAACAAAATTGCTGACGAAGACGCTATTCAGATCCTGAACTCTTTGGCCTGTCGTCAGCTTACCGGTGGCAGCGCGATTGCGGTGGTAGAGCAAGCAATTTCAGATATGACGGAAGAGGGGCAAGACGTATTCCGCCGCTTCCTGCTTAAAGATCCGAAAGCCGGCATCGGAATCAGCCTGTGTAATAAAATTTTCGAAAACCCGATACCGGTGTTCGAGGTGCAGCTGGCGACGTCGTACAAAGAGAAAGGCGACAAGTACCCGTTCAAGGAAAACCCGAAAGCCAAGTTCCCGATGATTGCCAGTCTCAAGCTGGACGGTATGCGCGTCATTGCGGAAGTGATTGTCGACGAGGAAGAGGTTAACTTCCTGTCCAGAACCGGCAACCCTATAACGTCGCTTGACCACCTGAAGCCAGCAGTATTGGATCTCGCGCGTCGAACACCTCACAAGCACATCTTCTTCGACGGTGAAGCGACTGCAGGCTCGTTTAATGCTTCTGTGTCAGCGCTGCGCAAGAAGAACGTGAAGGCAGTCGGCGCGGTGTTCCATATCTTCGATTACTTCCTGCCAGAATGGAAGGCGATCGCTAAAACGAAGGATTACAAAAAGACTGGTCGCAAGCTCAAAGATCGCCATATCGATTTGTGCAGCTGGACTAACTGGAAGTGCCGCCCGGACAACGAGTATAAAAACGACGTGCGTCTGCATCCGTTTCAGCTGGTGCATAGTCATAAAGAGTTCATCGACCTCTTCATGCAAGCTCTGGACGACAACGAAGAGGGCTTCATGGGCAAAGACCCGTTCTCTGTCTATGAATTTAAGCGAACCAAAAGCTGGTGGAAGATGAAGGATGAGAATGAGGCTGATGGTGAGATCGTCGGATTCTTGCCTGGCGACCCGGATGCTGGCTTCGCACATACTCTTGGCAAAATCGTTGTTCGTCTGGAGGATGGGACTGAGGTTCGTGCGTCAGGTCTAAAGCACCGGTATCTCGATGAGATCTGGCTGAATCAGGACAAATATATGGGGCGTATTGTGAAGGTTAACTTCCACGAATACACGCCAGACGGCAGTCTGCGCCACCCTCGTCTGAAATGGCCGTCTTGTCTTCGTGATACGGAAAGCCGAATTGGAGACAAGGAATGATCAAGTTGACCAAGCGAGAGCGTGACACGCTGCGCGAAATAAACCAGTGGGAGGCGTTCTACGAACACTGGCGCCCGATGACTCGCGCAAAGCTGGAGCGAATGGGGTTCGTTGAAAACGTAGCTGATGAAGGTCAGCAAAAGAATTTTAAACTGACGGACAAGGGAAAAACTGTTCTATCTGAACTTATCATTGCAGGGGCTTTTAATTGGGGAGCCCGCAGAATTCGGAAAAAATCGTACGCTAAGGTTTTCCGGGCATCCGTAAGGGCCGAAACTTCCCGTCTTCCAGTCTGCGGCTCTGCCGCCAGACGTAATCGCCGGTTAGGTTGATGTGCTCCCAGCCCAGCGGCGACAGGAATTGCAGCAGCTCGCCGTCCACCGGCTTGCCGGCCTCGACCAACCCCTGGGTGGCGCGTTCCAGGT